GATTGGGTCGTGAACGGAGACTCCTTCAAGAACTTCTTTGAAGGCCGTGTCGCCGACTATTCAGCAGACGCATTGTCGGGAGAATGGGGTTGGGACCACACGTAGAAAACGCTTTAGCTTCTTTTAGAGCCTGTAATTACCCTCCCCCTGGAACAGTCCTCGGGGAGGGTGATGCACGAGTAGTCTTTGCTGTCGGAGAGGACCACTCGCTCGTCCTCAAGGTAGCAAAGACTGCAGGGCTCATCGAGCAGAACAAGAACGAAGTATTGAATTGGCAGTATGTTTCCAGCCTTCCAAAGGAAACCATTCCCTTGGCAAGGGTAGTAGCTTGGGCTCCTAACTATTCTTGGGTCTTAATGGAACGAGTCAAAGCGATTCGTCTTCATACTCAAGACTGGTTTGCTCTGCCCTACCTTTACAGGTCTATTGACCTTGCCCAGTGTGGGAAAGATGACACCGGAAAGATTAAATTTTTCGACTATGGCGGTATTTTATTCTCGCAAAATAAACCTCTCTTAGAAAGATTTACTGACCCATTTTGGTTTTCCTAACCCTTTGGGGTTGGGTTCCTTGGTGGGTTTCCACCATGTTATTAGTTTGTAGATTCTGGTTTGCCGGGGCTAGATGGGGTCATACAGGCTGGATCGTGCAAGTACCTGGGAATACTCCCACCGAAAGCAGTGAAACTTGTTAATTCCCCCCAGTGCTCCCGACAAGGGTTGAAACTATGAACTCCCCTCGAGCTCTGAGGGGTATAAAATAACGGAGCATATTAGCTGTACGTGTCGTGTTCAAGATCCTTCGGGAACGTGCTGGCTGACGCGCATAGCGGAAGGAGGGGGTAGCTTAGGCTGCCCCCTCCTTTTCTTACTTACTGAACTTGTGGTACTGATACCTAGCTCCGCCTGGCTTCAGCAACCTTTTTAGGTCTTCCTGATTGTAGACCACGTATTCGCCAGGAAGGCGTCTTTGGTATCCATGCCCCCAATTCCCGTAGGGATCGTGAACGATAATGTCGCCGCTTGTCGTTTCTCCTACGAGACACACCACATGTCCATTCCCGGTAAAGTGTCCGCTGACTACAATCGGGCCACGCTGGAGAGCAAGCTTCAGCCCCTCCCATGTATCGTGGGAGATAAACGTATCCTTCACAGGAGCGTACTTGTTGTTACAAACCCACTGCAGCATCCCATGGATGTTATGTGGGTTATATTTTCCTACTGCCCAAGGAAAGTCTTTCTTGAAGATAGCTTGCGCATCTGCAGCTTGCAAGTGTTCAAAGATTTCATCTTCAAGCTGCTTGCCCGTAGCGGCTTTTGCTCCGTAAAAGCTCATTGCCATTGACATAGAGGTTGGTCCGCAAGTCCCTCCAGGGTTGTACTTGTTATCCCTTTGTGTTTGGTACCCAACCCTATGTAAGACTTTAATTCCGTTGTTCTTTAGCAGCCCAGCCTCGAGAGAAAGAGTACTCTTGAGTGCCTTCATTGTATTGGGTCCGATCACTCCATCAACAGTGATCTTGGAAACCCTTTGTAGGGTGCGTGTGGCTGCATCTAAAATCAAATCAAATTCATTATCCACCACCATGCTGAAACCGATTGCGTTGAAGGCTTGCTTGATGGTTGCGATTTCAGGAGACTTATCTCCTCTACGAAAGATTCCCATATTCCCTCCAGGAGGTTGTATAAGATGAATACTATTCGACCTTGGATAGAAAGTCTCTCTCCAGAAGTCCGTTCAGTGCTAGAGAAGTCTAAAAAGAGAATGAACAGTAAAGCCAAGTTGGAGAACTTTGCTTCGCATTTCTATTCAGAAGTTCGTATCTCTCATTCATGGCACTCTTTCATAAAGTATTGGCAGCTTGATTACTACGACTACAAAGACTTGGCCTCTATTGTTCCAGTAAGTCACTGGTTAGATTTACCTTTGGAGTAAGACATGTTACCAAAAGAATTGCAAGACGCCAAAGAGCAGCGTTGCGCTCAAACCACTGCTCTATTGGTATTGGAAGTCCTAGCAGCTCTTAGTCGAGTTTGTTCTAAGTATGGAATGGAACTCAATACCCGTCAAAGTACAGATGGTACTCATGTCTGTACGGTTCGTTCACCTTATTTTACTGACACTTATGAGGACTGGGAGGTAGTGGTAAACCTAGCCCCTACCGAAGAGAAGTCTAAGCAGCTTATGTTTGGTTTCATGCAGGAGGCAAGTGATGAAACGGATCCTGAATAAACTTGAGGGCATCTTTCTCTCAAGGAAGTTCTTCACTCTTATTCTTTGTGCCGCTCTACTGGTGTATGGGTATTTGCCCGCTAGCGCCTTCATGGCTATTGCTGGTGCCTACATGGGCATCTTAGGTATCCTTGACTGGAGGACTCTTGGCGGACCAAGATCCACTTCATCTCCCAGCGTTGCTGAAGAGCAACCTACAGTTAGTTAGATGCGCTAACTGCTCTCTATCTCAAACTCCTGGGTGTCCGGTCCCTGCCATTTCTGGGTCTCCCAATCCCAAGGTTTTGCTTGTGGGCGAGGCTCCGGGTGCTACCGAGGCAGAGCCTTCGGGTTTTGGCATTCCTGCCGGGGCGGCTTTCTATGAGACTGGGCGGCCCTTCGTTGGGTTCTCCGGCAAGAAGCTTCGTGCCTTACTTGCTGAGGTTGGTTTCGACATGCCGGATATCTCTGTGTCTAATGCTGTTAAGCATAGGCCCCCCAACAATCGTACACCCACAAGAGAAGAGTACCAAGCGTGCTCTCCTTTTCTTCTCGAGGAAATTCGAGTCTTCCAACCCAAAAGAATTATTGCTTTAGGGGCGGTCCCTTCAAGAGCGTTAGCTTATCTAGCTGGTACAGTATTGCCTTCGGGATCCTTGAGAGGAAAGACTTTTGATTTGCAAGTAGATGAGTTAACTGTGCCTGTGCTTTGTACATGGCATCCGGCCTACGCATTTGGATACAAAAAGACTGCCGCCGCCGAACTGAGAGAAGACCTTGAACAGGTCTTCGGGAGCATCTGATGTTCAAGACTTTCGTAAAGAACCTTCCCAATGAAGGACACATCTATTACCTTGAGCAAAATACTGTTGCTTTTAGAGCTGCCGAATCAACTGGCACTACTCGTTCTATCTTGCATTCAACAGAAGAGACTCGAGTATTAACTTCTAACACTATTATCGGTCATACTTATCGTAAGCCAGCCTTTCCCAAGGATGGTTATGTTTTGATTTGGGCTGCCACTGGAGAAACTCCAGGAAAGAACAGCTATTACTTTGTACCAGAAAATACTCTGGTAACTTTTACACCAAACTAAGGAGCCCCAATGTCTCGTATCAAGATTAACAACACCATCAATGCTTTGCTGGATCGAGTCGGACGTGGAGAGAAGGGGTTCACCGAAATCCTTAGCTCCATCACTGAAATCGTAAAGGCTGTTAGTAGCATCACTGAAGAGATCCTTGAGCTCCGTGAAGAGATTAAGGATATCCGCCAGGAGCTTGCAAAGCTTCGAAAGCCCACTAAGGAACCCAAGCCTACGAGTGAGACTCCTGTCAGCTAATGGAACTTTTCATTGTCCTAGGAGTACTCTTTGCTGTTCTTCTAGGTCTGTTTATCCGCCTTGAGATGTTTTTTGCAAAGACCTATTCTTCTTCTTCGGCTGCTGCCCTAGCTAACGTCAGCATTCAGAAGGATCTTACTTACATCAAAACATCTCAGGATAAAGCATTGGAAGATCTTAGCGCCTCCCTCAAGGAGGAACGTGCTAAGGTTCTTTCTTTAACTGAACAGATTGTCGAAGAGCAGACAAAGAACAAGCTCCTAGAAGAGTCTATGGAAGTATTCACAAGCACCCTGTCTAGGCGATGAAGTCCGTTGGTGTTCCGTTCTTCTACATTGACGGAGCCGATATCCAATTCCCCTACCCAGGGAGATACTTCAATTACGGTCCAGACAACTGGTCGTTAGCCTTTGCTCCGGCTGATCAGTTCACAGACTATTTGTCTGCGAATACTGCTTTCGGGCAGCACACCTTTGTTCTCTTGTGTTTTAGGTTTCCTAGTGAGACAGAGATCACAAGAGTGCTTTACGCTTTTGCCGGAGTCACTATTGAATATTTTTCTGACAATATTGAGCAGGCCATCGAGAACAAAGATTTGCTTATTTCAGGCAATATCATTGCGTTCTGTCCTCCCGAGAACATCGTCCTAAGCAACTCTCCGGCCTCTGAAAACCAAAACATAGAGTTGAATTTTGCTCAGGTACAGTTCAAAGAAGAGAACCCTCCAAGCTATGAGCTGATTGATATTTACAACACCTATATTGCGGTGGAGAGCCAGAACTATTTTGGCCACTGTTACTCTGACTCTTTTGGCAAGGAGCAAACAATCTTTGCTTTGCAGCCACTAGCAGGCCATCCACCAGAGTACGAAAGCTACCAAAACAAGTATGTTTCCTTTGCTTATGTAACGGCCTATTTCCTATACAAGAACAATGTTGACTCTTGGCTCAATTTGTTCTTTGACGGAGAAGGGCAGACGAGAAGTCTACACGACCAGTGGACCATCCTTTCTGCGGCCCTTTCCGATCTATTCAATTCACGACGAGATGTCATTTCCTCTTTTACAGGCGCTCCTCTCAAGGTTAAGCCCGAAGATAAGGCTCCAAAGAAGACTTCTACCCCCAAAAAGAAGAAGGAAGATTCAGAGCCTGTTTATGATTTTGATATCTCAACCGAGAATAAGGCTCGGCTCAATGCTATTCCTGCGACTCATAAGGAGAAGCTGCTCTACGAGTTGAAGAAGCTATCTCGAGCTACTGGACAAGAGGCGAATAACCTCTTGGACTGGACCGATCAGATACTGTCTTTTCCCTGGGGAGTCACTCGAGCCAAAGAGATTGACTTTCCAAATCTTAGGTCGTTAATGGATTCTACTCATTACGGACTTGGTGAGGTTAAGGATGTGCTAACAGAGCATCTTGTTATTGAAAAGATTACTGGCCGACAAACTGGTGGTGTCCTTTGTTTCACTGGTCCTGCTGGCACTGGCAAGACCTCTATCGCCAAGAGTATTGCTACGGCTAGTAATCGCCTTTGCTTTTCGTTACCGCTGGGTGGTCTTACCGATGAGGCAGAAGTCCGCGGTCATAGGCGGACTTATGTTTCCTCCAAGGCAGGTAGGATTGTTTCTATTCTCCAGCAGGCCAAGTGTATGGATCCACTTATCATTCTTGACGAGATTGACAAGACACCTATGCGCGGGTCATATAGTCCAGTAACAGCAGCTTTTCTTGAGATCTTAGACCCTCAGCAGAACACAAGTTTCTCTGATAGATACCTTGAGCTGCCGATTGATCTGTCTAAGGTGTTGTTCATTTGTACCGCGAATGAAGAAGAGGATATCCCCCCAGCCTTGAAGGACCGTATGGAGATCATTCGGTTTCGTGAGTACACAAAAGATGAGCGCCGGATTATCCTAACAAAGTATATGATTCCCAATATCTACGCAGAGTATAATCTGCTAACAAGCCCTTATGATTACGACATCAAGTTTGCAGACGAAGCAATTGAAACTCTTATCGAAGAGGTTCAGTTACGACAGATTGAGCTGAGGGTGCGCCGTATTCTGAAGAAGGCAGTTACTTCTATTTACCTTCACGGTACCTCAAAGGTTTTAATTGATGCCGCTTACCTCAAAGAACAAACCGCTAGACCAATCCGTACAACAGCCAGAATTGGTTTCTGATTCTGGTGGTCTGTCCTTTCAGGCCTTCGGTTCGGAAAGGTACCTTCTAGCCTGCCTTGACACAAGGTGTGCTTGGGAGACTGTTGCCGACGCTGTGGAGGCTGAAGAAATTGCAGCCACCTGTCCAGTGTGCTACGGTCCCCTCCTTGAGGTCCCTGAAGGAGCTTATTGACCAATTCGGAAAAGGCAAGGGAACGGTTCTATTTAGGACTCTTTGTTCCTACTCCTTCAGTAGTAGAAGAAAGTACACTCAAGATGTACTTGGAATTCCTTGAGGTCGAGGAAACACAGCTGACCCCCTCGAAGTTTTTCAGAGATTTTGGCTTAATCTCTCATACGACTTCGAGGGGGTTTTCTTTGCCTCCCGACATATTTGAAGAATCGCTTATCGAGTGCTTCTACCGTAGGCCTGAAGACTTCACTAATCTATCCTTTCCATTAGAAGCAGAGCTTTCTTTGGGAGACCTAGAGAACAAGAGGAAGGCTTTAGCTGAAGAAACTTTCCTCTATTTCAAACCCCTTTGGGATCACTACTACTCGCATCTAACAATAAGGCAAGAGACCCGTTTTCTTTTCTTTTATTACACAAGAGAGCTGTATCACAGAGGAGAAACCGCATGGCGGTAGTCGGCGCTGTCCATATCGATGTGGCGGAGTGTCCTAGTGCAGGACTCTCTGCCATTTCGTCACTTTTGCAAACAAACCTTACTTACTATAGACATGGTATCGTTCTCATGTTGTTTGATCACGATTCGCGGACCTACACTAACATTCCCTTCTCTTGGAATGATGATGACACTGCCGAATCGGTTCAGGCTGTTGCCGATGTTATCCTTGATGCTTTTGATACCCTCAAGACGACATTCCCAAATAGTTACAACTTTGGTCGTCTGCCAAGAGGTCGTAAGCACAGTCTTGGTGATTGGACTTCTCTTTATCGGTCTAACTCTACCAGTCAGTCTTATTCTGTTCTTCAGTTTGCTGCTACTGGGGAGCGCTATCGTCCCAGAAATGTAAATTACAACGGCGGTAACAAGACTGCTTTCCCGTACGTTTATAAAGCCCCGGAAGCGTTCTTCCAGGATCTGAAATACTTTGAAGCTACTGTTTGGGCGAGCATCCTAGCGGCATTTTTGGAAGAGCCTAAGACAAAGGCCCTTTATAATGCCGATAGGAAATACAGTCCATACGATACGTTCTGCCTTCACACTGTTCGCAATTTCCATTTTGGGATGGACCGTGAAGAAGTAAGCGAGCCTGGTTGGGCGCTGCTTTCACACAGATTCAAGATGTTTTATCCCGACGACGTACAGACCTTCTATTCTCTTGAGCACAAGGGCAATCCCGCCCGAAGGCAAGATGTAGTTGTTCTGCGTTGTAGTGAAGCCATTATGAAACAGTATCAATTTACTCATGTCTTTAGAAGGTTTGTTTGCACTTCGGCCGGAGAGGTCTACTGGTGTGAAGATAAGCCAGTCCCGTTCAGAGGCTTCGAAGAAGACGGCAGGGTCTACTACACTCAGGTCTATGCAGGCCAGCTTCTCATTCTTACAAAAGACTTTGAGGTAGACCCGACTATCTTTGCGCAGACCGTTCTCACTCAGCTGAGGGGCGTAAGGACTTATCTTCAGCGTAAGATTCACGTTCCTAAGCTCGGAGACTTGGCTAAGCGTCCTGGCGAGCTGTCTCTGGCTTCGAAGTTTGTAGAGCCTAGCATGCCACAAGATTTCCTTCCTAAGGTTGCAATGGTCTCCAGAGTCGCACGAGGGGTGTATACCAACTACCCTTCTGAGATTCAGGCGGTAGCAGATACTCTGCTAAACCAAAGCAACCTAGAGAAGCAAATTAAGTCTTGCGAGGACAGCCTTGACGTTCGTCGAGCCTCTATCGAACGCTGCAGAAGAGATATCCAAGCCCTACAAAGAAGCATTACCGAGCATGAAACTGCTATCACTGCGTTAAACGGGAACATTGCCAGTTACAAAGCCAAGATTCTTCCTCCGACAGAGATTGCTACGCTGTTTGCTTCCGTTCTTCCTGTAGACCGTACGGCGCAGCATGTCACCACTTCTTTCATTAACTTCTGTAAACTGAATTCGATTACTATCCATGAAGTGCATTATGGTATGCAAAACGGTAATCGGGTTTACATTACCTTCACGCAGGAAAATGGTAAACTCGTGCCAAACATTCCTGCCGATTTCAATCCCTTCCAGGTAAAGTGTTTGCACAAGGTGCATTTCACTCTATCGACTCCTATCGTGAACGTCCTCGATTCGAAACCCAAAGACCACATTGCGCTTGTGGGTCCGTTCGAGGTCATCGTCGAAGATTCGAGTCTCATGATTCGTGGCCTCGAAGACACAGTCATGTATAAGGTTTCGAACTATAAACTCCATCCCCATATCGGCTCTGCAGTCGAAATCCAAGGCTGGAGCAGACCTTGCACAGGAACCTTTGGAGGTTTTGTGTCTCCCTTTATGGAGAGTGGCGATCTCCTCTCTACTCTCAAGGCTGCTCTTAGTTGGATTAAGAACAACACAGGCCCAGATGATGCTTGGTCTAATGAATTTATTCGCGCGTACTTGTCACAGTCTCCGCTACACACAACTCTTCGTGGCCTTGTGGGTCAGCCTCAGGAAAAAGTCCTTGTCGCTGAGAAGGTGTTGGCTCCTCTGCGCGGTTACTACAACCCGAAAGATGGAACCGTTTCTGTTCTTGTCGAAAACGTTTATGCATCGCTAGCCAAGTCTTCTACTGCGCTAGGACATTATGATCCGGCTCAAATCACTCCATATGCTCTTCTCACGGTACCTGCTGATTCTAAGGGTATTGTTCAAACAGACACCCAAGTTCAGATTAACTTCCCACAGATTTTTGCTGAGCTGAAGAGATCTGTGGTTTGGGACTGCGTAGACAACCTCTTTAGGTTGGATACGGTTGACAAAACTAATATTGGAATCAAGGTCCTGAAAACTACTCGGTTCCGTTTCGATTACAAGATCACGTCAGAAAACAGGGTTGATTTCAATAGCTTTGTGCTGCCGATTTGTATCGAAAAGAAGACCGAGACCACCAAGGTCGAGGCAAAGGAGGAGCTGCTCAATGCTTAGTCCTAAGATGCAAGGGACTTTTCTTGTCAAGCCGACCCCCAGGGCGTTTATGGATACACAGACGTGGATCGACGCGCTTGCGGTTTGCGGCTACGCCGGAGGGTTGACCCCTCCCTCTGAGATTCAGTTCTATCTTCAGCTCGAGGTTGCTCGACGCAATGCTGAAGAAGTGATTTACCGATTCAAGGGTGTCCCCGAGGTTCCTTGGCAAGAAGTTCAGGGCACCTACGTTGAGTCCAACGCTGTGGATGCTCCCAAGCTTGGCAAGGATATTGAGCGCCGCTTTGGTTGTCTTCGCCTTGAGCGTGACGATACTACGGTTACTGTTGCCGGCAGTGAGCCGAACACCGTAGAAGTTATCAGCTTCGAAGAATACGGCACGCGCATGGAGCGTGCCAATGAGTACTTCCGGTCTTACAATACGTGGTGTCATTCCCACGTAAAGATGACCGCAACCCCTTCGGGCACGGATAACACTCAGTGGGAGGAGTGGAAGTCTGCTTTCACCGACTCTCCCGTTTGTGCGATGCTTATTTTCAACCTTGACGGACAGCTATTCGTTCGCATTCGGGATGCAGAGATCGGTCGCGAACTCGAGGCTATTCCGGTTCAGTTGCTTGATCCGGGTTTTTCCCAAGGCCTGACCGAAGTTTGCAAGAGTCGCGTCAGGCCTAAGGCCACCACTTATTCTTCTCAGCAGTGGCAGGGATACGGGACGAGCAAGAGCTCGAGTTCTTCCAAAAGCGATAGCACGAAGACTCCGATCTCCTTGTCTTCTCCGCCTCTATTCGATGCTTACCGGAAGCTCTTTGACACCTTTGGTACCTATAGTACCTTTAGGCCTACTGTCAATGTGCAAGAAGAGCTTGCTGGAGCAGCCACTTGCATTGAAGCCGTTGATGATGCTTGCGAACTTATTGAAGACTTTCAAAAGAGCCAGGGGATGAAGTCCTTTGGCCATGCTTCCACTACTTACACGCCCTTCGATCTTCTCTCGGTTTGCGAATGGCGAACCCCAATGCTTGGCCTTTACGGCAAGATGCTTGAGGCGCAAGCCTATAAGCATCGCACAGATTCTCTCTACCGAGTCTTTCTTTGCTTCTTTGAGTGTTTCTATGACACCCAGAACGTACGGAAACTTGAGACAGAGAAGCAGGTCTATTCCTACTTTGTTAACCAGGAATATTCGTACACGTTCAGCAATGCGACCGTAAACGATTTGCATAAGGACGAAGTCTTCTTGCACTTCCTTAATTTCTCGCATCTACTCGGTACTTTCCTCTTCCGCAAAGACGCTACCACGACCGCCACTGAAGCTACTGTCGTTGTTAACAGCCTGAAAGCCGTTCTTACTCAGGTTCTAAGCATTGAGTATATCACTAGCATTTGTGAAACCATTAAGCAGAACTCTGTTACTACTCATCCTAACCGAGCTAAATTTGCTGCTCACTTGAACGATCAGAACATCACTACTCATTCGTTCATGGTTTATTTCTACGCCTTCCAGCTTGCCACCTTTATGGTTTCTCCGGATGCCCTCTCGCAAAGGATGCTGACGGATACTGTAGATATCCTTATCGACTCGTTCAAGAACGATGTCTTCCGCCTTACCTATATCTTTGAGTCTGGTTCTGATTCTGTCCCTTCGGGCGGGTCAGTTCAAAAGGCTTTGACGACGTCACTCGTTCCAGTTCCCGATACCGCTGAAAAGGACGATCAGAATCCTTTTGCGGGCTGGGAAGAGTTTGCTGCGGGGTTGGCATGAAAAGACAAGACGATAGGGTTACACCTGAACCTTCCTTCACCAGGCATTCAGCTTGGTTCGGGGAGAAGAAGGATCGGCCTCCTATCCACATCGTAGGGTGTGGAGCTGTTGGAAGCAATGCAGCTATGTTGCTTGCTCGACTCGGGTTTACCGAGTTTCATCTTTACGACGGAGATGTAGTCGAAGACTACAACTGTGCCAATCAGGCCTTTGGTCGCTACCAGATTGGTATGCTTAAGACCGAAGCGCTTGAGTTTGTTCTTACTGATTTCCGGTCCGACATCGTCTGTCACCTTCACGGTAAGTTCACCGAGACTACCGATATGGCTCACAAGACTGGTCGTGGCGGCTTCGTCTTCTTGGGTGTTGACTCCTTCTCTGCTCGGCGTTCAATCGTTGATCAGATTAGGAAGCTCGTACGAGAGTCCGGCGCAATCGTTCCGGTCATTATCGACTTCCGCTTGGGTTTCGATTTTGGCCGCTCCTTCTTCTTGTACCCCCTCGAGAGTCTTGAGACTAACGAGGCGTGGTATCATACCTTGAAGGATGATAACGAGGTTACTGAGCTCCCTTGTACGATGAAGATTTGTCCGGCGCCGGTCTCTCTCCTAGTCGGTTCTGCTACCCATCTCTTCGTCGAGTGCGTTCGAGAGTGGGAAGCTTCTGAGTCTACCGATTTCAAGTTCCCGCTACAGATCATTATTGACTGTACAAACGGAATCTCCGTTACTACACGTCATCGTAAGGATCAAACATGCGAGTAATCGTCACCCTGACCCCTGGTGGTCGCAAGCTTCCCGTTGAACTCCCCGAGAACGGCACTCTTCGCCAGGTCTTCAGCGATCCCACGATCGCCAAGGCCCTGGCCGACTGGAACCCCGGCGGCCAGAAGTACGACGTCGACGTCGACGGGACTCCCATCCCCGAGGCCAGTTTTGCTGGCACTACCCTCCGCGCTTGGTCGGAGATTGGTGTCAACAAGTCCGTCAAGGGAGCTTTCTCTCTTGTTCCATTTATCACGCACGCTGCCCTTGTAGGCACCTGCTAGTACTCAAGGCTCCCTTCTTGTAAGGGGGCCTTATATTTCGTCTCATCCAGGAGGATAGAAAGAATGGAGTCTTATTTAGTTGAAGAAATTGGCGTTGATGGAGAGGCGATTGATGCAGCCTTTGCTCAAGGTGCAGTTCATTTGGACCTGCCTACATCATTGCCAGTTAATTCTTACATGAACCTTAGGTCTTATACCGATAACAAGAGAACCGCTTTGGTTCGTCATGCTGGCGACGGGCGCTTCTTGTTACGGCAAAACTCTACTAAGGTTGGGGACATCGCTCCCAAGGGTCTCAACCAAGGCGCTTTTTGTGATGCCCTAACTAACCCCACTATTCCTTTGAATGTTTGTATTGGTCCAGCAGGTACTGGCAAGACTCTTCTTGCTATGGCTTATGCTTTGCATGCACAGCAGACCCTTAAGGACACTCAGATTATTCTTTCAAAGCCAGCAGTCATGGTAGGTAGTGGTAAGGCTTTCGGTCCTGTACCTGGAGACATCAACGAGAAGTACGCACCTTATCTCGAATCGTTCGAGATCATTGTCAGGAAAATCCTTGGCTCCAGAGCTACTTCATATTTGGCTGCAGGGAAGAATAGAGAGGCATTGAAGTTCGTACCTGTTGAGCTCATGAGAGGCAACACGTACGATAACTCTGTAATCATTGTTGATGAGTTTCAGAACATGAGTTGGCATCAGCTTAATACGTTGATCTCTCGTGTCGGACAAAACAGCAAGCTGATTCTATTGGGAGATCCAACTCAGGCTGACGTTACGTTTACTAAGGACGATCCTGCTGGCATGTCGGTTCTACTTAAGAGTGAGCCGTTTATGCTTAGTCCTCTTTCTTCGTTGAGTCAGCTAAAGACTCAGTACCGTTCAGCTATTTGTACTCTTGCATCGGATATGAATGACTACTACAGAAAGACAAGAATTACTGGTTAAAGCCGTATTACGGATAATAGCAAGCTCTCCCCTCACGGAACAGCTTGCTATTATTTCCAATGTTTTGATAAGATCTGGTTTAGAGCATACAGAAACATTTCGCTCTAATGGAGAGGAGATCACCACTCTCCAAGAAGTCTTTGAGGTTTACCTGAAAGAAAGAAATAAAAACGGCGAGACTCTCGCCACTGCTATGATCTACCAAGGCTTAAATACATTAGAATGGTTAGTTAAAGATAAGGAGAAATTGTAATGCCTAATGGTCAGATGGACTTCTACAAGAAGAGCGGTGCTCTTCAGATTCAGATTATCGATCCCAAGTTCAACGCGAAGGGATTCCTTGAGAAGACAGGCGCAGTTCTTGTCACTCTAGGGCCAGGTGATCCTGATAACAAAACAGCAGAGACTCCCACTTACATGTGGGATAAGAAGGTTACTTTTGCTCTTGGTCAGCCCGACCTTACTGCTATCATCTGGGGTCCTGAGTGTAAGCTCTTCCATAAGACCCCTAATGGCAATAAGTCTCTGTCAATCGCTCCTGGCAAGGATAGTGGTTGGCAGGTTGCTTTGTCTGGAGTGAATAAGGATGAGCGCGGCTTTGTGTTCCTCTCTGATAACGAGATGGAGTCCCTGCGTTTCATTCTTCGTGAAGCCTTTCCTCGAATTCTGGGCTTCTCTGCGTGACCAAGTGGGTCGTTGAGGCCGGCGAGAATAACGTTGTCTTTACGCAGTCCGAGCTGTTTGAGTTTTTACTTGGGCAGCTTGACCGTAAGGACGACCGTTCTTGTGACCTGTTGGTCACTAACTATTTAAGCCTCTTGGGCCGAGACACTTCTTCTCTAGGACACATGAGTCTGGGGAATTTGCTTCTTGTAGCCTTTAGGCTTGGCTACTATTACTCACTCTTCCTGAGGAAGAATAAAGTCACAATACAAGAATCGGAGTAAACATGTTTCAGATTGTACTAAATACCGTTCTACGCACAGCCACCTCTTCTATCGTCAGGACTGCAACCAAAGAGCTTTCTCGCCTCGGCGTCAGTTCGGTTAGCGATTTGAAGGAAGAGATGCGACGAGCTTATTGGGAAGGCTACGACGAAGCCTTTAATGCGAAGAAGTGCTAAACATTACATAAGAAATAGAAGGTGTAAAATGGAATTCAAAACTCGTATCAGTGTTCTTCAGGGTAGTGGAAATGTTAAGGCTATGGTCAGTCTGATTGTCGACGATACCCTTGAGGTCGGTGGCTTCAAGGTTGTTGAAAGCAAGAGCGGCGAGCTGTTTGTCGCCCCTCCCTCTAACAAGGGAAAGGACAAGGAAGGTAATGAGAAGTATTACGACCAGGTCCGTTTCATTGATGAGCGCGAGGAGGGCGAGCGTGACAGCCCCTGTGGCCGTGCCGTAAAGGAGCAGATCCTCCAGGACTACCTTGCGGCTGCTAACGGTTCTTCAAAGGGCAAGGCGACTCCAGCTAAGACCGATGATAGGAACCGTGCGGCAGCTAACGCCCAGAGCAAGCTGAACAACCGTCCTGCCGCTGCAGCGGCTCCGGCCAAACCTGCAGCCAAGACTCGTAGCGTAGACTGGTAGTAAACACAAGAGAATAGGAGGAGGCTTTGCCTCCTCCTATTCTTTTCTTTTCGGAGAGCTGATGTCAGACGAAGATACAAAAGACACAAGGACTATTGGCCAGGAAATTGCTACTGAGATTGAACCGGTTTCTTCCGAAGAGCTTATTTCTCTCATCCTGGCTCGCGTAGATGAACAGAACGCTCTAACAAGCATGTTCATGGACGGCTATGTATTCAATGGCAAGACGCTTAATGAGTGGCGCCAAGAATTATACGTTGAGATTCCTCTTAAGAGATCTTCTCTCTCTCCAGAGGTTGTTGTTGAACTTCACTTGAGGATTGCTCGTAATATCCAGAGAGCCAACAACTTGTATGCTGCCGCTAATGCAACACAGACCTCTCTTGAGGCTTCGGCAAGCGTTAAGCGTTCTGAGATTGTAAATGCACTCGTTGATATCTACGAGAAGCGTGGAGCCAAGAGACCGGCTGCTGGTGTTCTAAACCAAATGGCCGAGACCCTTGTTGACTATGCTTACGTCAAAGCAGGCAGTCATATTCTCAAGACTTTCTTCAAGGACAGCCGAGAGACTTTGATTGAGGTGCGCAAGTCTCTTGAGCAGGTTTCATTTATGCTTCACCTTGAGCAGAAGCTACAATGACTATATTGCCGCCAGAGAAGCATGAGCGAGACTTCTACTTCTTACTTCTCCAGGTAATCAATCAGGCCCGAACTGACTTCTACTCTTTGATTCCTGTGCGTTACAGGATGAAGAGAGCTACCGGTTTACACCTTTGGTTAGCTCAGAGGGTATTTGCCTCTACGGATTATACGTTCAAGTACTTCTTGGACGACGAAGAAAAACCAATCAATATTGTTCAGGCCCTTAAGTCTTCTCTCCACACAAATAAGGTTGATCTCAAGAAATTGCAGGACTACCTTGAGAATGAAGCTAAGGCCGTAGTCGACCAGGAGGTCAAAGATATGCTTAAGGTCCCAGAAGTATTCGTCTACAAGACTACAGCTTGGCGGGTTATCTTCAACTGTAAGACCCCGTCCAATGATAAGGAGAATGCCGTTATGCGTCTTAGGGGCGACTCTAAAGACGTAGAGGGTTTCTATACAGCATTGGGTCGGCTCTATCTTGATGAGCTGTCTTCGATCCCTGGGATGAATACTGTCTCAGAAAATGAGGCGGCTGCTTCTACGCTTGGTAAATCAATCGCTGAGTTCTTAGCCGTTAATGGCAACATCTTCTTTGATCGTAACGTCTACAAGTGCAGAGTGTCACCCGTAGAAGACGATCTTGCCTTGGAGGAAGATGTTTGAACTATTGGCTTGTCTTCTTGCTTTTAGCTTTATTGGTGGCTTTATTTATCTTGGGTATCTATGGCGACAAACCGTAAGACTCAAGTCAGAGCTTGATCGTACTCAGGATACAATTGCAACGCTGAGAGAAGAAGCTAAGTGGTACCTCACCACTCATAATGAAGATTTCAATACGATTGCTGAACTCAAAAGAACTAGAGCTGCAGAGATCACTGCCGCCCGTGAGGACGCAGTTAAGAAGTCTCGTGCTGTTTTGCAGGGGTTTGCCTTTGAGGCCTATCTCCCTTTCATTCAGACCGATTTCAATCCTCGTGACTTCCGGTTCTTTGGTGACCCCATTGACTTCGTTGTGTTCGATGGTTTGTCAGATATGATTGAGGGCCGTGCTTCCACTTTGCGTGGTATTTATTTGGTTGAGGTCAAGTCGGGCAATGCTACCCTCTCAACCCGTCAGCGTGCGATTAGGGACGCTTGCAAAGACATGAAGGTATCGTTCAAGGTCTACGAAGAGCGTAAGCTCATAAAGGATTCTAAGGAGTCACAGCTATGAATAAAGACTTCAGCGGCCCACACCCTTTACCAAAGGAACCCTGGAAGGTGGACATACTTCCCAACACTGAAGGCCTGCCTCCTGTTTTCGTTAAAGCGGATCAGGGAAAGAGCCGTTGGGACTTGGTCCCCTTTAAGGCTATGGAGCAGATTGTACAGGTTGTTACCTTTGGCGCTTCTAAATATGGACCTGATAATTGGCGCAACAACCCTCAGCATGAGAGGTTCATCTCTGCGACCTTTAGGCATCTCTACTCCTGGATCACCGGAGAGAAGAAGGATCCTGAAAGCGGGTTGTCTCATCTTGCCCATGCTATGTGTAATCTGATGTTTCTACTTGAGTGCGAAATCGAAAGAAGAGGTACAAATGGTTTATCCTATTCCAAGTCGAAGCCAGATTGATGTTTGGCTTCGAGAAATCAATTCACGCGTTCCTGGCTACCAGAAAGACAACGTCTACGTAGCTTCTTATACAAGGCTCAACAAAGCGATCATCTCTCTTCTCGAGGATAACGCTATGTTGAAGGATGAAGTTGCTTCACTGTCTCGGGAGATTGAAACCTTGAGAGAGGCAGCTAAGAGATACGTTGCCATTGAAAGTAATGTTCTTGAGGTAGTACCCAAGAAGAAAACTAAGGGAGCAGAGTAATGAAGCGCGATCCAGTTATCGATAAGGTATTGGCTAAGATCAACAAGGACTTTTCTGTTAAGGAGAAGCCTTGCGATCTGGCGGGCGTTATGTCCACTGGTTGTACTCGTCTCGATGCAGCACTCCATACGACTGGGCTACCTATTGGTGGCCTTCCTCTTGGGCGTGTTATTGAGATCTTTGGTGACCCTGGCAGTGGCAAGACTTCCTTCTGTTTGTACTGGATTGCTTTATACTATAAGCAGCACCCTGAAGAAGTAAGGCCGGCTGTCATTCTTGACCTTGAGAGAACGATTACTGACTCTTTTGTTCAAGGGTTCGGCCTAACTGAAGACCAGTATATTCTTCGCCGCCCAGATACGGTGGAGGAAGCTCTTACTACCGTTATTGATTTGGCCCATACTGGTGCTATTGCTTTTACCGTATTCGATTCAGTTGGTGCAGCTCAGAACCAGCGACAGCTCGCTCGTGATGTCGGTGACGCAGACGTCGGCGGTATCTCTAAGATCATGCATGAGACATTGCGTGAGCTTACCAAGGCCTGTTCAGACAACACCGTTACCTCCTTCTTCATCAATCATGTCACCATGAATCCTGGAGCAGGTATGTACGCTAACCCAGAGACAACACCAGGCGGTAGGGCTCTTATGTTCTACGCCTCAACACGTCTCAGGGTTCGTCCCATTAAGGAGAATCCAAAGAACAAGGGATTCGGTATCGGACGGGTTCAGCCTGTAAAGCATAAGACTGGCCGCCCTTATCTTGGGAAGGGCTGTATTGAGTTCGACTGGGATTATGCTCGTGGTATTCCTATGGTTTCAGATCTTATTGAGACAGCAAAGAAGCTTGGTGTCGTTAGGAACTCTGCTGGCCAAACCAAAATCCGTGACAGCGTTGCTACGGAAGATTGGTATGTTCCAGACCCTAATATGGAAAGAGGTGCCGATGCTTTCCACGCTTGGGTCGAGGCCTCTCCTGCTAACTTCAAGAAGCTTCAAGATATTGTTCTGGCGCATGACCTCTCCACATTGATGATGGAAGGCGACTGATCGGCGCTAATACCTGTAACACTCCACACAACTCTGAACTAAAAAGGAAATAAACATGTCACGCACTTCTTCGACCCCTTCCGCCCTCTCTATCAAGCTCGATACTTACCAGCGCGAGCTGATTTCTACTGCCATCCGCGAGAATGGCAATGACATCCCGGCTGCCGCTAAGGAGCTGGGTGTTAGCGCTTCGGATCTTGTACGCCGCGCCGTTCGGTTGAACCTGCTCAAGGTTGAGACAACCTATATGGCTGCTACTCCTACTACGACCACTGAGACCACTGCTTTCGATGCAGAGTAATTAGTGGCCGGCTCCTTTACTCACTTACACGTTCACACGGCTTATTCAACTCTAGACGGGATGAACCGGGTAGAACGGATTCCTCGAGTAGTAAAGGAGATGGGGCAAACGGCTCTTGCGATTACCGATCATGGTAATGTCGCAGGAGCTTATGCTCATGTGAAAGCCTGCCGTGCTGAAGGTATTAAACCTATCATTGGCATGGAGGCTTACTACACAGCCAATCGCACGTCTAAGGAGAAAGACTTTGACGAGCGATCTTACTATCACTTGATTTTATTGGCGCAAAACGATGTGGGCTGGAAGAACCTTTCTCAGCTTTCTTCGCGCGCATATTCCGAAGGAATGTACTTCAAGCCAAGAGTGGACTTGGAACTTTTGGCCGATCACTCAGACGGCCTTATGGCCACCACAGCCTGCCTCGGCTCCTCCTTCTCAAGGTTAATTCTGAACCATGAAACAGCACAGGCTGAATACTTAATTGATCAACACATAGAGGTATTCGGAGACAGACTGTTTGCGGAACTTCAACCCCATGAAGGACCAGAACAAACAGAGCTGAATGCAGAGCTAATTAAAATGGCTCATCGAAAAGGGTTACCCCTTATCGTAGCGAATGATACTCACTATACACATCCTGAGCATAAGACCTTACACGAGCAGTATCTTTGCATGCAGTCCAATAAGACAATGACTGACCCTAAGCGGTTTTCATTTGGAGATATTGACGTGCATCTTTGTAGTGAGGAGTGGATGACCGAAAGGGTTAAGACCCTGGGGTTGCCTCTCGAAGCCATTACAAATACTTCTCATGTCGCCGACTTGGTTACTGACGATTATTTCAAGGATCAGATTAATCACTTTCCTAAGTTCCCTTTCCTTGAGGAAGGAGAGCTTTCATGGGATGCATTAGCTAATCAGGCCAAGCTTGGTTTGTCAGCAAGGTTCGGTGGAGTGCGCCCTCCAGATGAATACATTGCGCGGCTTTACTTTGAGCTTGCCTCGATTAAGCGTCTGGGCTTCTCCGACTATATTCTCCTGGTGTCTTGGTTCATTAACACTGCCCGTTCCGAGCTTAACGTTTACTGCGGCCCCGGTCGTGGGTCCGCAGCAGGCTCTCTGGTTTGTTGGGCTCTCGGTATTACTCAGGTCGATCCTATTAAGTTTGGTTTGTTGTTCGAGCGGTTTCTTAACCCAGGCCGTGGGGCAACTCCTCTCCATTTCTCTTCTGATATGATTACTGCAATCAACAGTATTAGATAAAGCAAAGGCCCCCTGGGGAAACCCAGGGGGCCAGTCCTCACTAGTTAAGACTAGAGAGAGGTTCTACGATAACGAACTGCGCAACGCACGTCAGCAGCGAGAGCACTTGTGAAGACGATCTGGTCAACACCACCGGTACCGGAGTTGTTAGAGAACGTGAAGTCCTCAGACAGCTCCAGAACAACACCGTCGGCTACAACAAGAACGGCCTCTTCGTCAAAGTCTACGTCGGCATGACCGAGGTCGAAAGTGGTCGTAGAGCCGTCACCAAGGAACTTGGTAACAGCGTCCCAACCGCCACCGATACGGTTCTTAACAGCGCTGCTCAGAGAGCTGGAGCTGATGAGACCGCTAGCGAGCTTCTCGGCGGTAACTGCACCATCGGCAATCTTGACAGTGGTGACGGCATCGCTGGCAAGCAGAGAAGCGTCAACCTGGCCAGGAGCCAGAACAGCAGCGCCCTTATCGACGAAGACAGACTCGTCGCCCCAAGTCGGCATGTCATCAAGGTCGAAAATCTCCCTGTAAGAGAACAGGAAGCCTTCGGCCATGGTGTAGGGAGTGCATACATCACCCCAAGTGCCGCTGTAGAAACGGAGGCGGTAGGTACCACTGGTCGTACGAGCCGAACAGGTGATAACACCCCAAACCTCGTTGCCTTCGCCGTCCACGATTTCACTCCCGGACAGAGAAGCAATCTTCACGCGACCAAACACCTGAGTGCTGCCATCAGCCATCTGATGAGTGGTGAGGTTAATGTCGGTGCCCTCAAGGAGAGCGACCTTGCCCTTAACGGCACCAGCACCATCAACACCAGCCACCGTGTCGAAGCTCAGAAGGCTCTTCACGTTGACGGAGTTAGCGTTTGGAGCAGTCTCAAGCATAGACATAACGCTCTTACCGACGAGCTTGCTGGCGAGAACACCAGAGAGCACGTCGCCGCTGAGCTTCTCAGCGGTTACCGAGCCATCAGCAAGCTCAGTAGTACCAACAGCGGCCGCATCGATCTTGCCAGCGCCAACGGCACCAGCGGCAATCTTGTCGGAAGTTACTGCGTCAGTAGCAAGAGCAGCGGTGTCAACGGCACCGGTGTCGAGCTTAGCAGCGGTAACAGCACCGTCAGCGATCTTATTGGTAGTAACGGCATCCGCCGCAATAGCGGCCTCTTCAACAGCATCAGCACCAAGCTTTGCAGCGGTTACTGCACCATCGGCGAGCTTAGCAGAAGTGACTCCGCTATCTGCAAGCTTTGCAGTAGCAACGGCACTATCGGCAAGGGCAGCCTCAATTACGGCACCAGCAGCAATCTTAGCCGAAGCAACAGCACCATCGGCGATGTTAGCCTCGAGGACAGCAGCGTTCGCAATGAACTGCGAAGTAATTTTAGTTCCCATTTTTTACTCCTAATTACGTACAAAGTACGCAAGAACAGAAGTCCCGTTAGCCGGAGCTTCGTGTAGAGTGACATACCTAGTTGCCAAGGTATAATCACCACCATCAACTTCAACACCAGGTCTCATCAAAAGACCACACACAAATAGAAGAAGAGTATCTGTTACTGGAGACGCACCTAGGTCGAATACAGTTTCAGTACCATCTACCTGAGAAGAAAGATCCGAGAGAGTAGCATAGGTTACTTCCGGCGCAACGTTGTCAGGATCTGCTGACTTAAGCCATTCACTTCCAGACCACTGGTAAAGCGCCGGCTTGCTGTCGCCATCATCTCCAACCTGTACTACCTCTCCAGCAAATTTACCAGAAGCAGGAAGTGCTCCTGGGTCAGTGTACCTACGTACACTTGTGCCACCTAAGGCTGAGCCAAGACCTCCCATTTTACCACACTACAATTTCAAAAGTTGTTCCAGTACTAAGCGACAAAGATACAATTTCGAGTGAGTTGACCAAGATGTCATCAATCGCAATTGCTTCGCCTTCCTCTTCGTATACAGGGAAAGAGCTAGCCTGAGACCAATTAACAATTTCAACCTTGTTTGAGATGCCCAAGTAAGCATGTACTGAGCTGAGCTCAATACGAGTCTTGTCTTCTTTAACTGAAGTAGCGATTCGGCTGTTGATACGATACGAGATAGTGTCTGCAGGATCCGTTAAGTAGAAACGCATATGTCGCGCTCCTTTTCCCAGAGCATCAACGATGTCAATTTGATCGCCTTCTGCTACGTCGGTAATCTTGAGACTCCGTCCGTCCATCGGGACGTCAGAGGAGATTCGAGTGTATGTAGCCATTTTCCCCCCAAGGATAAGAGCGAGTCGCTCTTGCGAGTAAAGACTTTTTAAGTGTTGCAGTGCTTACGAACATCATGGAGTTCCCCGAGTTGTCGTAATCTGCGAAGCGGATAACCCAAGCAACTCAACCCGCATGTCGGGAACAGTAGGGGCTGCTAAGCATTCTAGCATCGCTCGTGCAATAGCGTAAGCAAATAACGGCGGCACAGCGTTACCAATTTGCTTAAACGCAGGATTCATTGAGCCTTCAAATACAAATCCATCAGGGAAAGACTGAAGCCGAGCCGCCTCACGGACTGTGATAGTCCGAGCTTGCTCAGAGTCAAAGTGAATGTGTGAGTAGGAGTCTTTCCCAAGGTGAGCCATCAAAGTTCGTACGGGTTTGTTGGCTTCCATCTTCCACCACTTGTTTGGGAACTTGTGGGGATCAGAGGATAGACGCCAACTCGTAACAAAGCTGTTCACTTCAGGATCTGAGAGGTCGGTAGAGAGACCACAGCGTTTACGTTCAGCTAGCCACTCTGTAATTTTGTGCTCTACATGAGCATGAATCGCTGGGTACTCCCACCCGGCTCTCATTTCAGCGAAGATTTTGTAGTCTCGTGGTAAGTAGCGGAAGACATGGCTAGTCGCCGCTTTCGTTGCAAACCCGAACCATTCCCTCATTAACCTAGAGTAGGAAGTAGCTGGTTCGTTTGTTGTGTAATCAATCTGTTCGGATAAATCTTTAGGGCCACGACGCAACTTGCCAGAGTGTAAAAGATCTTGCGCACAGAAGACCGGAAGGTCAGCTAAAGCATCGGCAGCGGAAGTTGCAGGCATTGCTAAGCTTGAAGGCCCATCTACCCAGCGGTGATAATCTGAGCCTTCGCTCTTGATTACTCGGCGTGCAGTATTCCTTAGAGAGACATAACCAGACGGCAAATCAAGGTAGTGCGTAGGTGTTGGGAATCGAGGCCTGATACCTGTTGCCTTGTGAAAGCCGACAAGTATCATCCGTTCTCTTATCTGCGGTACGCCATACCAAGCAGCGTTTAGCAGAGTGTATACAACGTCATACCCTTCCTTCTCAAGGCTTTTGGCTACAAGCTCTGCAACATTAGCCCCACCATGATTCAGGATATCTGGGACATTTTCCATAAGAAGAGCTACTGGCTTTGTAGCCCTAATGAATGCAACATAACGCTCCCAAAGGTTTACACGTCCATCTACAAGAAAGGCTTGGTCCGCTGTGACTTCATCTCGAAGGCGAGCTTGCTCTCGAAGCTTGGCTCTGCCGACACGAGCGAATGCTTGGCAAGGTGGGCCGCCAACCAATACATCTATTTGATCTTCTGTCTCGCCACTAATCCCGAGGTCAGCAAAAAAGCTTTCAGCGGTTTCAGTAACAGCATCGCGTGGGATATGAAGTGCCGGACGATCAGCCCCTGCAGAATGGGGTCCAAAGTTTGTTCCGTGTGACTTGGCTGCCCAGGGGTCACACTCAATAGATCCGACCGGCTTGAACCCAGCTGTCAAGAAACCAAGAGAAATACCACCACACCCAGCAAAAATATCTGCATACCTAATCTCGCCACCGTCTTGAATACGACGCAGCTTGCGAAGGACTCGAGCATCGTCAGGCAAAACTGGCAGCTCTGAAGATGAAATTTCGGTATGGGCAGACATTTTCCCCCAAGGAGGTTGCATGAAAGAGAAGATACGTTCTTCGCTGCTAGAGGAACGAGTCGCTCTTGTGGATAAAGACTTTCTAGATTACGAACTCGAATTTACCACAGAAGCAGACGTCGAGAGATTACTCTTTTGTTTAGAGAAGAGTCTATTCTTTAAGGTTAACGAGCGCAACAGTTTACTCTTATTTACTTTGGGGCTAACTGATGATTTTGATTTTCAGCAAGGACGAAGTGACACTATCGGTGGAGCAGCTCCAGACATCGATATGGACTTTTCCGAGAGTGGTCGGACAAAGCTCATTGACCACATTGTCAACCTTTGGGGCATCGATAACGTCGCCAACATTGGTACTCACGGTAAGTTTGGGCCTCGCTCTTTAACTCAAAGATATTTCTCTATCTGGATGCCAGACAAAGAACTTGGAGACAAAGCCAAGGACTCTCATCTTGCTGTTCGAAATGAAATCCTTGCAAAGATTCCTGACCCTTTGTTTGGTAAAGAGCCAACCCTTAAGGAAGTTGTCAAGGGGAACCCGGAGAAGGGATATCCTGCACATCCTGAGTTACTAGAAGACGCCAAGTATTCTGAGTGGTTCGATTTCACTTACAACCTAGATGGTATGATTTCGAATAATGGTGTTCATCCTGCTGGTATGATCATTTCAGATTTCCCTGTACATTTAGTGGCGCCGACTTATACGACTGCAGATAAGCTTCGGGTTACCCAGTTTGATATGAAGGAAGTTGAGGCGCTTGGTTTAATCAAGTACGACTTCTTGATCATTAAGACCTTGGACGTACTCCAGGTAGCTGTTGAACTTATACAAAAGCGTAAGGGCCTCTCTATCGACATCTACAACATCCCTGACAACGACAAGAGGACTTACGCTCTCTTTGCTCGTGGGCTGCTTACCGGCGTCTTTCAGTTCGAGACCTCATCTCTTATTGGAGATGCCGTAATGAAAGCTAAACCAACAAGCGTTGCTGAGCTTTCGGACATTTCGGCGCTTGTACGTCCAGGTCCAATGTCGGCAGGCTTCTTAGATCGTTACTTGAATAGAGAATCCGATCCTGAAATTCCTGCGGTTATCGCAGATATGTGGAGTAATACTAGGCGCGTTCTTGTTTACCAAGAGCAGCTCATTAAGCTCTTCACTGAAGTTGCAGGCCTTTCTCTCCAGGACGCCGATACTGCAAGAAGGGCTGTAGGTAAGAAGGACAAGAAGTACCTAGAGAAGCTACAGCCTCTGTTCTTTGCTGGTTGTGCGAAGTACGGCCTTTCTGAAGCGCAAGTCTCCCGTTTGTGGGACATTATCATTGGTTGTGCGGACTACTTGTTCAATGCCTCCCATTCCGTTGCCTATTCGTACTTGTCTTATGTGTGTGCCTACCTGAAGGCGAACCACACCGTTGAGTACTTCTGTGCTCTGATGTCTGTTGGATCTAGAATGATGTCGCCAAAGATGTGGCGTGTTAAAGTGATGGAGTACATTGATGAAGCGCGTCAGTTTGATATTGACGTGCTTTGCCCAGACATCAACGAGTCAGGAAACCATTTTGAGATTATCAATCCAACATGTATTAGGTTTGGTTTGAATGGAATCAAGAATGTTGGCGGCTCTGCAGTCAGCCACATCTTAAAGATCCGAGGATCTAAGCCATTTGAAGACCTTCAAGATTTCATGAACAGAACAAACCAGACTAAAATGAACACTAAGGTTTTCACTGCTCTTGTACAGAGTGGGGCTATGGATTGCTTCGGTCATTACAGAGAACACTTGTTAGAGATGATGGAGCTGATCTTTGCTTACAAGCCTGATCTGATTGCCTATCATGAAAGAGAAGCTGAGATCCTTGAGAGAGACAAAGAGATGGCTATCGTATTGCCACTCATTGAAAGACGCGACAAGCTTCGGCATCAAAAGTCGCTAAAGAAAGCCGCGCCTCTTACTCTCGAAGAAGAAACCTTCCTCGAAGAACATAAGGACCTCAGACGCAAGCCAGAGCTTAAACATAAAGAGATGCCGCATTTCATTACCTTCCCAGTTAGGCCTTATAACGCTCAGCTTTCTCTCAAGGAACAGCTTGAACAGGGACAAGCTATTGGCTGCTACTTAGGCAAACATCCGGCCCACACTATCTACCCAGAAGCAGAATTCTTGATCAATGCAAGACCTGACGATAGAGGTATTTTTGCGGGCGCAATTGTATCAGCAAAGATTAAGACTACAAAGAAGGGTAGTCGCATGGGTCTTATTGAAATCGAAGACGGCACGTCTTTTGCCACAGTACTGATTTTCGCAGAAGGCGTAAAGAAGCTAGAAGCTAAGTACCCAAACGTAAAACTAGAATCTGGGATGATCTTAAAGGTCTCGGGCCTCATCAAGTCGTCAGACTCTGACGAAGACGAAGAGAACCAAACTGCTGAAATCCTTGCTAGAGAAATAACAATCTATGGAGGTAAACAATGAACAAACATCAATTCGGCGATCCTTGGTCAGATGACGAGGCCTTTGCTGTTATGCTCATCGCAGAGAAGTATAAGGTCTGGGAAAGGGGCTGGTATGGCTTTGGTCTTGCTGGCACTGGAGATGAAAACCAGCCGATGGACAAGGCCGTAGCTGCTCTGCGTGCTATTGGAAGCCAGCGTTCTGAGAAGGCAATCTCTCGTTGGTATAGCCGTCATAGAAATGACCCCTACTTTGTAGAGGCTATTCGAAACACTGCCAACTATACGTTCCCCGTTAACAGGGCTGGTAATCGCATTGCCCAGTTTAAGGGCCCGAGCAGAGTCTTCATTCCTACGAAGAAGACTCCTATTCCCACCCCGGTAGTTGCTACGTCTACTGAGCCTTCGAAGAAGGAGTCGCCATTGTCAGAAACCAACGCATTCGATCTGATCGAGACCATTCAGAACAAGTACCCCAACCCAATGGTAACCATTGGGGATGAGACAGGAGAACCTGTTCGCAAGATTGTCTCCGTTTCAGATATTCACTTCCCGTTTGCAAGGGTAGATCTCCTTGAGGAGACTCTTTCCCTCCATACAGACGCTAGTGTTCTCGTCTTGAATGGAGATATCCTTGAGGGATACTCTGCTTCTTCTTATTCGAAGAGTCGTGAGATTACTATTGTAGATGAATACCGTTGCGCTTTTGCTCTTGTGAAGTGGTGCAGCGAGAACTTTGAGAAGGTTATTCTTACCGAGGGTAATCACGAAAGCCGCGTTGCGCGTGTACTCTCTGAGAACGGTATCAACAAGAATACGGTAAGCTATTTCAATCCTTCTGCTCTTGGGCGTATTGCAAATGGTGAAGAGATCAATGCTGCTGGGAAGCTTGTTAAGAAGCATGACTTCGACAACGTGCATTTCGACCTTCGAGATTCTTGGTACTGTAAGGTAGGTAAAGCAATCTTTGCCCATCCTCACACCAGGGGTTCGGGCGGCATTGCAAGCTTGGCACACAAGACCGCCAACTATTTTAGCTCAAGGTATCCCGAAGAGGAAATTGATACTGTTGTTATCGGACACACCCACAAGATTTCTAAGTTCGTTTACGACAGGCTCTTGATCATGGAGCAGGGTTGCTTTGCTGGACCTATGCATTACGCACATACTCCTCATCTTTCCTATAGCGGCGGTTCACAGAATGGCTATGCTGTTCTATGGCAAGACGCACAGGGAAATACTCTTCGCAACTTCTCCAACGTATACGCGCTTGGATCTTCAAACCCACCCAAGAAAGCATTTTAACAGGAGCTAAATATGGATGAACTGTATAAGGTTATTGTTTCTTTAGATGAGAGAGTCAAGCTAATCACTCGAGAGCTTACAAGCCTCGGTCTACTAGCAGAGTTTCTAGTACAGAAGCTTCCTGGAGCTGATACTCCAGAGGGCCAAGCTGCACTTGAAATTGAATTCGAAGCATACCGAAATGAACGGATTGCAGAGATGAAAGCCCTTCAGTCCAAGGTCAGAGCCGAAGCCGTTAAGATGGCGGACGATTAAGAATGGCCACCTCAGAGCTTGTGCCTACTAATTCTAACGAATCTTCCTGGTCGCTCCTGGAACACATTACACTTGCTCTGACAAGGCCTAAAATGGGTGACTCTAAAGCACCTACTCAATGGCCATCCGAAGCCTCGGCCGCCGTAGTAAATGAATACGGCGAGTCCGAGGTTCTCGGGTCTTGTCGACGCAGAGCTTATTTCAGACTACTGGTTGATACAAACAACCACTCACCTTCGGTCCTAAGCCCAGATCTACGAGCTTTGTCTCATCAGCTTGTTGAAGAGAAAGCATCACCTCGAGAGGAGATGTTATTCATTTGGGCCCAGGGTGAGCTATACGAGCAGTATGTTATTGAACAGGCGAAGCTGACTGGGATCTTTGTTACAACACAAAGTGCCGTCTATCTTCCTGAGTACAACCTTAGTGGCAAGCTAGACCTTGTCGCTATCGATCCAGATAGCGGTTTGCTTACTATTGCTGAGTGCAAGTCTGTTCATGGTCGTGGAGGCGAGAAGGCCTTGGGCAGTGTTGCTAACCGCAACAAGGGACTCCTTGGCACCCCCAAAGACAGCAACTTAATGCAGATTGCCTTGTATGATTGGCATGTTAAAACTACTTGGCCAGACCCACAGAACTGGGGAGACTCTCGCCTGCTCTATGGAGACCGTGGCACTGGAATGCATGCTGAGTACCTTGTTAGAACGGTACCAGACGAAGATCACGTAGCTCGTGTTTTCTACAAGCCGCTGTCCCCAAAGGGGAAATGGGTCGAAGCGCCTTTTACTATTGGCCAGATTCTTGAAGCATACAAGTATATTGCGGATCATCTTACTTCGCAGACTATTCCACCTCGAGATTTCAAGGCCGAGTATTCCATTGAGGATTTGTCCAAGGCTTACGAAAGGGATCTCCTTACTCGTAAAGCAGACCGAGAGCAATGGGAATCTTACTCAGCTAGAGTAAAGCTTAACCAAGAAAGAGCCGCCGAAGGTTTGCCTCCCAAGGTCAACATTAAGCCCCCAAGCGTGGCAGACTTTGCTTGCACTTATTGCGACTTTGCCAAGACCTGCTCAAAGGTAAACTAAAAAGGAGGTACATTGGAGCAACTAGAAGACGTAGCGGACCTCTATACGCCACCCGAGACCTTCTTCTTCCTACATGTTAGAACCAACAAAGAAGAGACTAGTACGTTCGGCCCTTATACCCACATGCAGCATGCAGCTTCTGTGGGGAATGTGATGTCCGAACTGATTATGAACTCTAATCTGAATTGTATCGTAGAGAAGGAGAAGTTCGAAGAAGGCGCGTTGGTACAGATTGACATTGTAGAACATATGTTTAACCCAGGAACTCACCTCTGGGACATTGAATTGAAGACGTTTAACTTAGCAACTTTAATCTTCGCAAACTAAAGGATCTACATGCGGATAACCAACTTTTCAGAGGCTATGTCTTCCATCCGTCCAAGGATGGCTGAGTACCTCTCGCCTATCGTGGGGATTGATCTCAAGACTTTCCCCAAGAAGAAATTCAAATGTATTTCACATGACGATAGTAGCCCTTCTATGCATTTGGATCCTCGACGGAATTATGAAGTTGCTCACTGCTTTGCTTGCGGAGCTTCCTTAGACATCTTTGACGCTTATGCGTTAATCAATGGCATTGAAAAGACTGGAAGCGATTTGTTTGAGCAAACGCTTCCTGCATTGGCAAGTATGTTTGGCTTCAATCTATCCTTCTCGGCACTGACCGAAGAAGAGAAAGAGAGGCATAAGCTATACCGCCTCTTTGAAGATATTGCAGGCATTCTTTCTAACAATAGGAACGAAGAGTACCTAGAGACTCGTAAGTGGTCTGACGCCCATATTGTTGCGGGCACAATGCCTTACTCCATTATTGAGTCTGAGCTTCTTGAGAAGGGCTGGGAAAGGAATTACCTGCTTCAGTCCAGAGCACTATCGAGTAACGACTTCAAATTCGTAGATGAGAACTTTTTCTCGTTTATGATCAATGACGAACGTGGACGGCCAGTTGCTTTCATCTCAAGGAACCTTGGTGAGGGTAAGCCCAAGTACATCAACTCAGCAGAGACAGCCATCTATCATAAGAAGGAGACTCTGTTCGGATTAGATGTGGCCCTTTCTCTTGGTAAGGCTAAGCAGAATGGTCTTTACATTGTAGAAGGTCCTGGAGACGTAGCTGCATTGCATCGAGTAGGTATCTATAACGTTGCAGGCATTTGTGGTGTTGCATTCACAAATCAACACCTTAACCTACTGAAGTCTGTGGGCATTAAACAGGTCTACTTTTGTTTGGATTGGGATCCTGCTGGCCAAGCTGCTATCCAGAAGATTCTCTTTAACGAGATTAAGTTCGCTCCTGGCTTGTCCTGCTTCGTTGTAGACGCTCCTACTACGGAGGCTAAGGACTGTTCGGAGTTCTGTTCAACTCTCAATGAAATGGATTCTGGCCCCTTCCAGGGGCTAGCAATGACCCCTGCCTTCGAGTGGGTGCTTTCACGGATCTCAGACAAAGCCACACACGAAGATACTTGCGCCATTATGATTCCGCTCATTGCTTCGGAAGCTGTTGCAGTTAGAAGGGAGCTTCTTTCAGTTAAGCTCTCCGAGCATACGGGCGTTAGCGTTACTTCTATTCAGCAAGACATTGCAACTATTCGTGACGGTAAAGAACGCGAGCGTCATGAGCGTATTGAAGCAGCTACCAAGAAGTACATTGCCAATGTTTCTACAGATCCAGGTAATATCCTTGCGGCTCTTGCTCGTCATGAGCTTGAGCTAGAGGCCATTAACAAGGACTATGACAAGGCAAGTACGGGTACTACTTACCAAGTCACTCGCTTCGATAGTATGGAGGAAGGCAAGTCTACCGTTAACGATAAGAACCTTACTGAGTTCCAGTTTGCGTTCTACAGAGAGTTCGGTGCCGCTCTCTCTGGCGGTATGAACGCCTGTGACGGCAACTTGATGTTCTTGGGTGGCCGTGCTAACAGTGGCAAGACCGCCACTATTGTTTCTTTGGGTATGGATGTTGCTGTCCACGACCCGAACACTATTGTTCTATTTCACTTTACTGACGACTCTTATGTTCAGGTTGCTCCTCGTGCTCTCTGTAACGTTGCTGCGTTCCTTGCTGGTCCGAAAGACGTTCCTTTGAAGATTCACCAGGCTGCAAATCCTTATCGGAATATTGTTGATCCTCGTTGCTGGGAGGTTTATCACAGAGCAACAGACATGTTCCGTTCGCTTCTTGAGAACGAGAAGCTTGTCATTATTGACTCTGAAGATGGCTCTACTCTTGCTCCTCTAGAGAGGCAGTTGCGTGTACTTCGCTCAAGGTATCCAGACAAGAAGATTCTTGTCATCCTTGACAACGTCCACAACGTAACGTCTTACCCAGAGAAGGAAAAGACTGCGCGTATGGAGGCTATCGCTACGGACTTGAAGAATATGACTACTAAGTACCATTGCTGTATCTTCGGCACTGTCGAGTATAGAAAGGGCGGCCTGCTCAACCCAGAGCAAATGCGGTTCCCAGATAACGACGATATTGCTGACGCCCGTGCAATGATCTATAGGCCGAACGTAATCATGCATGTCTATCAAGACTTGCATGACCGTGGAGAGCATGCAACTGTGTACTGGAAAGATAAGGACGGAGTTAAGCAGCCGCGTATCTTCATCCTTGTCGGCAAGAACAAGATTACTTCGTTCAAGTCTCCAGAGAACAAACTCGTCCTCGATTTGGATAAGACTACGGTCACTGTTCGTGAGGTCAATATTGAAGCAGCTCGTCGTGAGGCTAAGCAATTTCTAGAGGATCTTGACGAGATTGATTTCACCGAAGAAGCTATGGAGGAATCGGAGTATGCGTGATGAATGAATACAATATTGGTAAGGGTTTTGTTAGGCGTATTGATCACATGGGAAACGATAGTGCAGTTGCACAGGCAGCAAGGGCCTCCTACCAAGGAGGCACTAAGACGGTAAATGAAGATAGGGGTCTCCTATCCTACCTTCATAGGCACAAGCACTTCTCTCCGTTTGGCATGTGTGAGCTTAAGCTCCAGGTTCGTGCCCCAATGTTTGTGTTCAATCAGTGGGTTCGGCATGACCGTTTTATTTTCAATGTTGAGTCCGCCCGCTATTCAGTACTGAGTGAGGACTTTTGGGTTCCTCAAGACACTGGTGGTTTCCGTTCGCAAGGATCTGGTGCTAACAAGCAGGTTGGTTCCGGTTCCCTTGAGGAAGAGAAGTATGAGGAGGCCGAGTACCTTCATGCTACTTCGGAAATGGATTGCCGCTCTGCTTACAACAGGCTCTTGGAGCTTGGGGTCTGCAGAGAACAAGCCCGATCAGTTACTTCTGTCGGTCAGTACATTACGTTCTTTGTTAAAGCCAATCTTGGCGACTGGCTTTTATTCCTCAAGGCTCGTTTAGATGAGCATGCACAGCTAGAGATTCGTCTCTATGCACAGGCTGTATTTGAAATCATTAAAGAACACTGGCCCATTATTGCCCAAGACTTCTTGGACTATCAGCTCAACGCAATTACCTTTACGGCCAAAGAGATGACGACTCTTAGCAATCTTGGTGTCTTTGTGGGTGCTCTTGAGAATATGCCGCCAGACAAAGAGAGCCGAGACTTGATATTCGATTCTTCAATGAGTACAAGTGAACGAGCTGAATTCTTACAGAAGCTAAGAACAATTGTTCAGAAAGACAGCAAGTGAGGAGTTATTGAATGACACATCCAAATGACGTAGCTCAACAGGGCGTCTATATTCCTGAGACCAAGATGTTTTACCTCTTGGAATCGGGACCCAATCCTAAGAGCATTGATAAGCTTGTAACTATTCTTCATGCCCAGGGTGCTTTCCGGTATGAACTCAATAAGAACACCTGTCCTTATGAGATCATTTCTTTGAAGCAAGCAAACGAACGAGGCGCTACTGTTGAGCTGAAGTTCCTAACCGCTATGGTAAAGAAGGCATACGAAGCAAAGCAGGCAGTCGCCGGTACCAACAAGGTCTGGTAATGAAGATCCTTCAAGACTATACCTGCAAGAATGAGTCCTGCCCTGAACATGGCAAAACTATTGAGCTTTACATCAAGCGAGGCACTACACCTAAATGCTCTGCTTGTTCTCAAGACATGAAGACTGTCTTTGTAAAGCCACATCCTGTCCACGGTAGCTGGTCTACCTGGAGAATGATGGAGTGAAAGAAACTGCGGGCAGAATTCTGAATGAAGAAGACTTGCGCGCATACAGCAGGTGTACTCAGTTTTACCATTACGGTGGTAAGGCTGAGTACCCTGTTGTCACCTCTTTAGTCAAAGAGACTGTAGAGCGTATGGTCTGCGATGCTCTTCTTCTTGATATTGAGAACCCGAGGCAGAACTTCATTCCCTACCTCAAGTCTTCAATGCGCTCTCAAGGCGTATACAAGCATCTCCTTGAGGGAGAGCAGATTGATCTACAGACTAAGTCGACGTTCGCTCTGAACGACTTCTACGCACTTGTGAGTCCTGCTATGTATATCCCCATTGCGGGGCCGTACACTTTTAGGTTCACAGTGGAAGGTACTGTTCTCGAGCTGACAACATCGGCCATCTTTCGTAAAGCAAATAGCAAGGAATTAATCGGCGTTTACTTCTCTCCCTTCACGGTAGAGCATTCAATGCTTAATGATTTAATACCTTACTACTTGACAATGCTTCTGTCTCAGTACGGACAGAAACACTTTGCACGGAATACAGCTTCAGTATTTGTCTTTGGCTTTGATAAGTTTGGCAAGATTGTCTCACGGGTTGTAGGAGACAAAGAAGTGAACCAAGAAGTGAAGGCCGTTCTTGCGAATCTTGTTCGTGGGATACGAGCTGGAGTTCATTTCCCCCTAAACCCTTGCCAGCTTTCATGTCCATTCAAACAAACCTGCTACCCAACGAGGTGAATAGTGTCGTCAAAAATATGGCCGAATGTAAGATTGAAGATTGGTAGCTCCGAATTCCGTTACGAACTTCCTTCGATGACAGAAGAGGATTGCCTAAGCCTCTATCCGCTAGCAGATCAAGAACTCTTAGACGGTCTCATTAGGGTGTACAAGAATCCAAAGATCTTGGAGGAGCACCCTTGTCTCTTCTTACGGACCGATTCAGAAGTCTATAAGCGAACTACTGTTGCCGATGCAATTTCGGAAGGCGGAGAGTTGTCTATCCGAGCGTATTTTAACGATCCAGAGCTTGATCGCCTTAAGGACAAGACTCCTGAAGACTCTAAAGAAGTGCATGCAATTCTCAGAGCCTGGAGTGTTGTGGACGGTGAGTTCTATAAGCAAGACTTTGTACTGAAGCCTATTTTGTCTTCCAGTTTTTGGGGCATGGCCTTAGTGGCCATAGATGTCTTTGCAACGTTGTATCGTAGTTATCTTCACAACACCTTGCATTTAGATGAAGAAGCTAATCGGTTCGCTGACTGGTTTAACAAAACTTATAAGGATTGTTGTATGAACTTTGCTTTGAAAACATATAGGACCGCAGGCGACAGAGCCCGGAGGTAAGTTATGAGCCGTTCATTTGGTACAGATTTCATTGTCATCAATGATGTGCGCCAACTCTTAAACCCCAAGATCTTTGCAGGGGGACCGTGGCTTCATCTCGCCACGGTACGCAGAGGCTTCAAGGAGTATGTTGCTTTTGTCCACGCCCATCGAAGAGACAAGGCCTACATCGAACAGATCGATGTTCACTCTGAAACCGTCTTCGTTCGTATTGAAGACGATGCCGAGTGGCAGGATCTCTACAACTTCTTGAGGGATCGTGGATACCTCGCCCTCACAGAGTTCAAGGCGGGCAAACTTGCGGGACCCAGTTAAGCGGACTTCTCTTACTCCGATAGCGAAGACCTTGCCAAACCAATCTTTATTCCACGAGAAGGTTAGGGAGGTTCTTCTTGCCTCTCCTATTGCTTCTCTAGGTATTTACCAAGAGGTAGATGTTAGATACGTCGACCCAGAATATCCGTACCACAATCATAGGTACGATTTTATCATTGAAGGTCTTGGTGTCATTATAGAGTGCCACGGAGATCAACACTATAAGTTTACCAATAGGGGTAATGTCCAATACGACGAGGCGGAGCGTCAGTACCTTTTGGGTCAGAAGAGAGACGCTTTGAAGAAGAGAGCAGCATTGGACAAGGGTTTCTGTTTCCTTGAAATACCTTATAGTGAAAGAAACAGCATTACTTACGCTCGGATCCTTGAGCTGATGGAGAAGAAAGCATGACAACTTTTAGGCCTCTGACGAAAGTCAATATGGATTGTGACCCGGAAAATGATGAGGGTTCAGATACCGAGCTTCTAGAGGGTAGCGAGTCTGGTATGATCACAGGTATTTCGGCCCCTGAGGATTGGACGCCGAACTCAGTAGTCGGCCTTGGAAGAGAAAGTCGATCTGTTCTGATTACTGGAGAGTTCAACGAGCAACTGGCCGCAGCTATTTGTACCCAGATTTGGTCTCTACAGCAGGACAGTGATACTCTTCCGATCTACGTTTATGTCAATTCGGGAGGCGGAGACGTAACTGCATTCTTTGCTATTTACGACACGCTAGTATCTTCTCCTTGCCCGATTGTAACTATTGCAATGGGCGACTGTGCATCTGCGGGCTTCCTTATCCTCCAGGCTGGCAACTGCCGTCTTGCATACCCAAACACAAGACTGTTCTGGCATGAGGCCATTTCAATGAATATGACAGTCAACCCGATCCAGGCAGCTACTAACTACAGGCAGTATCAGCTTACTGCCAAGCGGTTGAAGAAGCTTGTTATTCAACGCTCTGGGATGTCAAAGAAGAAGTTCAAGAAGTATTTCGAGAACAACATTGACTTCTCCATGACAACCAAGGAGGCACTTAAGTTTGGCCTCATTGACGAGATTATTGAGCCCGCCCCTAAGAAGAATTTTGCCAAGATTGAAGACTTGGTTATTGCGGCTCTCACGGAATGCAAACCCGAAATCCTTAAGGACTGAGAGGAAGATATGCCAGGAGGCGCAGGTGTTCGACGCAAAGGTCATAACTTTGAGCGTGCTATTGCTATCATTCTATCTGAAGCACTTGGGGTTCAGTTCCGAAGAGGACTACACCAGACTAGATCAGGTGGTGCTGAAACTTCGGATGTTGTCTCTCCCGACATCCCTCGCTTACACATAGAATGCAAGAAGGGAAAGCGAACCAATATCAAGGGGGCTTTATTCCAAGCACACGAAGATATCAAGGCCTCTAAGGAGAACCGTATCCCTGTTGTCGTAACGCAGGATGATCGAGACGATGTGCTTGTGACCATGAGACTAAAGGATTGGCTTAAGCTTGCCCAAAAGATGACGCTTGAAGACTGGGCCGCCTTAAACTACAAAGATTAGTCATGAGAGTCTTGCGGCTGCACAAGACTGTTGGCTCCCTTCTTCCCGTAGAGGTGCATAGCCTCTTGCGGGAAGAGTGGGTTGCCGCCTCTCGGGACAAGTCCCATAACCTGTCAGTATTGTTTCATATTTGTGAGGGGTTTTTGCAGGGTTGGGTTTCGCGCATCAAGTCCTTTTCTGGAGAAGACCCGTACATCTGCTTGCTCCTGTCTTATTTCCGGAGCTTTCCTGACGGCTTGCGCCGCTTGCGTTCCTTAAGTAGTCTTCCTGGTTCTGATTTATACCAGGAGCTTTGTGTGATATTGGCCGAACTCTTTCGGTCCCAACTTGTATTCTGGAAAAAGATAAGGCCGCATAAAGTCGCCTTCCTTCTTTCCAGGCTTTTTATTTTGTCTCTCAAGGACCTACTACGAAAACAACGTGTACACCCTAGAAAGTACACGCAAAATAATACGGAAGAAGAAGTAACTCTTCCAATTGAGCCGACCATGTTTCCAATCGGATACTGGGAGGACATCTATTCTTCTGAAATGTCAGAAACAGAATTAGCAGAGCTACTTCACACCTACCCAGTAGATGCCGGGAGGAAGAAAAGGCTCTATTTAAGAAGATTGAGAGAACGTCTCAAGGGGCTTTGAAAATAAGTCATCTTGTTCTACACTGCAAAACAGGCAAGCGCTGGTCGCTTCCCGGAGGAGATTGTTCATGTCTATTGAGAAAACAAAAGCTGAGGTTCTGGCCAGCCGCAGGGCAACGGATCAGGAAGCGATTGTCAAGGCTACTAATCCCCAGAACTTTAGGCCCATCAGGTATCTTATACCAGGAGGTGCTACGTTCAGGAAGACTGTAGATACTGTCGATCGTCTTACCGAGGTCTTCTACGTCTATACTAGGAAGCTTCCTCGCTTTACTGAGTTTAGGTTCTCCTTTACTCGTGAGGTTGATCTCTCCAAGTACCAGCGTATTCAGGTCGAGAGGTTTGAACGTCATCCAAGTGGAGCACCTGCTTGGGATGTACATCCAGACCGTAAGATGTATTTGGCTTCGCTGCTGACTAAGGCTCTAACCAAGAACCCAAACTCGGTAGCCTTGCATGCAGATGTGACTGGAGTGTATGCGTATGTAGATACGACTAAGTCTTTCGATGACACGTCGGAGAACTGGGAACCATCTTATACGATTACGCCAGACCCTGCTGCTTACGGGCAGTATGGAACTAGGACCTGATCTAAAAGTTGGATCATGACAGGGGAGAGGGGTAACCCTCTCCCCTGTTCTTTTGATGGAGGGACAATGAACCTGAACTTAAACTTTACTCTTCCGATGAGCACGGCGTGGGGAACTGGTTCCCCAAAGACCTTGGCATTTTCCGGCCAAACTTTCCAGGAATTTCAAGACGAAACTATTGAGAAGTTTCTTTTGCGTTGGCGCAGGTCGTTAGGCGTGAATTACACTGCGAACCTGGAGAGCTTCTTTGCTCGTTGTACGCAGGGGTATTTAGGTTACCACGTACTTCCGTCTATCAAGAATGAGTTGATTGATCCCTTAATCACTTATCATGAATACGATCCAAACGAAGATATGGTGCTGAAAACTTTAGTTGAAGGATTCGGCGCCTGGAATGGACGTGAATGTCCTGCTGGAAATTCAGAGCGAGTTTCAAGATCTCCAAGCGAGTTTTTAAGGAGAGCAATCGTTCTCCTTTATATCAACTCTGGCTGGGTAACTAGCGAAATTGATTTCTATAACGGTCAACGAAAGGTAGGAATCCTTCCTGCAAGTCGACGCTATTGGACTCCTTTCTGGAATAAGCTTGGTCTTTACGGCGTCCCGATTATTCAGGAGCCAACCAAAGCCAAAGTATCAATCGTCAATCATCCTCACGAGAACTATCAGTACGTCCTTCAGCGTACCTAAGAAACAGTATTCTTTCTCACTTGGAGTCTCTGTGTCGCAAGTCAAGTTCTACCTCCTTTTTCTCCTTGCAGCTCTTATGAGTTGCGCTGAGTCACAACCAACTCTCACTACTCCGCAGGCAAACGTTCTTGCCACTACTTACCTTGACAAGATGTTCCCGCCCACTATTGTTGAAGGAGTCAAAACTCCAAGCTATACAGGTCCGTATTGCGTTCCTTACTACGACCGAAGCTCAGAGCAGCTTTGCTCTTACGGCCAGAAGAAGGGTGAAGAGATTCTAATCGGTGAGCTTCTTTGCAGGACGCAAGGCTGTGGAGCCCACTCGGTCCTCGCTCCCAGCACTCAGCACCTTGGTGGTAGCACTATGGTAAGCGCTCAAACCGGCGGTATTGATCTTGGTGACCTTCTTCTTTACCAGGCCGTGATGTCCGCTGGACACACTTCCCATACCTCCTACCACTCTTATCGCTCTTCTCCTGACTATACCGTTCATCGTGATTATACTAGCGGCAAGTCCAACACCTCTTGGAACTCCAAGCCTGTTCGGCGCGCTCCTTCAAACAACTACTATTCAACTCCTTCTACCAATCGTAGCCCTCCTCCTCGTGCGACTACGCCTTCAAGCTCTTCTCGTTCAAGCGGATACCGCTCTAGTGGCTCTTCTCGTTCTTCCGGCTCTCGTTCTAGCGGTTACCGCTCTGGAAGCCGTCGTTGATTACTGCCTTAGTGGTATCCCTTGTCCTCGTAGCTGGTTGCTTGGCGGCCGGCTACGGGGGCTATAGGGTTGGATTCAAAAAGGGCCTTGAGGCAGAAAGGCTTAAGTATGAGAAGCTGCGGCGCTATTGCATCGCTGGACAGATCGTTGAGATTCCTACTCTGGGTAGAGTCCGAATTGTCGGCTATGAGAATGAAGGTACAGATTACGAACTCATTGCTTATGTCCCTGCAGACCTTGAGGATTGGGAAGATAGTGACGTCATAACTGCTGAAGCTTCAAGGTTCGTACTGCAAGCAGAGCTGAGTATTAGGGACATGTTTTGAGTACTAAGCAAGACGTACAAAAAGAGGTCGCCGAGGGTTCTACCACTTGGGCAGACGTTAATTCTTTGATCTATACAGAATTCCCACTCATTATTGCTCATCTCAACCAAGTGCTTTCTCTCTTGGATAGTTGCATTGAAGCTATTAGGGCCATGGATCCAAAGCTTGAAGTACCTCAGAGTATGTACATGGTCGAAAAAGCTACCTTCATCGCTAACTGGTTTTCAGCTCAACTGACAGCACAGATGGCCCTGGAGCAAGCTCGCCAAAATACTAAGCACAAGTAATGTTTGAACAACTTCGAATGACACCTGGTATTTATTTTGATTACCGCGACTTCTCTAAGGTCTTGCTTGTAGCTTATAAAGATCTTTGTGCTGAAGAAGGCCGACAGTATAACGATGCAGCTATTGAACGAGTTCATGCTTGGCTTGATTACGCTTTTGCAGAAGTCGGGAACGGTGCTTTACAGCGTTTTAACCCAAAGAATTTTGACGACTATCTTCCGTTTGAGAAGAAACGTCGAAATCATTTTGAATCTTCTCTTGGTATTCTCTTGGAAAGGATTATCCAAGCAAATGATTTGAAAACGAAGTTCATCGAGGTACAGATCTCATGGTAGTAAACCCCCAAGCCCTTAAGATGACTCCTAAAACTATTTACGATATTTGGGAGTTCGAGAAGAAATTAGTTGAGTGTTATAGGCAGTTTCTTGAGAAGAACAAAGTCGTCTCAAGCCGCCCCCCAGAGACTGAGGTCCTAAGGTGGAGAGAGGACTATTTTGAAGATACTGCTAACGGACAAATTGTTTCCGTAGAAGTTGCCTCTCTCGCAGAGAGACCTTTAGCTGACAACGCTACGTTCTTCGAACGATGGCTACCAGAGATTCTTGATGAGATCTTTAAGGCCAATGCCATTTCAGACGGTCGAATCAGTCTCGACTATTGGTGGTAGCCAATGTTCTGGGGTAAGACCGTTAAGGTTCCATACTTCAAGGATTTACGAGTAGGAGCGTTCTACCAAAAAGCAGCGCGGCTACTATTTGCTGTTCGCGTTACGGCTAAGTACGAAAGTACCCTTTACTCTCTAGGCTGGGGCTGGGAGCTTCCCACATACCCACTATCACCCATTCCAAATTTCTCCAGAGGACCTCAAGAGGTCTTCTGCTTGACTTGGTTTGGGTTTTTTATTTCTATCACTGATTGTATCGCATCGATTGAAATTAGCGCTTGAAGGAGCCAGTCATGGAAAGGACCCCTATTGGTGCCTCTTTGCTTTCTTGCTTTGATTTTCCAAGGACAAAGCAGGAACTCGCCAATCAATCTCAGGTTACTTTTAAGGTTAATGTGCCAAGGATTCTTTCTCCAGATTTGATTAGGGATTCAAAAACCTACCTTAGTGTCCGCAAGGACGCGCAGTCAAAGCTTCTTGAATCTCTCTTGGAGGTTTGCAGAGCAAAGATAAATGATAATGCTTCAAGCGCACATAGTACTCTTTTCGACTTACTTGCAAGAACGGTAACCCCTACCGTTGTAAGTAGCTCCAATTCAGTTTATGAGTGCAGAAACTCTGTAGCTGATTTATCAAAGCTTGGTATTTCAAAGTGGTATGGGTTTGCGGGTTATCCAGGATACGGCACTGAGCATAATTATTGGTATGTTTCGCGTCCGGAAGCGTGGGTTGAAAAGATTGAAGATCCAATTCATCTCGTATGTAACGTCAAGAATCACTCAATCTATTTTACTGCTATCTGCCCCGCTACCTTGCGAGCGAGGGGGGAGCAAGAGACAATAACACTCAATGGTAAGGTATTTTATTCCCCCTCAACGGTCGCATATGTAAAAGGATATGTAAGACTAGATTCTTGTTTCTGTGAAGTGGAACCTGATTCAAAAAATACTATTCATTTAATTTGTAATTCGCAGACACTCCCCTGAGCCTGGATCTCGGAGTTAAGACAACTTATAGAAGGCTCCATTTTATCTTCCCTTGTAACTTAATGGAACCCCATCCTAGGTGGGGTTTCCGTGATCTTCTCTTCCTCCAGGAACACCAAGAGGAAGCTCTGCAAGAAGTTACAGAGCGGATTGAGAAGCACCTTTCTTCGAACGCTGTTCCGCCTTTATATTCTGGATGTTCTGGACCCCAAAGTTCATGTCTATTTCTTGTTTCCGAAGAGAATTACTATCCGACTAATGGTGCAGGTTATCACGATACTTCACTTGTTTTTTACGACAAGCCTATTGCTTACTGGTCTGTAGCACAAAGTTATACTTGTGATTCTCGTAAGGTTTTGATTCACAGAGACTTTGTCGACGGCATCACACCGGCAGAGATTTATTGCCGAGAAGAATTTAGTACTAATTTCATCAGTCAAGCTTCTCATGGTTCTCTTATTCCTGGGAAGATTCTTCGGTTTTCAACTTTGGCTAGACTAGAGTCGCCTCTGACTCTGAATGTCTGGTCTCCAAACAAACCATAGGAGTTCTTTCGTGCAGAAGAAGTTCGTGTCCGTCCTCCTTGGGGGGTGCCTCTCCTTTTGGAGTTGGCTTGTTGAGTCTGCCAAGCGAGACGAGAATCCTTTCTCGATCGTTCTGTTCTGGTTCCTGATTATCCTCGCCTCTCCGATCTGGGTGCCTTACGTCTTGGCTCGTTCTTTGTATTACCGCGTGTTCCCAATGCCACTACAGGAGGAGCTAAACAACTTTGAAAACTGAGCACTTCAACCTACTTACGAAAGTCAGCAGAGTCTTCAATACGATCTCCAACCTTATTCTAAACATCCATTTTGGATTAGGATTCCTTCTGTACTCTTATAGCGATAGGGCTGAAAATATGAAATTGCACTACGAAGGTAGTTTGCTCTTCATGCTCTTCTTGATCTTGGGACCGATTCAAGCAGTTGCTATTTTCGCACTTAGTGTTTTTGCTTTGAATCTCTGGACTTTCTTGTTGTACTTTCTGCTTGCTGCTTTCTTGGCTGTCAATGCAATTCTTAACGTTAGGGTGAAGATGCATTCTTATGAAATTAATCCATCAAAAGACAAAGACTCTAACTACTAGGGATAACGGCCGCAGCTCAGACGCCATCTCACCCAACTTCATTTATGGGTGTCTTGGCGGCTGCATGCGGTCTTATTGCTATGTTGGTCGGTATAACTTTGATAAGGTTTATTTCAATGAGAATGTAGAACAGATCCTTGAGAGCATAAAGAGGTGGCGCGATACACAGCCTCTAGCCAAGATACCTAATCAAGTAGATCCAAAGTATTACACTATTGATATTGGCTGCAGTACGGACGTTCCTCTCATGTCTCGGTTGTATGATTGGCGTCCAGTATTTCAGTTCTTCAATGCCAGTGCAGACCTCAAGAGCACCTTCGCTACTAAGTATCCCTCCAGGTTCAATCCTGAAGCTTATGAGCTCGCCCCAGAAAGGCATCGACTCAGGGTAAGCCTAATGCCTCAGGCCTATTCTGACGTACTGGAGCTAGGCACAGACCCTATTGCCAAACGTATTCAGACTATCCTTCCCTTAAGCCAACACATGGAAGTCCACATTAACTACAGCCCGATCATTGTTGAACCAGGCTGGCTTGACCACTACAGAGACTTGTTCAGGCAAGTCTCTGTGGCCGGAATCAAAACCCAATGTGAATGTATCTTCCTCACGCACAACAAACACCAACACGAACGGAACTCTGAAGACGTTCGTGCTTTGCTGTGGAAACCAGACATCCAGGAGGAAAAGGATTCGGAGTACGCCCCAGACAACATCAGGTATAAGTGGTCTTTGAAGCGTCAGTACATTGCTGACTTCACCAAAGTCTATTCAGAGTTCTTCGACCCGAAGACAATACGATACATCTTTTAGGCAGTAAAGAATGGGCGTCCTTAGCGTAACCTTAAACCCAGAAGTCTTTAGAGCACCAACTCCACTTCTATTTGATCCTGAAAAATATAACCTTGAGCAATTCAACGCAGACCTTATTACGGAAGTTAAGGAAAGAACAGAAAAGGGAGCCTTCCCTCTCTTTACGAACAGAACAATCTCTTTGCCAAATAAAACTTGGCAAATAGATTCGCCTAGTAGCTTAAGCTCTGAAGCTCTTTCTAGCGATGAAAAAAGATTTATATTTGTACTAAAACATAACGACATGGTTAGGGATTTTTCTATTACACTATGCCCTCCAAACCAGTTTTCTTACTTCCTTCAAGGCTACTTGGATACAGAAATCGAACACTCTTCTCGCCCCAAGAAGACAATTGACGGAATTGTATACTCGGCAGAAGATGCCGTTAGAACTAGGTACCAAGCCACACTTAAGTTCACATATTGGATGTACCGTGTACAAGACGCTCCCACTCTTTCTCGTGCTAACAGCGTCGATATGATGCATGGAAGGTTCTGACTTACATGGGTGTTTCGAGTAGAGGCCTTTGCGCCCTTAACCTTGATATGAGTTTGTTTCTGTCTAGGGATTTAGGTAGTTCAAAACGCATTTCTGATTACAGGCTTTTCATCCTGGAGATGAGTCGTGAGAAAGAATTCCTCCAAGAATTGAAGAGCCTTATTGAATCTCGATACCCAAATCTGCTTCCAGTCTCTGAAGCTGAGGAAAAGGAATTGGGTTCTTTCGTTTACAGAGGTCACTCGGATGCCAAAGATTCTTTCTATATGTCTGCTCATCTAGTCGATAAATTCTGTCAAAAAGATCTTAAAGTCATGGTAAGTCAAGCCTGCGACTTTCTTCCTTTCAAAGAGCTTTCTAGAGATTTCAAAAGTATCGAGATTGACCTAGAAGACCAATACAGCTCTGCTGGTAATTTGGTGTTGAGTCTTGTTGCTAAGACTACTTGTCCCGGATATCGGATCGAGAAGACAACAGTTACTGTTGACAATTTGGTTTATCATGGCGAGCAGAAGGTGCACCTACCAGATCCTGTTTCTATCACCATTAGGCGAGCCCTGCTTTACCGCCATAGCATGTGTAATAGACTGAGTGACGCCTATTTATATGTTCCAGGTCAATTGGAATCGAACTTCCCCAAGAGAAGAGGCTAATGGGAAAGAGAAGTTCTGCCCCTAACTTCCAGATTTACTGTGATAAGCGTTATTACTCTCCGTTGGAAGATGGTCCGGAAACAAATACCATGACGTACGAAGGTTATATCTTTTGGCTTGTTGACGAAGAATATTTGACGCGGTTTCTAAACGAGGCTTTAGAGGTTGTTGAAGCAGACGTACTCAAAGATGTCAGCAACTTTGAGTGCTTCTCCGAAACTTGTCTCAATGATTTCCCTTACCTAGCCTACGATGCAGAACGCAATGTGGCTTCTTGGGGGTTAGATATAGAACCGTTTATCAATCCCTATGTTGAAATCCCAACCGATGAGAGACGCATTTCGTCCTTAAATGATTTATCACAGATTACAAACGTAGAAATCGTACAGAAGAATGAAGGCGTTTTTCTTTCTGCTTCTGCATTGTTTACTGTAGAGCGAGAGACTACTTCCGCTAAGAGTAATCCTCGAAAGATCAAGACAATTTATTCGTCTCCCCCTCCTCCTAGTCTTGGCGGCCTATCTAACGGACCTACTCCCGTTAAACTATTCGTACCAATAATTGCCAAAATAGAAAGCGATGATTTCTTTACTAGCTTTGGCGATTGGTTCGACGAAGCCTCTATTCGTATCTATTTCCCTGGACGTCTTGCCGGATCCTAAGAGGACCAAGAGAAGGAGCTAACATGATCAAGTGCGAAGTGTTTACTGAGTTTGGAGACGATGAAGATGGAACTACCAAACCTCTCCATATGACTCCCCATAGTTTTACGGTATCTGGTGATGAGCCCTTCTGGGTTTCGTTCGTCTGTATTGAAGGTCAGTTTCCGGTAGCGTTTGTATATCAAGGCGTTATGCCCGAGGACCCTGAAGAGCAGGAGTACTGCGAGCCTATTGGGGAGTATGATGGCCTCACCGTTTCTGGAAGCTGGATCTGGAATGGAGAAGAAACAATCTTCCTTGACGATATCGATTCCGAAGAGTAGGGCCGAATTTGGAGAGTGGTGCCGTGAGACCCTTGCGACACCATTCTTCATTGATACAGTGCTGATCCATCCAGAACTATTTGAAGATCTGTGTAGCTACTCGGTTCGCAAGCCTCCTCCTATTTTCAACCGCAAAGCGCGTAGAAAGAAGAGGAAGTCAAATGAGCTCTCCTAATCATTTGCACTACACTACTAGTCGTATTTCAACCCAATCTCACGGGCACAATTATCATGCGCATGTGTGCAATCTGTATCACGAACCGATACAGCCCAAAGATAATACGTGGGCTGAAGTGGGCTTAGGCCTGTTCTTATTGTCAGCTCTTGTTTACGTTTGCGTCGCCGCAAGTAAGCTTAAGCCTGAAACAAGCTATCCTGGAAGCTGGTGGCCAGGAGGCCCGGGCAGGCCACCAATTTACATCACTCGAGGACCGAAGTGAAACTGAATCTTGAATCCCCACGTTCTACCATTTGGGATGCACCCTCACCTCAGGTCGTTGCTGAATCAGATGAAGAAGACCAGCTTCTGAAATTTCTTTGTCTTCTTTCTTACAGGTTAGCAGCCGAAAGAGCTGCACAGTTAGGTAGCGGACTAGAGTGTCTGCCTTCTGATCCATTTTGGGTTGCAGGGATTTTACGCAGCGACGTTCTTTTAGCCTATGAGGATGAAAGTCAGACTTCTCGATCCTATACAAATATTGTCGCTAGGATAAGAAGTTGGTATCTCAATTCGATTCATGACAATGGAGTGAAGCCTTATGTCTTTAGGGTCTCCGGTAATTATATCGAGGCAGGAAGGCGTGGTACACATTATTATTCCCGCTGAAGGGAAGCTCTCCTCTTTTTGGAATGTACCAACTACACAGACTCCGGAAACTCCTCACTCTAGGCTTATTACTTTCTTGAACCAATTGTCTCTAGACGAAGCCCATCTTAGAGCTAACCGTTTAGGAGTGAATATCAATTTTCAGACAGAGCCTTTTGTTTCAGTTAGGGAGCTGCCCCTTTCACAGGCCTTAGGCGCTTATACCTATGGCTCCACTGAAGTCGGTGATGTTACTTTGGCAGATTGGAATCACTATCAACAGCTCCGTGAAATGATTAGGCTAAGATATGGATCTGCAAACCATTTCCACGAGGTACAGCTCTATACTTTTCGAGAGAAAACACAAACATCTTTAGACATGGGGAGACAAGAGAAATGAAGCTCAATCTAGAAGGAGAGCCTACCACTATGTGGGATGTTTCAAGGACACATTCTACCAACTCTGAGTTTCCTAGTATTCTTGAGTTTTTGAATAATCTCTCCTTAGGGGAAGCTGCTCGCAGATCGGATGAGTTGCAGATTTCTATCAATTATGAAACAGAGCCTCGTATCCAAATCGACAGTTGGGATAAGGATACAATTCTATCTATTTTTGAAACTTTACAAGCCAACTTATCAACCTCTCCGGATGCAGATCTTCGCCTTGAAGCCTTGGATGGTTTTATCCTTTCGATTCGGAACTTGTATCTTTCGAGTGTTCACAGAGAAAAGGTATACCTTTACGTCTTTGAAGAAGCTGAGAATGAATTCCGTATCTTTAGGCAGTGGGCTTGTAGTTTTGAAACTTAATTTGACTGGGGAACCATCTTCTATTTGGCATACTTTGCCTGAGCTCACTCCACAAGAGCAAGAACAACAAAAGAGTGTTGAACTCCTTGTCTATCTTAACGGCCTACTTTATACGCTTGCTCAAAAAAGAGCCGCCGAGTTGAACGTCGCAATTGATGCGCGGCCCTATCCTAGTTTGATGAGAGACAGCTTTACCACAGCAGAGGTTCTTGCCGCCTTTGACGGGAAAGATGATTTACGCCTATTTCATAAGATTCAAGAGCTTTATTGCCATTCTGTGCATAGACATCAAGTCAAACTTTATACGGCAAGGCGGACGAGTTCAGGATTTACTGCCTACAGGCATGATCGATGAAACTCAATCTTGACCTTGAGAGAAGTAGTGTTTGGGGTACTGCTCCTGAAGCTTTTGATTCCAAATATGAAAAAAGCCCTGAAAACTTGTCGCGTCTTCTTACTTGGTTTAACAATCTCTCAGAGTTCTATTTCCTACATAGGACAACAAAGACTTCGCCTTCGGTCAGAGATCCCGAGCTTTTAGGAGCTGCCTTTTGTGATTTGGAGTTTGCTTGGGATGCTTTTTTTGGAGGCAAGGACTCGAAAGAGAAGGATGCTCAGATTAGAGATAGAATATCCAACCTCTACACTTATTCTACCCGTTGGCACTTCTTTGAGCGAGACGGCAAGATCTATTACTCACTCGGTAAGCCTCGCTAGTGAAACTTAATCTTGAGTCAGCAAAGGGAGGGGTTTGGGACGCGTTGGAAATGTCTCAGCAGCGTTTGCCCCCTGAGTTTGCAGACCCTGTTCTTGAAGAGCTAAACAAAATCTGCGTTTACGAAGCCGAAGCTAGAGGCAGACAAATAATGAATCCAGACATTGGGTCTCCCCCTGAAGATGACAAGAACGCAGATACAATAGTTACCGCTTTCCTTCTAGCAGATAACGTAGAAGATGTGTTTGACGCAAATCTTGCTTCGGACAACTTTGCTAACTCTTGGGTTCCTGAAAGAATCCGAGAGTACTATCTAAGCTCAATACATAGTTACAAGGTCTATTGTTTCAAAGTAATTAGGTACGATAAGTTCTTTCTGTTTTTGAGGAGGCGCGCCGACTTTGAAGTTAAGTTTTGAAGCCCCAAGAAGCTCTATCTGGGAGCTGACCGAGACGTCTTTGACTGGAGAGGTTACCTACGCATCTGCCATTGATAGAGCGATTGTCTTACTTAACAAACTTTCTTTACAGTTAGCTTTGGAAAAGCAAGAAAAACTAACCAAAGCGGGCCGATCTGTTTTACTTGACGATAGACCTTCTCCCGTACAAGAGGTGTATACCTTTCAAGAGTCGGAAATTTTAGAAGCAGTTCTTCAAGAGACCGAAGACGGCAAGATCCTTGAAGAAAGGATGCGGTTTACCGAATTCTTACGGAGAAATTACAACCTTCTCCTCCATGCCAACAAGGTCAGACTTTATACCTTTATCTACAACGAAGATGAGAATCTTGTATTCGTCCTACGTCACACTCTTGATGACTTACAGTAATGTCCCTGAAACTTAATTTGGAGACCTTGAGAGAGAATATTTGGGGCCCGATTTACGCTGTCCCTAATGTTCCGCAGGATAAGCAGAAAGAAATTTCTCTTCGGATTGAGAGTGCTCTTGTTTGGGCTAATGGAATTTCAAGTTGCCAGCAGCTAGAGGGCTTGCGCCGTAAGGGCTGGAACAATTATTCCCGTAGATGGGACTTAGCTCCTGCTGTACCTGAGTGTTTGGACTATGACTTTTGGATGCCCGAAATCATTGCAGCTTACCTTGGAGACCATACTTCACACTCTCGTTTTGTTAGTCGGATCTTTCGACTCTACGAAGATAACTTCTTCTTTGTAGCGGATTGGGTGGCTGTGAGTGATTGCCCCATAATTACTTTTGATTCTAAAGATATCAGAGATTCTAAAATTCAGGGGAGACTGTTCAGTAATGCCTACCGTCCAGGGTAATACCTCTTCATCGGCCACTGAGCAGAAATTAAAGATTAAGGCAGACCTTGTCTCCCTTTATGAGAATCTCCACAATCATCCAGCCAAGGCACATTTTGAGAAAGAAGTGCGCGTTTTGGTTCGGAGCAATACTTTCGCTAAAACTAACAATTTGCCCGTTAGCTCTCAGCAGCTTGCTTTTTACTTCTACGTAAGTCTGGACTTGTGGCTAGCAAGTCTGCTCTTTCTTTTTCTCGTAAGCGTATTGCTCCAGAATGCATTCGTTTTGACTCTTTGTGGGATTGTCTTCCTGTCACCGATTTTCTTTTTGAATTTACCTTTCGTCTCTACGATCAAAAAGATGCTTCCCAACAATGGCGTTAGATTAGCTTTTCCGACGTACACTTTTGTTTACAAAGACAAATACTACCACATGCCAAGACCTTCTCCGGACAAAATTGGAGTTCTATTTTCAGCACTCGCTGATGCTGCTCACTTCAATCACTACTGGGAAGACTTTTCTCGGCGAGAGTTTCCTTTCCTGGACAAAAGTATGGTGGCTCGCAACTGTGATGAGACGAACTTTGTTCAATACTGTTCTGATCAGTTAGTCAACTATCATTGGCTTATGGATTTCATGGATCAAATACAACCCGACCATGATGCTTTTGAGGACGCTAAAGCTGCAGAGCTTAAGTACCTTGCTGAAGTGATATCTATTTCACAAGAGCAAGAGCTTGCCAATAAAACCCTAGCTGCTGAACTCAGGAGGTCTTCCTTTGCGTCTTGACGTGAACGTTCCCAAACATTCTCTCTGGGATGCAATCTCACCTAGAGAGAAGAACTGCACCGATATCTTTGAAAGGGAATACACTTCTGCTTTAGAGTTTCTGAATGCATTGTCCTTGTCTGTTGCACAAGAGATTGCAACTGAACAAAACCTTCCGCTTGCTTTTCTTTCTGACTTCGGGGAGAAAACTATTTTGGCCTACGCGTTTCTGGAAGATTACGTAAACAGTGTATTTTCGTCCTTACCAAACAAAAACGATCTTCAAATTGAGCGTTTGATTTCCTCTTTTAGGCATACTTGTAACGTGCCTTTGTCTGTCACACCTCCGCTTTGCCGTTCGATTAATGTTGTTGAATTTTCTCTCCGTCCATCGTGCCCTGTTATCTATACAGGGTATAGAGGTGGATACTTATGAGGCTGAACCTTGAGGGAACCAGATCATCTGTTTGGGAAGGATTTCTTTCCGAAACAATAGACGCTCCTTCCTTGGACCATACCGATCTGTTTGGTAGAAACTATCCTACCCCCTTAGGGTTCCTGAATATATTGTCTCTAGAACTTGCACAGGAATACGCTTCTAAGCGGGAGATCCCTTGTCTTTTATGTTGTTATTTTCCCACTAGAGATACTGTTTGGGGCTTTACGTTAAATAAAGAAAGAGTTGATGAGGCTTTCAGGTCATTACCAGATAAGGACAGCCCTGAAGTTCAGTTTATCCTTCAGAGGCTTAGGCTCGCTTATGAGTCCTCAAGACATCGACAGGCTATTTACGCTTACGATTTCGCTCGTTTTCACAGCCCGGGTGGACATTATGTTGGGTATCGAGGTGGCAGGTGATATTAAACCTTGAGCTAAGTAGATCTTCAATTTGGGATACAGTTCCACCTGAAGGTAAAGCTGTCCCTCCTTTGGATTTGACCGACGTATTTGAAAGACAATACGATTCTCCCATAGACTTCTTGAACGCATTATCTATGCATCTTGCAACCGAAGCCGCTTACAAGCGAGGCCTTCCCATTTCTTTGCTTAGCGATTGTAATGAATACAGCCACTATCGAGGGATTACATTGGAACGACAAACCGTTCAAACGGCTTACTCAAGGTTGCCTGATAAAGAACATGTGCTCTTAGGCTGTTTAGTCGAGTCACTTCAAAGAGCATATAGTTCTTCATTGTGTCACAAAGACGCCATTTACGTTTACGACTTCAATCGTTACCCTTCTAGCTTTTATTCCTACTTTGGATACAGAGGAGGAGGTCTGTGAAGTTAAACCTTGGTTCAGTTAGGTCTTCAATTTGGGATGTACCTCCTTCAGAGGCAGGCGATGCTTCTTCTCCAGATTTAATTGACGTGTTTCAGAAACGATATTCTGATGGTGTAGAGTTCGCAAATGCCTTATCTCTGCATTGTGCACTGGAGGCTGGCGTTAAACGAAACCTTCCTGTTGTCTTGTGTCATAGTCTTCCATCGCACAGAATTGACTATGCACATGCATTCTCCGTTATGGAGGTAGAGACGGCTTTTGCGTCGTTACCAAATGCAAATGACCCTTTCCTTAGGGAACTTATTGAGTGGTTTGAAAGAGCATACAGCAATCTACGCAGACATAGCGACGCTATTTACGTTTACGATTTCTCTCGGAGACCTCCCGATGGTAAGTGGTACTTCGCATACAGAGGAAGAAACTCGTGAGATTAAGCCTTGAGGTTCCCAAATCTTCGGCTTGGGATACCGTAGTTGAAACTACTCCTGCCCAGGTAGGTCCTCATCGATTAGGCCTGCCCAGCTCTTGGCCCCTAAGCAAAGACCCTGTTATCAACTTTTTGGATGACATCTCTTTTCGTATAGGTAAGGAGATTGCTACCACATACTCTTGTACGTCATTCATTACCAAAACATCCGATTCGAATTTAACATCGTGGAGAACTTATCTAACTCTCGGCCCCAACCTCGTTACGGAAGCATTTGGTGGTTCGATTGAGGCCTTAAAGTATATCGAAGCCCTGTTGCACGATGCATATCACTTCATCAGAGAGGACGGTTCAGAACTTTTTGTCCTCTTCTTTGAGAAGCGGGACGAAAATTACTCAGCAAGATACAATATACAGTAAAAGGGGGAGGCTTAGTGCCTCCCCTTTTATTTTCTCTTCTGCGGTTACGTTCGGTCTTCGTAAGGCTCTTCCTCTAGGACCTCTACCCTATCCACAAGAGACTCGGTAGTGATCCTGAGCTCTTCAATCTTTGCTTGGGTAATAGTTAGTAGTTCTGTTACCTGGAGAGCAGTGATGAAGTGTTGGTGTGCAGTGATCAAGTCATTCATTGTGTTTTCTAGTTTAGTTAGACGAGCCAATACTCTTTGGTATTGCAGTTCTGTCATGAAACCCCCAGTACTACTTTAGCGAGTAATAGGGCCGCGCCTACTCCTACACCAGTGATTAGTGGCACTACAATCCTCCATAGTAGATTATCGGCCCCTTCAGTCTTAGTACTGAACTTGGCGCTAAACGTTGCAAAGTCCAGATTGTGCTGTACGAGCTTAGTCGAGATAGCACTAATCTTTTCGTTGATCTCTTTCAAGGACTCTTTTGCATCTGCCACGTCTGAATCTCTGTCGGTTGTTATCCTTGCGAGGTTGTCTTCAACTCTTTGAAGCCGAGCATTCTGCCTTCCTTCCATGACCCTAATCATTGAAACTAGGTCGCGTTCCTTTTCGGCAAGGGCGCGAAGGTCTTCTTGTCTCATTGCTTGTAAGCTCTGAAGCACCTCTTCAGCGTTCTTTTCTGCCATAGGTCGCCTCCTCGGTTACTTGAACCATTTAACTTTTACTAACAGTACGGAGAGTGTTCCATCGAAGTCGTCTCCGACAATTGTTCCAAAATGACGTTTGAACTTCAGCGTGATCAAACCCTTGTTGGTGCTATCGATAGAGTGCATACTCCCGGTAGCAATATGAAGGGTGTTCACAGCCGAGTAGGTGAAGGTAAGGGTTTCAAGAAGCTTGTGGCCTACGTTTAGTGCATCTCCGTGTCTTAGGAGCCGTGGGCCTGAGGGGACTTGGTTTTGTCCATAGACTTCTAGCTTGGCTACAGTACCTGCTGAGGGTGGGTTTAGGAAGGTTGCGAATACTTCTACTTGTAGTTGTGAAGGGGCTCTTCCGTCTTCGTCTACTGGGGGTACTACCTGGAGAGAAAAGTAGTGGGCGCCGACGTTCTCTGTAATGTCCAAGGTTTGGAAGTACGTTTCATCTCCTCCGAGGTAACTCAAGGCGTTAAAGCTTACGTTAACTTCTGTGTCCGAAGTATTGATGTGAAGATGATCTGCTTCAAAGGTACGCTCTCCCCATTGACGGAACAGGTTCTCGTCGACACTAACCATTGCATGTGCGAGAGACATTCCATCGGTAAAGGACCAAGGACCTCCAGCTAGGGAGTAATCAATAGTTTCGTCACCTTCTTCTAGGCCAATAGCTCCGTAGATTTCAGCTAGGTTTCCATCAAGTTCCGACACTGAGCCTCTCGCGATGGAGATGCTTGGGAAAGTACCGCTGTGGGTTAGCCCTGTCCCCAGATAGCCCTCACACAGCCCGCCCAGGGCGTCTAGGACCTCAGCCACAGAGTAGGGAAGTACGGTGGCGCCATCTGAATTCAAGGTGTAACCAGCGCCAAAGGAATCCTCTGCAACCTGCCCCACTTTAAGTTCAAGCTCTGCCAATCCGTCAGACAGAGCGCTGTCATCGTACTCTGCAATGTCATTAAGGGCCGCCACTGTATTGTCCAGCCCAACAAGCCGCGCACTTACTTCCTCAAGGCTCTCTTTAACAGTACAAGGTCTACCCTGAGCAGTGTTCCAGTACACAGGTTCAGAACCAAGACTTGCTTCAACGTCAGTAAAGACGACATTCCCACTTAGACCGTAGTCCAGTGCATCAATGTTATGACCCTTACCAGTACTCGGTAGTGCGTCAAACAGGGGGTAGTTGACTTCGTTAAGTTGCTCAACGATCCCTGCCAGGTCCTTCACTACGCTCCTATCAGCGACCAACTTGCTTGTCGCTTGAGTGACAGTATGTAGTTTGTTAGTTAGCGTAGCCATTTGTTACCCCACCTGAAGCTTAAAGGATTCGAGTCTCGGGCTTAGTCCCGGCACTGTTGTTCTTAGTATGGCCTTGACCCATAGCTGAGTTCTGCTTGCCGAGATCTTGGACCAGGATACAGAGATGAGTTCGTTAACCCACTCTTGGCTGCTTCTGTCAATCTTGACTTTAATGAAGGAGCCCGTTTCTTCTTCTTCTACCGTAAAGACCGAATAGAAATCTTCTTCTGTCAGGTCCTTTACTGCAAAAATTTCTGGGTACACGAAGTCCATTTTCACGGCAAACATTTCATCAAAGCCGTTGTAGATCTTCTCTCCGGTGTATCCTATTGCATACTGATAGCCTTGTAGTAGGTACTTATGGTTATAGGGGTACAGAGAGTCTTCTTGTTCAAGCTCCACTTCTGTTAGGGCTTGTGGTTCAATTGTTTTCCAGTTAGCACTGTACACACCTACTTCGTTGATACCTTGAGGGAAAGTAACTAGGCCGCTCTTCTCTACGCCGTTGACCCTGATTGAGTTGGGTCCAAAGTCCAGGGTCTTGCCCTCCCCTTCTTTAACGACTACGCATGTGTAATAGATTCCGCGCTTGTATCTCCATCCCGAGGTAGCGTTGAAGAACTTAACATCTCTGTTACTTGCAGTTAGGATTCCTCTCTTGACCAAGAGGGTTGTTAGAGGAACATTGGCAGCTTCATCCGGATCAATGTATTTATTGACGATGGCTTCGTCTTCGTATGACAGTGAAACTTGAAGTTCTGCTTCTTCAATTACTTCAGGATCTGCAATCAAAGACTGTCCGTTCTCTAGCTCTTCAATGAGGGCCGCGCTTGTTCCTTCTGCCTCCTCTTGGAAGTGTACAGGCTCAGAAGTCCAAGGAAGGAAGTTGGTGCCGTCATCAGACAGGAAGTAACTAATGCTTGTGTCTTTAGGTTTGAACTCACAAGGGAAGAGCTGAGCCTTTTGAAACTTAACTGCGGTATTGTCCTTGAGGAAGGAGTAGGGGCCGCAAACCAACACAGACTCCAGACTCTCTTCCGTCCCCCTTCCATACAACACCAACTGGTCTAGACTGAACACGTAGACGTTCTGTCTTCCCGAATCAGTTTTTGTGTCGAAGGCAGACTTCTTGAGCACAATGCTGATTGAAGCGACTTCGTCTTTGTTCACCAAGAAAGTGTTTAGGCTCCTAAAGGCTTCTTCACCTGGAGCAATGGATTGCAGCTTCCCATTAGGGGACCTAGAGAAGACAGCGACTGTTGTATCTGAGTTGCCGTTCACTGGAGGGCCTATCAGTTCAAGCCTCTTGATAGTGGTTGGCTTTGGCAATTCGATGGTTAGCTCTAATGCAATCTCTCCCACCTCGTAGTCGGTGTAAACAAAAGCATTCCACATAACCCCGTCGTTGTTTTTTAGGGCCTCTGTGCTTTCGGTTACAGCTTTGGAGATGATGCCTTTGGGCGCATAGATCGCATACGAAATCATTCCCGAAGACAGTTCAATGCTGCTTTCATTTGTTTTACCAAGGAAGACATTGCCATCTTTAATAGACGCCGTAGTGCTCTGTCTTACCACCTTGGCTCTAGTATCAAAGGTCTCTTCTGCCGTAGCGAAGAACAACTTGTTTTCTTTTTTCAGCAAGATGTTGTCGAGCCCTTGCTCTACCCGAGCAAGACGATCCAGCATTCTACTAGCGGCGTGCTTTTTGAAGATCAGTTCTTCCCTAAGCTTGGCGGACTGCATGAGCATCTCTTCGTAAGCCTTCAACCCACGAACAAATCTTTGCTTCATTAACTTGCTGAACTTAAATGCGTCAGACTGTTCTCTGAAAGCAATCTCCACCCCCTCCGGATCAAAATCCGGTAGGGGGTTTTTATTTACCCCTTCCTCAAGAAGTCTAAGCTCGTACGCAGATGGAGCCCTTCTATTCTCAAGGACAAAGGTTGCGATGGCTTCTTCTAGCTTGGGTTTCATTAGTAGTACCTATGAGTGATTGCTGTCACAATGGGGGAGAAGTAGGCCGCCAAATCCTCTAGCGTATCTACGTTCACTGTTTTCTTCCAGAAGACTTTGACCTTGTTATTTACAGGCAGCATTTCCTCTGTTGCAACAGTCAACAGATTCGTCTCATCATAATACACAGCCTCTGTTAACTCTTTAACGATATCATACTCGATTACAGAGGGACAAACTTTGTACCTAATTATTCCTTCGTCCCTCATGTCTGTTTCACTAAAGATGTCTCCGTTTCTGTAATCGACAGAATACTTGTTAGAGGAAACAAACCTTGGGTTGCTGTAGTAGTAGGACACAGTAATGTCTGCAGGCAGTGCTGTTGGTCTCTTGACCGAAACAACACCAGAGTTTGAAATGTGGTAGTCACCTGTAGAGGACAACCCACCCAACAAAGCCTTCTGGGAAACAAACACACTTGTGTCTGAAAAACGAACACCAAGTTCCTTGAGAGTAAGAGAGCCGCCGGCAAGAGAGAACGTAACAACACCCGCAACAGGAGCTGTTTGGTTTGTCTTCTCTTCCGAATAAGTGGCGCCTAAGAATTCCAAGTACCCGTTAATGTACGGGATTTCTTCTGCGTCTTCTCCGACAACAAACAAGTTCTTGGTCTTAAGAGTGCCCTTGATAATTGATTCGTATGAAAGGCGCTTCTTGTTGGAGACACCAGTGTAGGGGTCATTCCTTGCTCCCCAGCGCCCTGTCACCGGGTTGTTGCGGCTAATCAATTCATCGCCCTTACGTTCGCTAACACTGAATGCATTAAAAGCTTCCGAACTCACCAAGAGGCTCTTCGGAGTAACCCCTTCGAATAGCACCGAGTACTGTTCTTTTCTCACCTCAGTACGAGGCGAACAGCTGTAGTGAAGAGTAAGCGCAAGAAGGCCTGAACTTTCATACAGCTTCACAACACCAATACTTTCATCGAGGTACCACTTACCAGAGGCAAGCTCGGCAACAGTATCTACAAGCTCGAGAACAACACCATCAGAACCCACAAGCTGAGCACTATCTCGGTTGATATGCTTGTGCGGGAGGCGGATGACTTCTTGGTTCCTAGGCAGATTGAAGACCTTGCTTGCGTTGAGTTCATCCGTCAAGGAGATGCTGATAAGCTTCTTGTCGGGATCAAAGAGGAAGCTTGGGTTACAGGCATAGCCGTTAGGTGTCTTCTCCCAGACAGGAACTTCTGGCTTAAACCGGACAGTAACTTCTCCCCCAGAGGGAGCATCGTCCGAGAGGATGATCTTCTTGTAGAGTTCGGAGAAGGTCCAGTTTGCAGTTCCAAGTGAAGCAGTGTCCTGAACGTAATCATATCTTTCGCCGCTTACTTCCACGACAAGGTCACTTACGTCAAAGTCTCTTTCAAGGATAGAGGTCGGAGTTGTGACTCGATACTGCCCGGTGTTTAGACGACCAAGAGATACGGGTTCTGACCTCTCTCCCACCTTGGCAATGTTTGGCTGAACGACTAAAAGCTTTGTGTCTTCAAGGTCTACGTTTAGGGGAACGAGAGCAGGAGACCTGTTTGGGTTGATTGTCCTAGTAAGGGTATCTACCTCGTACAACTCTTCTTTGGTTAGAAGCGTCTTGGCGGAGCTGACGGCACCTTCTTTCCTTCTCAAGGAACAAGACCAACTCATGTCCTGCTCCTCACCACTGAGGCCATGAATGTCACGAGCTATTGTACCGTCAATTTCATACTCTGTTTTGATATCTGCTTTGTAGAAGCGTTCACCTGGAGGGAAAATACGGGCGCGTCTCTCTGCGTAGTACAGAGACGAAGCCAGCCCCCTTGGCTTTGAAGAAATCTTTCCACTTGATTTGAACCGAATTCCTTTTACTTCCATGCCGCCGATACCAATGGCCTTTCTGCCTTCAGTGTTGGCGTGTGTCTGCTTCAGAACAAGCGTGAACTCTGTTGCGATTACTGGGAGGAAAACAACCTCCCAGTTCCCCGTGCCATCCTCATTGATGGCGTCCCAGAAGTCTGGCTCCTTTCTGTTAGGGCACAACTCCTTGACGCTCATCATGCCCAAGTTCTTGTCGTTGATTAGAATGTTTTCAACAGTAAAACTTGGAACGCTTTCCGGATTCACAAACTTGAAACGTAGATGGTTAACAATAGATTCTCGGTCAAGCTGTACTCTGAGCTTGAGAGTTAAAGGTCCACGCTTGTAAGACTCGTACTCAAAGTGGTTGTCTGGATTGCTGTCCAAGATTGAACTTAGGTACCCAAGTTCAGGCAACACCTTTCTATCCGAGTTTCCGTTAATGCCGTTAGAGCCACGAGCGATAGACATCTTTGAGATAGATACGATGGCTTCGCTTTCAATAGGTAGAGTAGCAACTCCCTGCCTGGAGAACAGTGCAAGCTCTTCGGCAGCTCCAGTTAAAGCCAGCCGCTCTCTCCTCTTAAAACCTTCACGGACCACTTGTGCTGCCGTAGACGACAGAGACTTAAGAGCCGAGTGCTTCTGGTTTACTTTCACGAGTGAACTAGAGAGGGCCGTGTCTAAAGCGTCTGACACGTTTGCAAACTCTTTTTCTCTTGCGACAAGGTTAGAGTAGGCTTCTTCGGTCAGCACAGCAAGAGTACTGAGGTACTGATTAAGCAGGCTCATCTTCTCGGGGTCAATATAATCCCCCTGTTCAACAAGGTTGAGGTCAGCCTCTATGACCTTGAGGAAGAAAGAACTTACGGCCGCCCTAGCATCGGCGGCCTCTTCAACTGAACCTCTACTCGAACGAAAGGTTGCAATGCTTCTATCTGCAACCTGTTGAGCAAATACCTTAGGACTCTCTTGGCCTAGAAGATTCGTTCTCATTGTTCCCTTCCCTTACACGCAGCAAGTAATTCTTGATTACGGGTGTTAGATAGAAATCGTTAGAAAGAGATCTTAGTACGTAGAGAACTCTCACTTCTCCTTCCAGCAGGTTATTTTTCTTCGCCGTTTGCACTCTACCATTCTTCAGAAAGAATCTCTTAGACTTCTCAAGATACTGGTTAGGCATAGCTTTGTATTCAATCCAGTAGAGCTCTCCGGATTCTGGAGCCAGTAATCTTATTTGCGCTGAAGTCGCTACCGGTGTTAAGTCTCCATTGATATATGGATTTGTACTGTCGTACGCACCAATCCAGTTAATGCCGTTATAAGTAATCTCGTAGTCAGTACCAAACACTAGGACGCCAGAACTGTTCTTGACTACAGGAGCAGATGTTTCTGTGATGAGTGGTGCGAAGTTCAGTCTACTAGCTTGGTTGGTACTTGGGAGCATCTCCGCTTCGGTAGCGCTGCTAGGTACAGCAATGATGACTTCGCTTTCTTTCCCCGCCCTTCCCCTCAAGGTAAGGAGTAGGTACTTATCAGTTAAGGTGTCTGTTGTAACAGTATCACTTACAAAGTACCTTGCGTGTGAACCTGTTAGGTCGAGCACTGCTTCCTTGAGGGAGAAAGAGAGGGGCCGCTCTACTTCCATGCTCTTGCTCAAAAAGTACCCAAGACCCTTGTACTGGATCCTACGCGCCCAAATCTCTTTGATTACGAATTCGTAATGCTCTACTTCTTCCTGCATTACTCTGTTATCAAAACTAAAGGTTTGAGGTCCCACGTAAAGCGGAGAGTACTGCACAAAAACAATCCTAAGCCGGCGTGTGGTAACTGGAGCAAATAGCAACTCAAAGCTATCTCCTTCAACTGGTATATGCACCTCAATACTTTCCCACTCGCCATATTCGTTCTCGAAGTAAAGCTCCTCAACTTCGGTCTTCTTTGCCGACCCCATTCTGACTCTAATTGAGTTGATTAGCTGGGAACCAGGCAGCGTCAAAACCAAACCCAAAGCTGCATTAGACTTTGTCTTTCTCCAGTCTTTCGACTGATAGGAACTGAACCTGAAGGCTGCTTTCTCGAGGAACACCTTGGCGGGGTCATCGGTTGGGATTGGAGCCTTTACGTTCGAAAACGAAGTGTCTTCATAACTGATGTCTGCTTGTACAAACCTTAGTTCGGCAATGTCCGCTTCAGGAAGTCTAAGTCCACCAAGACCACGAGGAGAACAACGGTGGTCTTCCGTGAAGACAATACCCGTCTTAGGATCTGTAATGGGGGTTTCTATCTGATCGCCGAAGTCTCTGTTGTTGAGGAACTGGTTAAGATGAATCTGCGTCTGCTCATCGTCTTCGGTACTTACTTCCAAAACCAAACCTTCAGCCCTTGTCGTCTTAACTTCGAAGTCATCCAGGCGCATCTTAGCGTTCTCTGTAAGCTTCGAACAAAAATCAACATGGGACTCCGTGGCTCGCTCCAAGCTTCCGTTGAGAAGAAGGTAGCTCGTCAAAGCTTCGTCTAGGTCTTTAGCACGAATTGGACCATCCATCGGAACAGGTACAGTAACAAGATTGCCTTCGAGGAGTCGAAGTCGTTTCTTCATCTCCTCGTTACCAGCCTGCTGTTCAAGAACGCCCTTACGCCTTCCTCTCACATATTCTTCTACAACAGCAACTTGAGCGTCCCTGAACTTGGGAGTCATTCTTGTGTTCATGGTTTACTCCACGGCTAGGCTTACGTAGATTTTTCTAGCAGCTTCTCCCGTTGGGGTTTCAAGCTCAAGGGTAATCTCGTGTGACTCTCCAACCTCAAGCTCAAGCAGCTCGATCCTATTCTCGTAAAGAGAGCCTTGTAGTCTTGTAAAGTAAGTCGTGACTTCTCCCTCTCCATTTTGGTAGGTAACCTTGAGACCACCCTGGGTATCTTCTTCAAGGACAGTATTAGTGCCCCAAGTGAGAACTGTCTGGTAATCCGTTGCAGGAGCGTCTTCGGAAGCATCTTCCCAAGTGCCGAGGTTATCTGCGGGTACCAAAAACATCCCAAGGGTGGCTTGGTCCTCTTCTCCTGAATTCACAATGTGAATCGTAACAGAAGTCCCCGACTCTAAGGCCTGGGGAGACTGGATTGGATCCCCATCGAATTCAAATGTGATATCTTTAGCCGCCATTATTTCACCTCAACTGTTACTTCACAAGAAGCTGGATACTCAATCTCACCATAGCTTAAACACAATCTGAAGGTTTCTACAGCCCCAGAGCTAAGTTCATCAACCAGAAAATTGATGTCACCTCGTTCGGTTACTGCGACGCTATCGTAAAGGTCAAATATACCGTCTTCGTTTTTTCTGTATAGGTTGTAGGTGTATAAACCTTCGAACGAGCAAGCAAAGCTAACTTCACTTTCAACGGTTGTATCTACGTTGACTATGCACTTAGGGTAGGTCCACTCGATTACAGGCAGTACTGACATGTCGACTCTTTGTGTCAACAGGGTTTCTGCTTCTTGCAGGGTGAGCCTGCCGCCATAGTCCTGGAGAAGAGAAAGGGGCGCCTCTATTAAGAGCACTCCACTTCGCACCACCTTCCTTCCTCTAGGACTCCAAGACTTTGCTGACTCAATGAGTTTGGGGTTACGTGTATACGTGAACACTCTGTCTTTAGGAACACCACCTTTTGGAAGAACATCTACTGACTTAACATCGCTAACGTGCTGAGTGTCTTGGTAAGAAACTTCTGCAAGGACTACATACCCGAAGTTGTTCTCTTGGCCAAAGCAGTAGAGGCCGTAAAAGGAATCGTCCTCTTCGTCTTGGTAAGCCATACCCACAACTGTATTGTCATTGAAAGACTCATCAGTGTTGAGTCTTTGCAGGTTTGGATAAGAGCTTGCGCCCGGACCTTGCGAGGAGTAAACGATACGCCCTGAAGAGTCAACAATCAGATGGTGGATAGCCCGCTCTCCATCAACGACGTTCGGAACAATGTAGAACACAATAGTGTGGTTTAGGATCCTAGAGTCGGTAAAGGGATTGAGATTGATACCCGTGTAGTTAAGAAGATCGGCTTCGTAATAGAAGGACGCTTCCACCTGAGTGTTAGTGCCGATTTGTTCATTAAGAACGACAAGGCCGCTTTCATTCGACCAAGACGCAATAGAACCATACTCATACTTTACTGCACCGCTATAAGGCAATCCGTTCTTGGAGCTCTGAGTAGTAAGGACACGCTTTAGGAGACCATTGCCGTCAAGCAGTTTTACTACCAAGTGGAGACCCATTTCAGGCTTAATCGCCAATCTCTTTCTCCCAAGGTACAACAGGCTTTCATCTAGCTGCAATCCAGTCTGTTGACTTGCAAACATGTAAGGAGCATAGGGCGTATAGGGCTGGGTACTAATCTCAGGAACGCTATACCGCATGGTAAGGCCATTGTGAAAATCAACTACTTCCCCAGCCGAGAACTGCATATACCAAGAGTCTTTGTAGCTTAACGTCTTGGGTTTTACTGGACGAATCATGTACTCGTCATTAGCTTTGACCCAATACTTGTCTCCAACGTTCAAGTAGAAAGTGTAGCCATCAGAGTTCTTCTCTACTGTGTAAACGGAAAGCCCCTCTCTTAACGCACCAGTCTCAAGGTCAATGTCTTCCCAAGTTGCCTCTGAAACCGCAGGGACGTTATTCAATATCTGAGTAATCTTCCCATACGCACCAAAACAGTCTACAAAGTAAATGGTGTATTCAGTCTCGGTGTCAAAGCGATTCTTGAAGTTGTTGAAGACGGACAAAGTGTCTGCGTCAAATCTAAACTCAGCATTTAGTTTCGGATCGTTTTCGGTTGAGACCTTGCGGATCTCAACCCTTGTTGTTCCGGTTGGTACAAGGTGTTTCTTGTATAGCGGTACAAGTCTCCCACGTTCGTTCTGGGCCGTCTGGTTTGTCATGAGGACTCGTCTATAGGGTGAGCTGTACGCGACGCTTGTAAACGTTTTACCAGCCCTCAGGGGGTCTTCTACACGTTCAGGTACGAACCCAGGAGCAACGTAGTACCTTTCCACTAGGCTCAAGTTCTTGGTAGGTGTGATTGCTTCATTCTCTAAGTAGGCGATGGGTACATGTCCCTCTTTGAGGGTCCTAGAGAAAGAGAACTGCTCGACATTGTTATGTACGTGAACATGGAACGGCGCCGACAACTCAATCTTGTTATCGGCGTCTCCACTAGCAAGAAGCTTTAAGGTTAGCTTAGCCATTAGGTTCTCTCGTAGATATTCGTGATTCCTGTTTTCTCTGGAGCTGCAATGAGAAGCGTAATCTTCACGTCTACATAGTTGATGCTTGAGGAGTTCGGTGCGTCGCCAGACGTATCTCCCTCCGCATCCATCCAGTTGGACCAGTAGTAAGGATTATTTGAATCCGAGCCAGTGTCACAGTCGATGGTGGCGAATACTTCTCCGCTTACAATCCTAAAGGCAATATGGCTGAGCGCTTGGCCTCTAATGTTTGTGTAGCCCGTCTCCCAGGCGTTAGCTCCGATATCGGGCTGATGAAGCATACCCATGATGCCGATAACGTGGTAATGCATTAGGCCTGATGGAAGCGGGATAGCATCTGTTACTGCGTACTGAACATCAGCCCAAGTAGCTGCGTTACTTCCGCCGCTGTCTTTGAAGTTTACCTTCAGACTCTGAAGACCAACGTGTATAATCTGAATCTTAGGAACCACCCAATAGTCAGCAGCGGCACTCCCACTAACGGTGCCAGCGACGCTTACACTTCCTGGCCAAGTACACCAGGATTGTTCCGCCCTGACACTATGTTCGGTTCCATGACGATCAATATCCCAAGCAGGAAGTCTATCAACGCCCCACTCGTTAGAAGTTGGCCCTACATAAATCCCAGAGAAGGTGGCATCTACGTTATGACCGGCAATGCCATGAGCTTCTTCCTCGAAGCTGTAACTACCCCAGTATTGGCCATCTGGTTTGGAACCGCTTGTTAGTTCAACCGTCTCTATGTTGAAGCCGGCAAACATCTTCACCGGAGTGAATAAGGCTACGTTCTTTGTAGTCTCAATCTTTACGCGGTCATCCGCAGGGGTTGTAATGACAAGGTCGTCAGAGCTGTTTCTGTAGATGCGCCATCCCGAACCGCCAAACCGAACACCATAGCTTTCGCCGCTAGAGAGGAGGGGAAGGTAAGCTCCAGGAGTTCCCGCCGTAAGTCCAAACCAAATATCTCCTCTCATGGCATTGTCGTCATTGAGGGGAGAGTTATCTGTACGCTTGCCGTCTCGAAGGAGATACTGTGGGGCATGGTTGTTGGCAATGCTGGAAGGCATGTAAACGCCACTAGGTCCAGCGTTAGTAGTCCAACCAGTAATAGTGCCAGCTTCAATGTGCTGCTCCCCGAACCGACCATCGTGAGAGTGGAGGCCCATTTTCATTCTAAGGTCGTCAATGGACGTAGTAATGTCAGTTCCGACCGTCAGTGTAATGAACTGATCTCCGTTGGCCACCTCTTCTTCTAGGTCAACCCCTGAGATGTAGAAGCTTTCAGAATCGATGTACGTATAAGTTGCCGAGTCGTAGACCTTGCCAGTAGTCCAGTTCTTCAGCATTAGGAACCCAGCTGGGATCGTATCCCCGGCTGTAAAGTTGTCCACTAGTACCTTGGGGAGTAAGAGCTGGTCTTGGTAGAGAGGATCTAGGCTGGTTAGAGCAACATCTGCTTCCGAAAAGCTCCTCTGCGTATGAGAGATGACCGGGAGAGAAATAAGGTGGCGTCCTTCAGAGTCAAGCTCAGCCGAGACGTCGCAACCGTCTCCGCCCTCATGCAATTGATTTGGGTCTGGGATGACGTTGAATCTGGCACCAGTATAGTTTGCTCCACCTGCGTAGGTGTACGGAACAGTTGTGTAAGTAATTGTTCCACCAGCTGTTGCTGTCACACAGTAGATGCTGTTCGTATCAGCATCATAGAAGTATTCGCCTGCCGCATTAAGCAGGTTGAGACTTGCAACCTTTGTAGTCAATGATGCATCAGTGCTTGAAGTAACAGTGTTGGCTGGAAACTTAAGCTGGAAGCAATGAGCGCTTGTTGGCGTTGGTTCAACAATCGTCCTAGATGTAGCGGGCATGGTAGGGTTTAGGTTTGATGCGGGACCAACAAAACGCGCCAAGTTCACAATGTCTAGAGACCGTCCAGCGTCAAGGAAAGACTCATTTAGAGTTAGAGACCGTCCCCATGGGGGTGACAGTCTTGCCTCAGCAGCAGACGAATAGGGGAAGGACTCATCATGAATGTCCCCAATCGCTTTCTCTAGGTTAGAAACTGCACGCTGAAGCTGGGCGGTAATAGCAGTAAGCTTTGCAGCTCTGACTGCCTCTCCATCTACAAATGTAGGTACAACTGAGATACCAGATTTAAGCTTGTCTGCCATTAGATAACTCCAGCAAGAGGAAGCTGCAAAGCCCCTACAGCCTCAGGGTTAATCGTGTAAAAGTTTGCGCCGCCGATAGCAACGCCATCATTATGTTCTTCAGTGTAGAGTCTTAAGCCGTACGGGATAGGAAGTTCTCCACTAAAATCAACACCAATCAAGGATGGACCGATGAGAACTTTAAGTCTGATTTCGTTAGAATAGATAGTCTGCCCAGTCAGAGGGTCTACCACTGAAGCCCTTAACAGAGCTTCTCTAGGACCTACAATTCTGTAAGCAGCTAGGTTGTTTGTATCTGTACCAGGAGCAGGAATAGGAAGGCTCCTCCCTTCATAGACCAATGCAGAGGCGGATACGGTATCCGGAAAGACTGGCATATAGGCTCCAGCCGTTTCAGTAATCGGGTGCGTTGCGTCCTCAGACCATTCATAGACGAGGCGCATCAAACCATTTGGATTGTCTGAATCATAAGAGACGGCCCCCTCCTCTAACAACCAGCACGGACGATTAATGATTTGTCCGCCTGAAATAGCTTCTGCAAGGTGTGCAAGGCTTACAAGCCGCCCGCCTACTATCTCTTGGTCCATCTTTACGACGGTAAAGCGTTGCTTAACCAAGTTGGTCTTAAGAACATCAAGGTAGCCCCCATTGAACACCTCTCCAAAGACTCCGTCGATATAGATCGAATGACTTGCTCCCAAGACGTTCGTACTCCCAGCAAGCTTTGTTCTTGCCTTAACTCCAATGGTTCCATAGATGGGATCACACTTCAGCACCTGGAAGAGCCAAAACTTTTCGTTGCGAAGAGAACCTGCAATTGGTTCGGTTCTAATGGTAGTGCCTCCAGACTCATGGGTAATAGACATAACTGAGTAAGAAGACTCCATGCTGTCTACTGGGCTTCTGTAGTCTGCGTAGAACTCACCTTCGGCGTTGGTGAACCCACCAGTCATTGCCAAATCGTCAGAAAGGTATCCGGCTCCAGACAGCACTTCAATAGTAACTTCTACTTCATCCACCGGATTCCCAGAGCGATCAAGAGCAGTAGCTGTTAACTTGCTTACATCTGTTCCGAAATAGATTGGTCCATAAACGTTGCCTCCAATTAAAGGAGAATCGCTCGTAAGCACCAAGGAAGAAACGCTTTTGATTTTGCTTCCAACTTGCAAGACCCCAGAGGAGGAGGGAGATACGGTCGACTTGACATTAAGCCGAGGGCCTCTTCTTGCTAGCTTGCTTTTGTCGGCCACTTCAAAATCAACCCTAGGGACAGCAGTGTAACTAAGGTAAAGCTCTCCTTCCGCAACAGCCCCTCGGGAGCTATCAGAAATATAGTCCCCTCTTGTGTGAGCGGCTGCAGTAGTAGAGTCATATCCGCGAACAAGACTTGAGAAGCCTAGAGAGGTTTTCTCTTCGTACAAGATCTTTTCGGTCCCAATCTGAATAACCCCGTAGCTGGGATAAGAAGAGTGGTGTTCGGCAAACACAAACGGTATGTAGTTAGAGCTGTCGGTCAGGTCTTCAGATAGCGTAAGCGAAGGATTCGAAAAACCCCCAAGGGTTACTATTCCAAGTTCCCTATTAACTGAGAAGGCCTTAGTACTATCTGTTACTAAGTTGAGATTCTCAACCTCTTCCCAGAAAGTTAATACCTCTCCGTCTACGGTAGCAACCTGCACATTCTCAACAGGGAAGAACTTCGTGAAGACAGTCCTTCCTGCACTAGCATTGTAGTGGTACTCCCAAGTCGATTCAATGATGTTCGACTCACCCTCTTCGTATGTCTTGCCGACTTTAACGTGCTGAGAGTTGCTAAAGTAAAGGACCCCTTCTTCTAGCAGGCATTCAAAGTGACGATCACTTACGGACTCCCAGACAATGCTTTCGTCTACAATGGTTGGCTGCCTACCTCCTTCCTCTAGGACACCAGTAAATTCATCGGTAAAGTCCCACCTAAAAAGAGTTAGGGCTTCTGCATCTTCATTTCGGACAAACAGTCTTGCGACAATCGTGGATTCAATTGCTCCCTCTGGCAGTTGCACTTCATAGCCAATATCACTGAGTTCTTCCATGCTGGCTAGAACACAAACGCTAGCTTCTCCAGGTAGATATCGTTCATCCCAGTAAAAGCTTACTGTACCTGGAGAGACAACTGGGGTGTGAGTAAAGAAGGCGTTCTCTGCATAGAGCTTAAGGCCTTCGAACTTAACTGGGAGGACATGGCCCGAAACCCATTCGTCGTGTGCGGTGCCTTCGACAAGCAAGACTTCTTGCGACGATAGGTAATCGGTTTCAGTGTCGAATGCAGAGTAAGAAGCCCTGTCCATCCTAAAGGGAAACAGTTCAATAAGCGGCTGGTCTTCTAGTTCAGACCTGACATGGATTTCAATTGGCGCGATAACTGAGACAAGAGACATTTTACCCCCACTGATTGCCCATCTTTGAGAGGACTACTCTTTGCACTTTACTCCCATAGGAGTTCAGCAAGCCATACGTTTCGTCACCAGTTTCTTCGTCGAGCCGCTTGCCTTCAAACATATCTTGGGTTTCTTCTTTTGACAGCTCAAGCATCTGAATGTCCTCCCACATCATCCTAAAAGGAAACTCTGCATAGGTGTAGTCAATCGATCCCGAAAAACCACTCAGTGTGTGGATTACCCCATTTAGATAATCAATGTGGTATTGACCTTCTAGTTCAATATCTTCAGGGCTTTCCATTTCATAGACGAAGTGGTTTGTGTTACCAATCAAGATGTCTGCGATGTATTGTCTACCGAGTTCAAGACCGGCGACCTTTTGAACGACAAAGGTATTCACTGTTTTTAGATTGCTACCACATCTTAGTTTCGAAGAAAGCTTATAGGCATGGTCTGGGTCTTCAAGTGTTCCTTCAAAGCATGAGCTACTCTCTAGGGCAGAGACAATATCCTCGAGAAGGTAATAGTGCGCCCTGTCTCTAGTCAGACATGTCAGCTCAATTACGTCAGGGTAGGAGCTGTAGAAGAGCACCCGCGTTGGCTCAACTACAACGGCCGGTTTCTCTGCGACAGGCCTTCCGTTCTCATCTAAGCGTAGCGTAATCCTTAGAGCAACAATTGGCTCCAAGCCAACTTGGCGGCCAATGCTTTTACGTAGACCCGTTAGTGTACCGTTTCCGGGATCAAGGGCCTCCGCCCTAAGTCTTTTCCGGTACAGCTTTGCGCTCTCTCCAGGTAGCCTAGAGAGAGCAAGATTGCTGCCTTTCCTGTCGAGATTAGTTTCGAGAGGAATCCTTACTGGGGTTACACTACTCATGGGCCACCTCAATGGTGTCAAACTCATCGGCTACATAGATTGAATTGTTATCCGTGTCAAACAAACAAGCAAGCTTAAGTGGCTCGTAGGCGGTTACATCAGTTCCGTCAATCAACGCAATCTCATTTCCGTCTATAAGAACCATCCCGCTATGGCTTAACACAGAGAGCACTTCCACGTCCGTTGTACGACTTGCAACGATAGCGGTTCCACTTAGGGTGATATAACGGTCGGTAAATGCTTCAACATAGACCTCCCACTGTCCCTCACTTTCTGCCGTCACATCGAAGTGAATGTCTTGCCAAGCATCTGCCGTTACCCTGTCGTATTCAAAAGCGTACAAAGTAGTATCCCAACTTAAGTCTGATTGCAGATAGTAGACCTGAAGACTTGGATCGATAAGGGAGATGATGACCTTGTTAATCGGAGCCGCAGTATTTACAAGCTTAGTCTTTCCTCTTACGGTATCTCCTGGACAAACGTACTGCTCATCCATGATTGCCGTTAGGCTAGAAAGATAACTAATAGACTCTCTTAGGTTAAGAGACTGCACTTCGGGCAGCGTCGGTTCAATAATGAAGAGAAGTTCTTCTGCCGCTGACACGTATAGGTGCCCAGTTTCTGGATGTACAAAATAGTCCTGAAGAGCAAGCGACCCTTCTGTTTCGATTCTTTGCCGAGCAATTTCTTCGTAAGCATCAAGGTACGAATCCAGGTTTACAAAGTCATTGGCAGTCTTTAGGAAGTAGTACAGGGTTAACGCTCCGTCTTCAGTGTTTTCGATGTGAAGATAGAGCGGCGAACTCTTGTTCTCTCCATGTACCGTGAGGAATGGGTGGCGCTTTGGAACGGTGTTGTTAGGTCTAGGCCCAACCGAAAAGTTAAGGTAGCCGCACTCTGAGTGCTCTATTGAAACGATTTCGGCATAAGCATGTTTACTCTGTATTGCTTCAAAGGACCTGAGCGGAATTATTTCTTCTACGGAAATCCAGCTTTCATTGTAGCCTACAATCTTAACCCAAGGATTACCAGGGGCAAGGGGCTCCCTGTTCTTGAGCGGCACTTCTCCGCCTAAGACGTTGACCCAAAGATTCATAGGGGACTCAAAGACATGGTCAACCGAAATCATTGTAGGTTCAAAGTTATCGGGAGGTTCTTCGGACCAGATGCCTAAGGGCTCATGATCATACAAGGCCCCCTCTTCTAACTGGAACAAATTGGAATCCCTCAGCGCCCTAGCGTGTGACTTTAGCAACTCCTCTACGGTGTTTACTCGGGTGAAGACGTATTCTCCTTCTTGGGCTGTTACGACCGGATAAGTGATAACACCTCGCGAATTATCTGGCGCCTCGTCTGTAGGGATTCGCACTTGGTAAACAGTCGCTGTTTCCAACCAGTTCTTGAAGAGAAAAGCATCCCTATGCAGTGAGATCTCGTTGGACCTGACAGCCTCAAGGGGTTCGGCAAGAATTTGATAGAGAACGTTAACGTTCGAGGTTATGTCACGAGCGGCTTTGCTTTGAGAAGGGAAAGACCGGGTCGCTTTTGCGTGTAAGAAGGTTCCCATTTTAACCCTCTACGTAGCGAACTGAAATGTTCTCAACGTCTGCGTACTCATCCTCTTCGAGCTGAATCGTTCCCTGGTAAACCAACTTGTTTCTGAAGTACCTTGTGTTTTCGGTCTCCCTTTGGCTACGTAGGTTTGTGATCCGCTTCTTTGTTGACATCGGGTTTGCCAAGTACGGCCCTGCAGTCGTTCTGATTGCTTCCTCAATGCTGTTGAGGGAAACTGTGCCACCAAGCCCCTGGGCTCTACAGAGGTCCTTGAGGGAAGAGATGAGGCGCGCTTGTAGTGCCGTCTTCTCTGCGGCAGTTACTCCCTGCCTTACCTCAAGGATTATCTCCGGAACCAATAGGTTCTTTACTGCTCCCACCGCTACCGAACGAACTCCAGCTACTCTGTCCCTATCAAGTCTGTCCTGAACTGAACGTAACAGACTAGGAGACACTTCCATATCTGTTCCCAGAACGACTACAGCGTTAGTACCTGGACCATAATAGCCAGGCAGAGTCTTAACCAAAAGAACTCCTGGAACGCTCAGGCCAGCCAACAAACCACGATCAGCATTGCGAGAAGTATTAGCAGAACCAACGCGAGATAGTCTGAATCGAAGCTGCTCATCAGTCTCTCTATCGGCCCCATTGAGGATTGGGAAGAAGTTGATAACACGTAAAGTGCTAAGAGAAACGCTGTGATTGCTAAGAACATAAGCATCAACGTTATGCTCCTTGGTGGCGTACTGAGCTCTAGCTGAGACAAACACTACAGTTTCAGCCGCCTCGAGAACAACGTCTTCTGTCGTGTAGAAAGAGACACTGCTGTTCTTTTCGTTACCGTTTGGAGTGGAGTAGATGCGAGTGTTTGCAGGGATCGTGTAGCTTGGCCCGTCAAATAGAGACCCAAAGTTTCCACTTGCAACGTAAAAGGCAAGACACCTGCTTGAAGCTGTCACAAAAGCAAACGAGGCAGGATTCCTGCTAATCCCAGCTTCAAGTGCAAGAGCATCTAGGTCGGCACCTCGTGCCGTAGTAGGGTTTCTAGCATTAAACAAATTGAGCTGAGCTTCGTTCAGGTCAATAATTTCTTTTGCCAGAGGCTCCGTGATAGCTCTGAGTTTGCTATCGCTGGTGTAGTCGTTTACCCCGAGGAGTCGACTAAAGCTTGTCTTGAAGCCACCAAGGATGGTCGCTGGATTCTTGATAGTTGGTGCTGTCGGCATCAGACCTTCCTAAGCGAAACTCTGTTGTTTCGCGTATCATAGCTTATAACAAAGACAACGCCTTTGGGGAGATCTTTAGTTTGAATTCTTAGCCTTACGCCAATTGTAGATTTATCTGCAGGGTATGAAGTGACACTAAATTCATTCACGTTCAAGAACCCACCAGAGGTGAGCGCATCGGCAATGGCTTGTTCGACAAGGGTTCCTGCGTTTCTGTTTACGCCACGGCCGAGAATGCTATTGATCGAGATGCCTGCTTCTGGAAAGAGCTTCCAAGAACCACGCTCAATCCCAAGTCTGTCACGAAGAGCCTGAATGAACGAAAGGGCCGCCTCATTCTTCGTGTCATACACTCTAGCGTCACGAATCAAGAAGTCCCCTTCTTCACTCCAGGCCAAGTCTAAGCTCTTGGGACTAACTCTCATCTTAGCCTCCAGCCATCTTGCTTGCGATATTTGCAAACTTTGTGAGCAAGGGAACAAGTCTCTTAAATGGCGGTACAATAACATGTTGAGGAATTGGAGTGATTGCAGTACTTGGAATCAACGAAAGCGGGAACGGTACTGCTTGGATCATACCTGCGTATCTCATTGTCGCAGGTAACCCCTGAATGGAGATCTTGTTGCCTCTACCTGGAGAAAGAGAGAGGCCGTCAGGACGTACGTTCATGAAGCTCTCTTGGTTGGCTTGAATGCGGATCTCTCCAGGTGCCCCTAGAAGAGTAATGGCCGCCGAAACGTCTTCTCCCAAGTCCCAAAGATTAAGTCGAAAGATTTTGGCTGGTCTCATTAAATTAACCCCTTGCAGACGTCAAAAGGTTTTGGCATCTGTTCATCTGGAATCCGAGTATTAAGTGGGTCTGCTAAGAAATACACCTTTCCAAGCTCAATGCTGTTCCCAGCAAAACGAATCTCTACAGGTCTATACCGAATGTTTTCAGTGTTACCATAGATCAATTCTTTTTCGTCTAGGCTTATATCCGCAGGTAGGTAGTAAATCCTTTTATCCAAAAGCATAACTTCTAGATAGATTAAACCTGGATTTTCTTCCAGTTTGAATTTGATGTCATCTGGGATCGACACATCGGTAATGCAGTAGGCATTAGAGACTACCCCCCTGACCGCTTGCAGGCCAGAGGGGCTTTCTCTTAGGCTTTCCGATGTTAGCGATGCCATTCTTCGTTGGAGGGCTCCTCCTGGAATTGGCATTTTCATCTCCTAGGGCGTACTGGTATCAATCCTGTTGCTCTTCAGTCTGTCGTATGAGGCCTCTTCTGAGGCTTCTACAATCTTCTCCCAGGCACCAGTTTGGTACTTGTTAAAGAGGGTTTGCAGGTCTTGCAGGCCGTCAAAAGTATCTTCAAATTCTCTGGTGATATTACCCTTGAAGTTCTTCCACATGATAGATGGGTCCTTGAGAGACAAACCGGAGACAATAGGGCGGCCACTCTTTACCAGCGGAATTAGCATCATGCTCTCCTCCTTCATGGTTTGCAGGAAGAGGATTGAACCACCCAGGAGGCTGATTAGGGACGGAGGCGTCATGTTTGAAGCGCTCCAAAGCGCACCGGACGCAACCAAAGTACCCAAACCGGCAACACCCGTGATTAAGTTCTTTGAACCAAGGCTTGTTATTCCGCTCTTTTGTGCCAAAGCCAAAGTACCAAGCCCGAGAGCAGTACCAGTCAGAGCCACTGCGACTGAAGCGCTAGCCAGTGCAGTCTCATAGCCCGCAGCGATTCCAGGATCCAACTCACTCAAGGCAGAAGCAAGTTCTGGGTCTTCCTCGAGAGCGTTGTAGAGGCTATTAGAGTTCCTAGAGAGAGAAAGCCAGCGGCTCTTAAGAGTAACTATCTCTTCCTGCGAGAAGTCACGAGCAAGTGAAAGCATTGCATCTACACCATAGGTGCCCTTGGTGAGAGCGCTCAGTCCGTTAGCGTTAGCTAAAGCTTTGGAGCTACGGGTTGAGTTTGCTTTAAGAGTGATGTCCTCAATTGCAAGAGAAGCAATCTTTGCGGCTTCGATAAGCGGCCAAGAAGAAATCTCATTTGCGATGACGACTGCTGCTGGTTTAATTTCGGTTACGAATCCAGTCTCGTAGCTGAATGTATGCACCACTTGGTCAACCTCAATCGGACCATACATGTCGTTGTAGCTATCACAAAGGATAGCAATATCCCAAGGGCGGATACGAGCGTTACCTACGACAAGGATTTCACCTCTGTACGTTTTCTTCATTTGCTCCATCAAGCCACCTAGCGCGTATCTACGAGCCATCCTGTCCGACTTGCAGTTACGATAGATTGGCATATCGTGAACTCTTGTCATATGTGGCGGGATGAAGCTGTGCGCCTTTACTACTTGGTTACCAGCGATTTCTGGGTTGCTTCCAGTCTCGTAGTAATGAACGTTGATTGCATTTGATGCAGCGTTCTCCGACGAAAGCAAACCATTCCAGACGATGTCGGTATGAGCAGACAGGTGGTGATGTCTTCTGAAGGGCACGAATCTAGCCTCCATTCCCTTCAGATACTCTTTCATGGCAACGCCCTTGAACTCAGTTTCAAGGTTGATACCTGGGTTCATGGCATACCAATCAGCAATCGTCATTCCGTGCAGGTTGTCTCCGTACAGCTCTCTGTACTCTTGCTCTGTTACCCTGGACTCTTTAGCAGGTCCCTCTTTCTCTAGGACACGAGTTAGCTGGTTCATGCGAGTGATAAAGCTATCACTCCCTGGCTGGCTCCAGTACCGCTGTGAAGGCACTCCGAAGAACATGGTATACCTGAAGGCGGTACCATAAGGACGAGCGCCATAAACCCAACCAGGGTGTCTGTAGCTCATCTCTTGGAACACTTCCCAGATAGTGGATTTGTTTAGTGAGTACTGACAAGCGCGTGGGTCGACTCGCTTATCAAACAAACCCTTAAGGGTTACAAGGTTGGCAAGGTCATTAGCGATTACGTTGTCCTGGAGAAGGATAGAGGCGCTCGCATAGGTGACAGTACGGCTTAAGCCTTCAAGGATGCCTCCGATCTTAAGGTCCATGTAGTCTTTCGGATGAGGTGCAAAGATGTTGTCGTCCTGAGGCGAAACCATCAGAGACACTTCAGTTGCGGCTAGGAACCTTGATAGATAGTAGAGGTACTGGTCTCGGATTCGTTTGGCCGTGTCTGTCATAGCAAGGAAGTCACCTCCCACGGCACCCGCAGCAAGAACACTACCTGCCGTTAGACCTCCTCCTACAGTCCGAGCCGCAAAGAATCCTCCCGCCTTTAGCGCCCCCATTTTGTTCGACCAGATTACCTTGCCAACCTCTTTGATAGAGAGCGCAGGTGCATCTAGAACCTTCATGCTTCCGTAGATGTACTGAAGCTCAGACCTGAACTGAACTCCTGCTGCAATCGCGTTATCGATAGAGCCAGCAGTTACTGCTGCGCTTCTTGCGCTAAAGTAGTTAGCATAGGCCCTGGCGACAGCATCGTTTGCCTCTTTGTTGTTGAGCGCTTTAATCAAGCTTCTGAGGTAAACGGTGTCTTCTTTCACCGCTTTCATCAAAAGCTTTTCGACCAACTTTATATTCCCTTGGGCGATTAGATTTTGAATGCTTGGTGCGAGTCCCCGTCCTGAAGTTGCTGCAACCTTTGCCGCCTCTTTTTCGATAAGCTGTGTTAGTCTGAACTCTTTGCTTGGTGTGATGAACAGTCTAGCAAGGCTGGCACTCTTGCTTGCTGGAAGGGTGTCTGCTGCCTTCAAGAGCAATTCTTTGACCCAGCTTGTCATCCTACCAACCTTAGAGGCGTTTGCGGCTCCGCTTGCAGCAGCGGCTCCAGCCGCCCCTGCTTTTCCAAGGAGCTTACCGGCAGGGAAGAATGACGCTACAGCAGAAGCCATACCGAGAGCGACAAGGATGTAGGTATTGTTGGCAAGAAACTCATTAGTCCAAGTAGTGAACGCAAACTTACCAGCCAAACCCTCACGGGCGTAGTTCGTAAAGTCCATACGCGCGTCTTTGCTTTCGCCAGTCTGGAAGAGCTTTCCAATCTCCCACCGACCAAAGTGAACTAACTCTGGAGACAGCATAAGATGCGAGAGTAGGTGGTGAGTCGTGTAATGGACTTCGGTGTCTTCCTTCTTTTGCTGAATCAACTCTGTTCCAAAGGACTGGACTACAATTTCAGCAAGGTCGTTATTCTTGTTCCAAGAGATATCGACAATACGACCTGAGAGGAGGACCGAGAGGTTCTTGGGGTCATTTGAATAGCCAACTCTAAGCTGTACGTTTAGGCCTGGACGTAGAACGACAGAGCCAAACGGCTGTTCGTAGTCAGTACCTTCCGTAAGCACATCTCCTTGGAGGTGCGACTGGTTCTTCTCAAGGGACTTAGTGATCTTCCGGTCAAAGTAGTCCAAGTCAGTAACGACGTTTCTCTTTGTTCCGTCAAGCACTCCTGAGACGTTCTGGAGAGAAATGACAGCTACACTGGCCGGTGAATCCTTTGATTCTACAAAGGTGAAGTCCTTCACACCGTTGTACGAGTGGAAGTCGTCTAGAGAAATCAGAGCGTTTTCAATCTCATCTTCCTCTACAAAGAACAGCTTGAAGGTTGGGTAGGCTCTAGCCATGGTCATCTTCTGGGAGAAGATGTCTTTTGCGCTTTCCTTCGCAAGACCCTGAAGCGATTCCATAGTCCAGCTATGCCCGGTGATGTCTGGAGTGGAGGCTCTGTTGGTTCCCTCAAGACCTCGAGTAAGAGGGTTGCCCACTTTCTCCTTCAGGTATCCACTTCGAGATCCAAACATGCTCTGAGTTTCCTCAAGAGTCTTCTCTAGGTTCTCCAGGTCTTGCTGCTTAATGGGAGCAAAATTATCCGGCATGAACTCGCTACCGATTGAGATGCCACTAGTACCAAACAGGTTTGGAATCTTTGGATGCCTCTTCAGGATTTCTTTTCCGTTTGCTCCAGTGAGGGCATTCTCAAACTCTGCAATCTGTTCAGTCTTTTCGTATTCGTAGAAGCTGATAGAAGTACGACCCTTATTTGCAGGGTTGTTGCTGTTCCCGTCAGTAGCTTCTGCGTTAAACAGAATGACCCCTTGAGCAGCCTGTGCTACGTCTTTGGAGTAGTTGGTACTTGGGTCTTTAACCGGGTTGTATTTTTCACCCGACTGGAACCGTCGCATGCTCTGATACGCATTCTTAACGACCTCATCCATCGAAGCTTCAACACTCTTTACAACCTGTGCGTCAAGCATCTGTCCGTCTTCGTATACGTTCCAGTAATAGAAGTCGGGCCCGGTATCTTTCACCGTTCCGTAGAAAGGATGGGCTGGCAGCTTAAGGTCTGGATACGCCTCTGTTCCTTCGAGGTACTGTTCGTTGTTTAGGACATTGGTGTACTTCTCCAAACCAAATAACTTGAGCAGGTTGTAGTTGTTTAGGATGTTGTCCGCGAGAGAGGAGAACTCTCTCTTGAGCTGGTCAACCTTGTCCTTCTCTTCTGGCCGTGTAACCTTCCACTCCAAAGGAGAGTTCCACTGTGTGATGTTAGAGTTATCAAAAGGCTGTAGAGAACCATTGGCAAGAGAAGCAATTGCGGCAAAAGCATTTGTGGCCATGCTACCGTTAACACCTTCGTAGATTTGCTTAGTTACTTGCGCCCTACCAGCTTCGTAGCTCTTGTCGTAAACGATGACATAGTCCTCTGGGTTTGCCGCCCAGAAAGTGAGACCGCCAGTGTTTGGCCCTAAACCAAGGAAGTGGTGAAAACCATAGCCCCAATAACCTGAAGATTCGACGTGCTTGGTGAATGCTCCGATAGGGTTGTCGAGTGGCGAATATCCAGTGCTCGAAGAAGTAACAAGTGCTTGGAGAGGCCTAAAGATAAACTCTTGGCCGTAAGCCTTTGCGGTCTCCGTCAAACCGATAGCAGACTTGAAGATGCTGTTAATGTATCCCTCAACCAAAAACTCATGAGCTTCACTAAGTGCGTTCTTTACACTTGCGTCAAACATACGAGTTCCGAGAAGACCTTCAGACTCTCCATTGCGGTCGATAGCGAGGCTTGCGCCTGGAATGTAGCTTGCAAACCCGAGTGCAGTATCAGCAGCTCCTTCTACGGCAGAAGAGGTTAGGATCTCTACAGTGTCAAAGGCCAAGTGAAGATTGGTCACACTTAGACCAGCCTTTCTAGCTTCGATAGTAAGCTTGTTGACGTAGGCTTCGCTTCCGTCCTTTACCGGCTCAAAGGTATTCCAGTTAGCATTGCTTTCTAGCGTTGCGATTGCGCCCTCTGAGTTTCCCTCCAGGACATCAAAGCCGTTTACATCAAGAGAGAACCTTTGTGCACAGACCCTTTCGTATTCAGTAAACAGGCTCCACATGCTTGGAGTGATAGGCATTTGGTAGAGCTCACTTCTGGCCTCCTCAACAGTGAAACCGCCGTCTGGATAGGTACCGCTTGCTCTAGACTTGTCTTCTGCAAGTACAATGCAACTCTTTTCAATGAGAGCCTTGAGGAGGAAATGGAGGTCCATCATCTGCAGGAAAGCGGCTGCCCCCTCGGGACCCCCGTTGTTAGCAAGCAGTTCCTTGATGTCTAAGAAGCTATCGTTAAGAGTCACGCCTGTAAGCTTCGTCAAATCTACTACGATTCCGCTCTTGTTTTTGTCAGCACTATACTGCTCTTCAGCCTTTGCGAATGGTTGTTTGGGGAACTCTCCCAGCAAGCCGCCTAGCTCTGTTTCTTCTAGAACGCTATACACTTCTCCGCTGGCTCGCTCTGCCATCAAAAAGCTAACCAGATTCTCAAGACTACCGTTGTCTGGCTTGGAGCTACTGTCTTCTGGCCCTGGAAGATACAGGTCAGAGTTCAGGAGAGATTGGTTGCTTAAATCGATAATCCCATACATTGGGTTTGCAGGATCAAGGGCCTGTGGTGCTAATGCTTTAGCGATAGCCAGTGTAAGAGCTTCATTCTCCACATCTTTTACTTCAAGATTAAGGAGCTTATGAAGTACCGTTTGCCTTGCATTCTCAATTGTCGTGAACTGACTGTTAGTGTTCTTTAGGATTTCTGTCTCAAAGACGTTTGTCTCTTCTGCCTCTACCGTATAGAAAGAGGCGCCGGGGTTTCCTTGGATAGTTCCGACCTCGGTACGGCTGAGGTTCATTCTCTTCTTCATCATCAAGCGAGAAGGCAGTCCTTCTCCTGGACTATCTACGACAACGTCTGTCTCCTTGTAGCTACCCATTAGGCGAGTGAGAAATGTATCCATGAGACAGGACCAGCTATTGGGAACCTCTCTAAAGAGTCGCGCATTCTTCTGAAGCCTTGCCCTCATTGACTCAAGGTTTCTAACTCCAGAGCTTACTCCGTCCAGAGTCTCTTCGGTATCCAAAGCTGCAAACTCAAAAGAATAAGACGGTTCGTTTGAACCTAGGTGCTGAAGCGTTGGGTACTCGTGCCCAAGCAGAGGGATCCTTGAGAGAATGGCTCCGTAAGAAGCACTAACACCCGTAAGGAACGTGTCTTGGAAGGTGTAAACTAGGTTCTCCGGAAGCTTGATAGCACTTGCTTGGTCGGTACGGAAATTAAAGAAGACCGCCTTTTCATAGACGTTACCCAAACCACCAGACCCGCCGTAGTTAGCCCATCCGTCTTCCACCAAGTCCTCAAGCTCTTGGGCCACGGACTGAAGCTGTTCTTCTTCTGTCTGCGTTTTAGGCTTTGTTGAGTCTTCAGACAAGATGGCCTTTGTCGTCGCTTCCGCGATGTATTCTTTGTACTCGGGAGCTACGTAGTCCTCCGGAATAGTAACAGCCTGCCTATCTTCAAAATGCTTGTAGATCTGCTTTAGGTTAACTAGAACAGTTGAAGGGGTCTTGCCCGGATCAACCACTTCACCTTCATAAGTGAAGACCCTTGAAGGAACACAGAGGGAGTTCCTGAAAGGCTCTTCGTACTCAAGGTGAAGATGAATCCCAAAAGACGCTAAGTTTTCGTTTGCCGCCCCAAGAGACCGAATCTCACTTGTGCCATTCGTCGTTAGGAAGTCTGCAACTTTGTTAGAAGCATAGGTTCCACTTTGCCCCATCACACCGATAACGGTGTTAACACTAACAGGCACTCCGGCCCTCAGCCCCTTGGTAATTGATTCAAGGTGCATGTACCGAGAGACGCTTCCATCTCCATGCTGAATGGTAATTGTGTTACCAGAAGAAGGTCCGTTAATCCAAAACCAACCAGACTCTTCCCACCCAGTACCAACATAGTCGCAGCGGTAAACCGAGCCAACCCTTCCTTTCTCGAGGTAACTTTGGGCACCAACAAAGTTGTCACCAATTCCAAGAAGGTACAACTCAGGGCTTACACCCTCTCCAAAGAAGAAGCCGCTATAAGTCTTAAACACGACTTTAAGACGACTTAAATGCTTAGCACTAACGGGCTCAGTGACTCCACTATCTGAAGTCCAATACCAAGTACCCTTAAGAGCTTCGTATTGAGTGGTTTTAAGTACGGTGCCATCCTTAACCGGATAGACGTAAGTGCTTTCACTCTTGCTCAGCGGAGACAAGTCCAAGCCCAAGTGTGCCCTAAGCTCACCAGACTTGAGTGTCCTGCCTGAACCTGCAACAGGAAAGTTTCGAGTCGCTATGCCCTGTCCAGAGACGGCTGAGACCTCGGCAAACGTAGCCTTACGTCCGCCTACGCCAATGGGTGTTGAAAGGCCCTGGAGGTTCCCTGGAGTCTGAGAGAAGAGCTTTGGCTTCCAACTAAGAGGGCCACCCTCGTACTTCTTCTCCATGACGTACCAGTTCCCAGTACTTGGGTCTTGGTAGGTAATTGAATCCATCTGATGTTCAGGGCTGAGTGGGTTGTTGATCTTCTCATCCAAGGCCATCTGGGACGCTGTGTTCTTTACCCGAATCATATCGCCAAGAGCCTTGGCCCACTCTGCTGGCATTCGTACTTCTTTGTACAAATGGAAGCCAACCACAAGAGGTCCGTTCATATCAAACATGGCGCTTCGGACGGATGACATTACAGAAGCCCATATAGCGATCTCGCGCTTGCGCTCCTCTTCTGAGGCCCCTAGCATTCTTGGACCATTATGCAGAGACCACGTTTCGAGACGGTCAGCTCTGGTTGGATCCCAAACACCAAAGTAGCCATCCACATTGCCGCCTTGGTCCCTAAGCATTCCCTCAAGGTCAATGCCAAAGTTTTCCTTTAGTGCGTCTCTCTGCAGGTAGTTATAGAACCGTGTGTAGATCCTTGAGGAAGCAGGGAAGACAGAAGGCGCTGACCTACTCATCATTGAAATCTTAGGCAGCAAGTCCCACTCGAAACCCTTGTGAACATACTCCATATCAATCAAAGTCATCGGACTAGGGATTGTGGTGTCGAAGTCGTTTACTGGAGTTGACTCTCCTGTCTCAGAGTCGCTTGTACCAAAGCTATCATCCCTAAGATAACGCATTGAAGTAATACAGGGCCGCGGGGTTCTCCTGCCGTACTCGTCAGGGAGATGCCACCCAATACTCTTACGAACGATTACCGGAACCTCTTCCCCGTTAGGGTCTGAGGAGCTTGCAAAGTTCATTTCATTTACGTCTACTGTTTCCCACTCTCGCCTGAATAGGAAGTTCGGTCCAAAGGGTGCGTAGTTAAACCAACTTAGGTTTAGCTGCAGAACCCAAGCGTCAGCAGTTCCGTTCATGCTTGCAATGTTAACAGAGTCCACGCCAAAGGCCATGTTCTGTGAACTTGGGGCTTCGGGAATGATTGACTCTCTCAGATACCTGTTTTCGATATAAACAAAAGGGTTATGCCGAATCTGAACAAGAAGTCGGTGAAAGTCCAAGATGTGATTGTTCAAAAAAGGAATCGTGATACCAATACGAATAGCTCCATGCCCAGTGGGGAGCTTGGTAGTAGTAGCAGAACGCAGCATTTTCCAGGTGTAGGAAAGATCTTCCTTCTGGATAGAGATAGCCATTGGCGGGATGATCAAGCCAATGTCATTAATGATGAAGACGTCCTTGCGACTGTAAAGGTCCTCTTCTCCTACCGGTGTGAATACATCAACAACGTAGGGGAGCTGGTTGGGGCTGAGAGCCATTAGTATTCTCCGTTAAGACGATCCAAGTAGTTTGGCGTAATAGGCCTTCTTGTATCATTGATAACAACAGAACCTCTAGCATTTCCTTTTGTTACTAAATTGATGAAAGCCCTACTGGTCTCAGTGTTGGCCAAGGAACTGGTCGCGCCTCTAATGTCAAACCCAGCCCCACCTGACATGTAAGTCACACCATGACCTTGAGGAGTGTTTGTCATGTCATATACGTCTGACATGGGCCCACCACTCATCCCACGAGCTTCACTTCCCTCTAGGAAACCATCAGAAACTGCTCTGTTAAGCCCTGCAACAGGCATCTCACCTTCTACCATGAGAGGAGAAGAGGTGGCGCCGCCTGATACAGCACCTACAGTAATAGCCCCCAAAGCAAGGGCCCCAACAGCAAGCCCTGCACCACGAACATCTATCTTGTCCATCAGGTTAGATGCGGCCTGTCTCAGCACTTCTGCTTTAGCTAAGTTCTGGTTAGCCCTGTCTCCGAAGAACTCAGCAGCCATACCGCTTTGCATCGTTGCTTTGCCTGAAGTGATGGCGGCAAACAATTCTCTTGCGACACCAACTTCATCACCAGCGAGTGTTGTTGCTGCAATGTTCGGTGTAGCCATAAGGTCGATTTTATTCGCTTTGGCATTTACGATGGCTTTTTGCAGGTAACCAAAGATTGCATCCAAACCTTCAATGCGAGTAGTTCTCCCGCTTGCTTCAACGTCAAAGCCTGCGTAAAGCTCCTTCATGTCAGCTTCTGGAAAGATCTCTGTCTTTAGGAAGTTAGCAAAAGGAGCGATATTGTCTCTACGAAATGCTTCGTCAACAGACGCGGAAAGACGCTCTGCCCATGGCTTGAAGTCTGCAAGCTTCTTAGACTTAATCGTAGTGTGCTCTTCCAGCATCTGAAAAAGCGGAACCATTTCCCTAAGCAAACGAGGGTCTTCAGTTTGGAAAGCAAGGCTTGCATTACGAAGTTTGTTCAACGCAACGTCAACGCTACCGGTGCCCGAAGCCGAAGTCTTTTCCTTGAGTAAGTCCTTCCGCAGGATTTCATCTGAGGTTTCGTTAAGGACACCAGTCGAAACAAGCCCTTTCTTTGCGTACTCTGCGTATACGCTTGACGCAATAGTTTGGTCTTGCTGTGCTGCAATATACGCTGCAGCTGAAGTTGGATCTGCCATCTTAGCTGCAATCACTTTCCGCTGCTCTTTAGACAGCGTCATGAAAGAGGCCCAGTCACCGTCTGCGTCCGCAAGAGATCCAGTAGCGAAACCAAGATCCACTGGCCTCACTTTACCGTCAATCTTTGCGTTCGCCATATCCTTGACGATGAATACAGAGCCGCCGCCGGTACCTCTATTCCACTGTCTAAGGTTTGCAGCGAAGTCCTCAAACAGTGTCCGAACTAAGTTAGGATGCTGTTTCTCAAGGTCAAGTAGCTGATCAAAGCTTTCTACTGGGGTGCCCTTTCGGATTTGCTTGACGACTTCTTCGCCTTTCTTGTTGGTGACTTTCTTCTCGGTAACAGTCACAAGGCCTGCGTCTTCTTCAAACTTGTGAAGTATTTTACGTGCTGACTTTGAATCCTTAATCATTCGGAATAGGGGATCTACGCTCTCGTTCATTTCATGCGGAGACCTAAACGAGGCCATGAGCCTGAAGTTACCAGCAGCAAGAGCAGGGGCACGAGCAATAAGGCCCCATTCACCTTGAGCAGTAGTAGCAACGCCAGCTTTACTGTCTCGAAGCAGCTGAGCACTTTCCAATGCAAAATTACGAAGCGAGGCCCCAAGCTCACCCTTGTCTTTTGTTACGTTCATGTAGTCCGTAAGATTGTTTAGGAACTGAAGGGTATCTCTAAATACAACTTGTTTCTTGGTGGCTTCTTCGGCGGCACGTTGATAGGCGCTCTGCGTTGAACTCAGAGCCATCTTCATTCTCTGGGTTCCAGTAGCTGTCTCCATATCGTATTCAGTACCAGTAAAGTGGACAATACCCATAGTATTGCCCTTGATCTTGCCACGAGTAACCTGGTGCAAAGTCGACGTGTAGAGACGCGTGGTCTGCTGTTTGTAGCTGTCCATCGTCTTAATTACATCGCCAACGGTTGTATTGTCAGAGTTAGACGTAAGCTGCTTAATCTGCGAGAAGAACTCGGAAGACATCTCTTCGTACGCAGAGGCAACCTTGACTGTCTGGTTGGACTGCTTGATCTCGGTCCCCTTCATATTCTCAATAGTACGCTTTCCAGCAATGAAAACGCGTCTATCATTGCCGTACTTCTCGCGGGCTGCCTCTCTGAAGATTGAACTATTGAGGTCTTCCTCGTTGTTAAAATCGATAAAGAAGCCGTTCTCGTTTTTACGCATTAACTCTTTGAATTCGGTAGGCGTATTGGCCTCTTTGAGCAACTGATTGACCGTGAATGAAGGCATCTTGCTTGCGCCATCAATTGGAGCAGAGATCTGCGAAGCCATTACAGTCGTAAGGCCTTCAAGGGTTCTACGGGTTGCGGTTCCACCTACTTTTCTGGAGAGGATCTCTCGCATGAAGTTAACCTGCTGCTTGCTGTCAAAACCCATGTCCTGGAGAGACATGCGAATGAACCCGATTGCTCTCGGTTCAATAGATGCGCGACCCAGTCCGTAATCTCCGTGTCCCGTACCCTGCGTGACAGTATCCACACCTACCTGAAGTCCTTTTTCTGTTAGCTCAAGCAGGGCAGCCCACTTCTTTCCTTGCTCTGTAGTCTCTTGCGAACGCTTAAGCATTTCATCTGCGATAGACTTCATTTCCGGAGCGTAAGCGCCTTTACCTGTTCCTCTGCCTCCTCCCCACCAAGGTAGAGATAAGCTATTGGCTGCTTGGCTTTCCGAGATTTGTCCCGCTTCGAAAGCTGTGGCAATCTTGTTAAACAGGTAACTGGAGTGTTCTTCCGAGCTGCTTACTTTACCAGTCATTTCATGAAGGAGGTTGGAGTGCTTTTGACCTAGAGAGACAGCGGCGGAGGTCAATAGGAAGTTGGCCCTGTTTGCAGCAGACTTCTTCAGCACGTCTCCAGAGCCCGTGATAAACGAACCCTTGATGTTTAGGCCGGCTCCGCTTTTTACACCACTTACGTCAGTGAGAATGCGGTCGAATACGTCTTCTCTGACAAGTCTTCCGTCTACCAAGTTAGTCCTACCATAAGTAGATAGATCTCGCCGGATAGAAGCAGTTCTCGTTGCTCTATAAGTTCCTTTTACTGTCGAGGTGGAGAAGACTTTGCCTGCGCTAGCCTTTCTAACAGCTCGAGATGTCAGGTGAATTTGCTTCTTTCCAGAAGCACTTGTTGTCTCTGCAATACCCATATACGCGCCGAGCATACGAGGATCAATCCTTACAGTCCTGTTACCAAGCGTTGAGTGACCAAGATATCCGTTAAGCTTGCCGATCTCTTCAAGCGTGAAATAACGCGGCGGCTTTCCTGCCTCGAAATCTGCCTTTAATTGTTCGAGTAGCTCTGAAGACATAAGCTTGTGTTCTTCGGGGTCGAGTAGCGGGATTGTGCTCTCTGTGATGTAGGCACCAAGACCTGCTCCTTTGTTCTTTGGAACAAAGTACTGACCTTCATTTTCTGCCGCAGAATAAGCGCCCTTTCCTTTTCCCATTGTGACGTCAACTGCAACAAGTACGTTCTTGTGTCCCGTCATTCCCTCAAGGATAGGAGAGGCTGTCTCTTCTCCCAGAGTCAGTCCGCCTCTGATAGTCGGATTGTTTTCCTTTCCACCTCGAGCAATGAACTGACCAATACGACCTTCTACCTGCTCCTGTCGAGCAATAAGTGGCGCGTCTTTACGCGACACCTTAAACGGCAATCTGTAACGACTATGAACAGAATGACTCGACAACTGAAGCAAACCAAACTTGCGACCACCAATTATGTTCTGCAAACGAGAAGCACCAACACCAGGGTCAAAAGGAGAATCTCCACCAATCAAGGAAGTATGCACATAGTTGAAGTCAGCATCTGTAAGAGCTTCACCATGAGTCAGCAAAACAGTCTTGTGTTTAGCACCAGCACGCTTTTTAACATGAGACTGGTATTCGGCCTGAGCTTCATTCGATTCTAGAGTCGCAGACAGAGACCTAGGCATGTTCTCCATGTTCGCATTTAGCACTGCAAACATTTCAGACTGTGCTTTTTTGTTGGTGGTGCCAAGTCGAGACTTCAGTCTTCCACTCGGGGTCATTTCAAAGTGTTCTTCTAGTAAGCCAAGAGCATAGCTGCCGAAGCTTTTCATATTCGACTGAACACCCTTTACGTTACCCGGAGTGATCTTTCCCTCCTTAAGCTGATGCAAGATTTCTCTTGTGTCGATAACGCCTTGCGGAACAAAGTACCCTGTAGCAAAGTCACGCCCCATTCTTGTGATGTTAGGCATCGACGCATCGGTGTTGCCGAGGTTGAACGCTACTGGCAGGTTCATAACCGGTCTCATGTTCCCCTTAGTACCCTGCATGATTCTAAGGTTTAGTGACTTAACACCAGCTGCAGCGTCGACAACGACTAGCTGAGCATTATCGAGATTCGTACCGATAAACCGTTTAATGCTTCCAACTTGGTCATTGAAGATTCTTGAAAGCTCTTCGTCTCCTGCGTTTGCACCGGCAGACCTAACTTGAGTCCTGAAGGTGTCAAAGTTAGTTAGAGCGCTTTGATCCAGCACCCTGAAACTCGTCGAAGAGGGACGACTGCCAAAAGGCTTGGCCGGAACAATCTTCTTCTTGAACGCTTTTAGCTCCTGGAAGTTCTCGGCCACTTTACTCCTCATGGAATCGTTACCAGAGGTGTTAAGCGTATCAATGACCTCCCTGAGAGGACGAATCAGGTCATCGGCAAGGTCGTCTTGGTCCAATTCACCGATTTTAAGAAGTTTGTCCTTTAGGTCAGCAAGGGCTCCCTTGTCGACTCCAAGCTCATCAGCGTCCAGTCCAATCAGTACAGACTGAATTAAGGCTCTTCTGTCTTGGGCTTTACTAACTACCTTGGCAAAAGCATCTCCTTCCAGGAAGGCCTTTATTGCTGCTTCCTTTTTTTCTTTTGGCTTTAGGGCCTTACCAAGTTCTCTACCGAAGTCAGAAGTGTCATTCTTCAGACCTAGAGAGGAGACAGGATTAATGGGGCCGTTCTTCACTTGCTGCTTCCAAAGATAGCTTGCCACGCCCACAGCAGGCGCAAGACTAGCGGCGACCGCAAAGCCGTCTGTAGTCCTTTCCTTCTTCTCTTGCATTCTTGTGAATGGATCAAAGCCCATAGTTAGCCTCCCTTCTTAACCTTTGAATAGCGCCTTCTCTGTCATCGTTAACAGCAATCTTTGCCCTAGACATACCGTACGTGGTATTGACTGTATAGTTCGAATTTAGCGGCCCCCCCATTGATGAAAGGCTGTTTCGAATCTCTTGCGCCATGATTGCACTTGGCACAGGCACTTCTAGTTCAGCTCCATCAAGAAAGGACTGGTTATAAGACTTTTTAAGCTGCTTGTCCCACATGCCATAGTCTTGAAGATCAAGTGCATGGTTTTGAGCATAGCGTACTTTAATGTCTGAAATATCCACTTCTTGATTCCAGCCAATCCAGTCTTCTTTGGGCATAGCTATTTGTTGCTCGAGGACTGCTGCTTTTTGTGCTAAGGCTAAGCCGTCTACCTTGGCACTTGTCGGGTACTGGACTGTTGGATCTCCACTGTCGAGTCGACTCCACAAGGCCTTGTAGAGGTGCTGCTGGTCCTTAGGAACCATTTCTAGGATACGTCCCCTCTCAGTAGGTGCAGCCCTTGCGAACGCGTCCATAAAGGCTCTGTCCTCGGCAGGGAGAGCCCAGTAAATGGCAAGGGGGGAGCCTTGAGGGTTTACTCCTGCGCGGGTCTGCTGAGCAGCCCAGAGGTATTGGTTCTCTTCATTCTTGAGACCATTTTCTTTAGCTGTCTGTGCAAGACGCATCCACTTTACAAATTCAATTTGGTCGAATCTTTGAGACGCCGCATCTGCTTCTGTTCTCCAGCCAGGCTTCCCATCAAAGCCCGCAAGGTGAGCAGCACTGTAAGCAGCAGGACGGAACCAGTCTCGGATTGGCTTATCCCAGAAGGCCATATTTGTTCCGTACATTCTTCTGTGTTCGTACTCTTCAATTGGGGTTCTTAGTTGTCCAGTAAGTTTCTGCATTGGGCGGAAACCCATTGGGAATAAGTACTCAGCAGGTGCTGCTACTTCTCTTGCTACCGAGAGGAGAGAATGGAAGAGGCCGCCTGTTATCGGTGTCAGTGCCGTGTTATACGCGTTAGGGTCATTCCTTCTGAAATCCAGCTTTGAGATTACTGATGCTGCATTAGCCGCTACAGTATCAATCAGTACCTCTTGCTCTTTGTTGTAACCACCTTCGTACCGTTTCTTATAAACCTCTCTTTGGGTTTTGTTAAACTCGTATGAAGTAGGTGCTACGTCTCCCAAGATTGCGTACCTTGCAATTAGTGGGTAGTCGTTAGGGTCCATTCCCCTTAGTTCTGGATGTAGTGCCTCGTAACCTGCACCTGGAAGTCTTGCGTCTCCCCATTCAACCTGTGTGAATGGATCGCCATAGTGGAATTTATCTGGCAACCAGTAAGGCATGTCGTTACGAATTGCGTTTTGTTTTACTAACCCCTGTCTGTCTGGAGGAAGGATACGGCGCATGATTTCGTTGCTGAAGAGTGCGCCTCCTAAGTTCATCTCCCAGAAGTTACGCTTTGTCGAGTCCATCTCGTTTGAGGTTGCAATAGACTGAGCCGGGTTCTCCCATTGAGCTGAACCCGTGAGCGTCTGCTGGATGATGTTCTTGGCCCATCCCGTCATACCTTCAATTTCTCTAAACTGGTACACCATCTGCTTGGCAATTTCACCGGCTGCAAACGGACTGACAGGAGCGCCAGGCTTAGGCGCCCCAAGCGCATAAGCCGGCTCGGCCTTTGCCCCCTTGAACAAAGAGGCGTACTCCAAACCGGACTCGCCCTCACGAACCCACTCACCCAAATGCATCGGCCTTGCGCGCTTGATTAACTGCCCAACAGAGCCTGCCAAGATATCACCAACAATAGGGACGTCTTGGAATGCAGACCCTGTCATCTGATAAGGCCGCCTGTAGTAATTCATTCTCTCGAGGTCATAAGTGAAGTTCTTAATGAAGAACTTCTTCAGAGGCGAAATCTCGTCTTCATTCTCACCCCAAACCGCCTTCTCTCTTGCCCTACTCCTCATCAACGCTAACTGGTGTGGTCTGAAGTAAGAAGTTTCACCTCCCTCAAAAGGAGTACCACCAGCTTCCCAGGCCCTAGAACTCTTCACCTCAACTAACTGTTCACCTGAATAGATTCTAGACAGCTCTTCAGAGCCTGCTAATGAACCAAGCAGGTTACCCGAGAGAATAGAATGGGCGGCCATACCTGCACCAGCAACGGTCAGGAGCTTACCAAACGAACCAACCGGTCCCTTAAAACCCAAACCTTTGATCGCAGATCTAATGTCCTTGTTGTAAGAAGCGTCCGCGCCAAACACCGAATACAGTAACTGAACGCCAAACCCTTCTACGTTCATCATTACTTTCTTGCCCAAGCCTTGACCTTGGTATTTGCTTGCGACTCCACGTAAGGCTTCAACCATTCGGTTGTTAATGCCACCAGAAGTAGTGAAAGAGTTCCGCATCAACTCTTTGTGTTCGGTCTCTGCTGCTTGGAATAGTGAGTTGGCAGTAAAGTCTGCGTCCGCACCAAACAGCTTTTCGAACCGGTTAAATAACAGAGCTCGTTCTTTTAGCGTCCTTCTTTCCATTCCAATAGGAGCGCCTACCTTCTGGTCAACAGCTTCTGACACCTTGTTCCAGTAGATATCTCTTGGGCTGAGAGCTTCTTTGTTTACGCCATAGTAGTTGTCGATATTTCCATGTCCGACACCTACAATGTTTCCGTACTTTGAGAAGATTTTCTCCGCTAAGGTCTGTCCGCTAATTGGAGACCGAATAGAAGTTGCAAGAAGGGCAGCTGCACCTGTAAGCGCAGTAAACTCAAACCCAGTAAATCCGGGGAGCAGACCTTCCACCGCCCTTCTGTAGTGGGTCATTGGGTTAAGGGGCGAGCCTCTTATTACGTCCAAGGACGCAAGACTACTTGCTACTCCAGGTACAACACCTTCATCAAAACCGGGAAGGATCAACTGACCCAAGAAAGTAGCAGCGGCCCCATACTTGGCGACTCTAGTATGGCCCATCTTTTGGGCGGCATAGGCAAAGCCTGCAGACATTACCCCAGAGGAAAAGACTTGGCCGAAGGAGTGCTGACGCCTAAACCAATCGAGCTGGTCAACGGCAAGAACAGCTCCTCCAAAAGCTGCTGCTCTACCCGCATAACGAGCTATAAGAGAGCTTGCGGTACCGCCTTTGACTTTAGGATTAACACCCAAAACATTCCGCATGAACTCTTTGGTCTTGTCGCCGCCCATAGTGTCGACGAACGTTTCCATAAGCTCATTAAAGCGGTTTGCAGAGAACGAGTAGATACCTCGAAGGATCGTACTGCGTCGTGCTAGGTCCTCAAAGCTATCAAGCCTTCCCAACATGGACGGTACTGGCATAAACGAGGGTGCAGTACTTCCAGAGGCGGTATAACTTCTTAGGATCTTGTTGACGGAGTCGTCGGTTCGTTCCCCAACGCCAGCCGCCCGCATCATTCCTTCGGTTAGCTTGTTTACTTCTCCCTTGTGCCCGCCAGCAGCAGCATTAACCTCATGAGAGAAAGCACCGACAGCAATGTCCTCAGAAAGAAGAGCCCGACTTTCTACACCACTTAGGCTCTGAACAAACGAGAGCCGTCCTCTGCCTGCACCGGTTGCTTCCCAAGACAGTTTGGCGTTGTCAGCACCAACAAGATTCTTGATACGAGTGGGCTCGAACCCAAGAGCCGCCAACTCATTCCTACTTCTCCCGGTAATACTAGAAATGTAATCGGCAGTGTCTTCGTTCTGTAGAGCATCACGACCCCACTCAATTACTCCTGAAACAGGAGAAGCGTTGCCACTTAGATTTAGGACCCGATTCTTGTACTGGGCTGACGTAAAGAAAGACAAAAACTCAGGGATACGGAAAGTGTTCGCAAGCTGAAAGGGGGTCAGGTTACCAATACGTCTAAACTTATCTGACGCACCTTCAATCATTGGGTACATCGAGTTATTGTTAAACTTGTACCCAGCGTAAAGACCCCCACCGGCTACTGCTGCAGCAACGGCGAACTGTCCCGAGTTGTACAGGTTTGCATTTGAGTTCGGAGCCTCTTCACTGCTCCAAATGTCTGGGCCCCTAAACGATTCAAATGCCACTACCTACCTCCCATCGCCTTCGCTATCCGAAGACGCTTTTCATACTCTGGATCAGTTGGAGTGTTCTCAACAAAGTGCTGTCCGTTCTTACCAAGAGACTTTTCGAGTGCTCTGTTTTCCTTCTCGAAGTCAATCTTCTCCTTCTTCTTTGCCTTCTTCTTCGCCTCTTGCGGAGACAGAATGTTGTCCATTGAGATTGGGGTGTATCCCGTAGCATCAGCCAAGACAGACTCTGCCAAGACAAATCTTTCTAGGATTTTTTCCCTTGTCCAATTCTCAATAATTTCTGGAGTATACGTTGAAAACGTTCTAAGTATTACTCTTTTCATGTACTCAAGCAGAGTATTCCTGGGATAGTTTTGGCGAGCAATCTCAAGTTCAGCCTTCTCTTGCTCTGCGTCTTTGTGTCCTGACAGGTCAATGATTAGCCGTCCAATCCCGAAGATAATACCCATTGGCATGCTTCCATCAATGAGTAAAGGATTCCCCACAAAACAGTACTCAAACACCTTTGTGTAGAACTCATAGTCGTTAATGGTACCGGAGTCCTTGAGGGAAGCGAAGGCGTTGTATTCTTTGAGAGTTAAGAGGCGCCAAGTAAACGAGCCTCCGAAAGGGAGGCTCGTTCTATACAGTCCCTCACTCTCGACAATCTTCTTGATGTCGAGCATGGTATTTCCTTAGAGCTTGGTGGTCAGCTGCATTGCCTGAGGAGTCGTGAGGAAGTACGAGTGGATCATGATTGTCTCAAACAGAGTGTCAATCATGCCGGCCGGAGTCGATGCCGTAAACTCGGCACTCTTTACGTTTGGCCAAACAATACAGTTCTGAACTACCTTCTCCCTAAGATCACGCTCGGCCTGCTGAGGAGTCATAGCCTGACTCTTCTCCTGCATAATCTCCTGGATCTTATTCCACTGCGAACGACGGAGGAAGGTAAACAGGAACACTTCGGTCTCAGAGAAAGCAATGGCGTAAACCGCTTGGAACTGCTTCTTCAGGGCTTCAACCTGATTGGGGTTTGGGGCACCTGGGATCTTGGTCAACAGCCCGAGGACTGTGTCCCGGAACTCTTCCTGAGGCTCCTCCGCCTCGGCAGCTGCGGGCTGCCGGGCCTCCTCTTCCTTCTGCCGTGCTTCTGCGAGGGCCCTCTCCTTGGCAACACGAGCAGCCTTGAGACGCTCAAGTTCTGCTTCAAGATTCTCCTCTTCGCTTGAGATGGGACTAACTGGGGCGGGTGAAACCGATACTGGGCGCTTGTTCATTGTCTGTTCCTTCCTGGGAATGGTCTTCTGTGGGGTAGGCCGAGGTACTGGAGCCTGGAGAGGAAGGCCAAACGCTTCGTGAGCCTTCTTTACTTCCTCTGGGTCACACTGTTCAGCCACTGTCTGCGAAATATCTTTGTTAATGGTCTCGAAGAAGTCGTCATCAGTTAGTAGTGCATTCATGTCTACAGACTGCTTCTTGAGCTGTTCAATCTGCGCTGGAGAGAGCTTTGCCATTACTTATCCTTTAGTTTGGCACAAAGTTGCGTGCCAAAAACATGTGCTGTTCAACTATGACTTGCTCATCTACCTGAATACTACTCCCACGTCCAGTGAAGGTAAGACCAGTTAGAGAAAAGCCAGCACTTGAATTACCAAGGAGTCTATTGCCACTTCCATCTTGCGCGCCCATAACTACTTTGATGTAAAAACCTACACCCCTATCATGGGGGTTGCCTCTATAACTCACAAGGTCTCTTACTCCGACTGTTGGGGTATCTTCCAAATCGTCCCAGCTTAGATCTGGAGATAATCCCGTTGCGAGGGCACTTCTACCCTGAGGAGTCGTTGGTACTACTCCATCCAGGAGACCTACTAGATATGCACTGTCTACCATATTGACAAGTAGTGAGCCTTCTACGATTACGTTACCTCTTGCGACTCCATCAAAGAACCTCGAGGAGTAACCATAGAGTGGCCGCTTACCTTCCACGATGGTGAAGCTTAGCCCTGCAATCTCTAGGGCGGGGGTACCGTTAAAGTAAAGAACAGTATTGGCACCGCAAAAATACTCGTACGGGTACGCTGCAGTACCTGGAATGAATCTTTGTCCAAGTGGTCTTTCCATTAGTCAGACTCCTCTGTGCTGCTACCCAAATCTGCTGGAAAAGGGACAGGAGGCCTTTCATCGTCGTTCAAAAAGATTGTTTTTCTTGGCAGGACAAGCGTCATTGGCATTACGTTTCTTGCCATAAATGAACACGTCATTTCAGTCACCGAGTCATTAATCGAAGTAACTACACCGTTATCTACAATCTCAATAGCCTCAATAAGGCTTGAAGCGTATGCTGCCTCGAGCCCTCGATCTTCTGTCTTTCGCCTCCAGGTTTCATCTTCGCGCCAAATAGTGTCGGTTCTTGCTTCAAACGGTCGCTCTGTTGCATAGATCAATAGCAGATCGAACGGGTACATGATGGTTGGGAGTGCGTTGCTAAAGTCGAGATCATCATTAAAGGCCCCAGTACCTGTCAGCCCCATATCAGCAGAGTAGCCGTACTGTCTCTTGTCAACAGCGGGGATGCTTTCTCCTGGTTCTTGCAAGAGCTTTAAGAACGGACGGAACGGGTTGTCTTCAATGACCGTGAGGATGAAAGAGCCGGCGATGGTTCTAATGCCCCTAGAGAAGCCCTTTACCCCTCTATAGCCTAAAGCTCTGGCCTGCCCCTTTGCCTCATGGATCGAGTACGAAATTGTATTGAAACTTTCTAGTTCAATGAACTTGCTGTACTCTCCGTGCGGGCAGATATAAACCTTACAGTCGGCACCTGAATACGAGTAACGATACTGCATTTTCTCTCCTACAAAAGAATACAGGGTGAGTTGCCTCACCCTGTATATCATTTAGTTACTGTTTTGTCAGCCTAGGTAGGACCAACCGGCGAAGTCGTGAAGCCGCCGCTGAATCCAGAACCGCTTACGGTGAAGTTACCAAGCTTCTGCCAAGGCAGGATGGTCCTACAAACGTAAGTCATCTGGCTTTCGATGGTGGTGTCGTCGATTGAGAAGCCTGAGCCCTCGTTCAGAATCTCAGCACCATAGATTCTCATGGTAGCAGCATTGCCGTACTCGTTCTGTGCAACGAGAACGATGTCAAACGGAGGCAGCTGGTCCATGTAGAATGGGTTGTAGGGCTGATACGAGGCAGACAGGTCTGATGGGTTTAGGCCGGCGTAACTCGGATCGACAGAACCCAGGTCCAGAAGGTCTCCGGAAGGGCCAGTCGTCAGCGAGTTCAGGCTGGATGGGTTGGCGTAGATCTCTTCCTTCCCGAGGATGACCTGCGTATCCCTGAACGCAGCCTCCTTGTAGAGAGCGTGCTCGTCAAACATCATCGCGATGATGGTGCCTGCGATGCCACGCTTACCACGAGAGAAAGAAAGGGGGTCTTTGCTGCCCATGACGTATACCGGAGCCTTCTCGCGCTGCACGGCGTAAGAAATGCCCTGAAGCGTCGCCAGAGGCTGTCCGTTGATAACGGCCTTGATATCAGTGCCGCTATAGGATGTGTAGGTTCTAGAAAGCTCAAGAGCACTTGTAGCCATGAGTTACTCCTTTTACTCTGAGATGCTGACAGAAACCGTAATGGTTTCCATCGAGAAGGTGGGACGGATACGGAGGCCAACCCGGAGAGTCCCAACGGTGCGGTCAACATTGCTGTAACTGATTACAGCAGCTGCTCCGTTGTTCATCCCGCGGTTCTGCTGCTCGCGGCAGTACTGTGAGATGCTGGCCTGGAGAGAAAGAAGCTCGGCGTTGGTGAACGGCCTTCCAAGGAACGGGCGAGCAATCCGACGAATATCAGCAAGGTGCTGGTTCACGATACGAATCGTAGACATTCTGCTGTAGTCCGAGCTTGGAAGAGCAGCAGTCTTGCAGGCACCAAAGGTGGGCGCGGTACCACCGTCGATGGGCTTCACGAACACGATACGACCAGCCGCAAGCTCGTCCTGAGTCGTCGGGTGAATATCCATCTGTGCGAAGGGGGTACGAAGCAGACCGTTCTCACCAATCAGCTCTACGTTGGCAGCCGTCCTGAGCAGGGCTCCCATGAAGATAGCGTGGGCCGGAGCCTTGTATCTTGCACCAGAGTTCCAACCAGACACGCAGTTACCCCAGCTTGCGTTCACGAAGATGTGGCGGCCAATATCAACTGGGCGCTTATTGCTGTCGAGGGCCTCATCGCCGTCATCGATACCGTAAGAGAACTTACCTTCGTTCGGGAGTGAAAGGCCCTTGGTGAGGATCAATCCACCGTAAGCGATAGAGTCATTGGTTCCGCCATCGGTGACCAAGTGAGCACGGTATCCATTACCCGAAGCCGACAGACCTGCAAGCAGCTTGTTACCAAGGACTCCGCTACCATTCTGAGAAGCGGTGTCGATGTAAAGCTCTCTTCCATTCGTGGTATAGGTAGGAGAGTTTCCAAGGTGACCAGAGATGACACGCCGACCAAAAGCGCTTGGCTTCGAGAAGGAGATTGCACCCAAGCAATCTTGCCAGTACGAAGAAGCAAGGTGGCAAGCGGTAGCAAGCTGATGACCGAAGTTGCACTCACGAAGCTGAGCGTCTGAGCCGTCCTCAAACTTGTCCTCTACCGCTCCAGGAGCCGCTACACCGGTGAGGTCTTCGTGGGTGAGTACATGCCCACCAACACCGCCAGTGAGGTTCACAATGCTACGCAGAGCGCTCAGGGTATCAGTTCCGGTCGAGCCAGAGGTGAGACTTGCCTCGAGAAGAGAAGAAGCTACGACTCCGTTAGCAAGCGTGAACGCAGCAAGAGCAGTATTGATGCTGCTGATGATAGCGTTGTAGGTGCTGGTAGAAGTAACAGCAGTAACTGCGATATCCAGACCAAAGTCGGTCTCGGTGATGGTTGTGCCAAGAGTACCTGCGGTAATCACAAAGCGGCAAGCATTACCACCAACACCAGCCTTAAGGGCTGAAATCGTTACGCCTTCGTGGGCGCGAGTAGCAAACTCAAGGTCAGGAACGTCAGTAAAGTACTGATCGCTGTCCGTGAAGTAAGTGTAAACGCCGCCACGGTAGACGTACTGCCAGAGATAGCCAAGCTTGTCGTTAGCTTCGCCCTGGACGGGGAGGCCCTTCCAGTACAAGCCATAGCTCAGGCTCTCGTCAACGATGTTTGCAGCATCAAAGTCAACGCCAACAGGAATCAGCGCAGAAGCATCCTTGTAGGACAGCTCGTGATAACCGCTAGAAAGGCTGGCGTACTTCTCTACGAGAGAGACGTCGACACCATCAGTACCAGCATCGGCAGCAAAAGTGGTCGAACCATCAACGAACGGAGTACCACTGAGGTCAGCAGCAGCAGCTACTGAAGTCGGAAGAGCAACGCTACCAAGCTCAAGCAGGCTCTCCATCTCCTCAAGGCCTTCAACCTCGAACAGAGAATCATCTACGGTCAAGATACCAGCAGAGTCGTAAACGAAGGTCTCGCCCTCAATGTCCCAAATGACAAGGCGGTTCTGACCGTCAAGAGGCTCAAAAATCAGAGCATAACGATCCCAAACCTCATCTCCCCGGAGGACCGGAGTAATGGTGATCGTGCTAGCTCCGTCTTCGATAACTGCAACTCCAGGACGCCCACCGCAACGCAAGATACCAATGTTATCTGCGCCCTCGGTAAAGAGCTCCCAAACCCTCTTCATCACTTCAGATTCAACACCGAAAACCTGCTCTGCTTGGTTAATCGAACCAACACCGTAGATCTCGTCGCTAGGACCAGAAGGTGCAGCACCAATAACGAGGACACGGTTCTGAGCAGGTGAACGGGCAGGAGCGAGGCTCCCGTCAACGTAAGCAGCGGTTACACCGCCTAGAGATGAAAAACTCATCTTAAAACTCCTTATTCTAGGTAGTCGGTAGAAATACCGTTCTGAATCATAATCGTCTTGATCTCACTCTGGATGTTGAGCCTGAATTCGATCAATCTAACATCAAATCTTAGGCAGCGCTCATAGAGGGGCTGCCCACCAGTTGTTCTGTAATTGTCTGAACCTCTTTCTTTGAAGAAGAACCTGTCTGCTCCACTAAACGTAAAAGCCCAAGAGTGGTTTACGAATAGTCTTTCAAGCCACAGCGCTCTCTTGTTAGCTTTAGAGGCTTCTTTCGAGTAGCAAGTAAACTCTATAACATGGTCCAAATATCTTGTCTCTAACTCAACAATTTTATTCGGAAATAGGGGGGACTTAAAGTTTCGCTGATGCATAAAGGTCCGTCCAGGACGGCCACTTGCCTTAGCGTTAAGCATAGCAGGTTCGCGCCTAATTACTTTCCAGGTAATGACCTCGCCACTGTTAAACCGAGAGAAGTCTTCATTCGGATACTCAGCAATTAGGCTTACAAACTTGGAAGCGTCATTAGACTCAAGTTCCTGCCCAAAACGGATAAGACGCTCTGCAGTTTCAACAAACTCTTCAAGAGAGTACTGTTTTTGGTTAGGAGAGAAGTCCCCCATGTCAAATGGGTACGGAGAGCTGATAGGAACTGCTTGGCTCATAGGGTCTGCAATTCCATTCCCGTCAGTCAGCTCAGCAGCAATAGATCCAGAGCTAGCCTTAAGGCTAGCAAGAATTTTCTCAAGGTCTTTACCGGTTTCACTCATGTTGGTGTCGGATTCCTAATGGCATCTTCTGCCCGGCAGTAAATTGCGTAGTATTCAAGTCTTCCGTTATCAGACCTCATCTCGGAAATCGTTTGAGGCTTATGGATTTCTTTCCGGATATAACTATTTGTATTCGATGATAACTGAATTTTTCCTTCCTCATCTAGCCTGACCTCTACAATTTTGTCCCCGTACTGGATTCCGGTGTCATACCGAAGAAAGAACAACTTGTAATTGCCCTTAATGTTTCCAGAAGGCATGCGCACGATTGTGTCTGACTTTCCGCCCTCTGAAGACGTGTAGAGTGTATAGCCGATGGTCCAGCTCTCGTCCCAGAGATACCCTTCTCCAAGACAGTACACGCAGTCCTTGTCTCCTTGTCTGTTTGAGTCATTGACTGAGCAGGTACAGTAGGTCGGTTCTCCATTTGGTTCACGTCTCATCTTACGAAGCAGCATTGGGTGTCCGTGCCTAATCTTTTCACCCTTTCCAAGTACAAGCCTGTCAAACTCGTCTCGGAGATCGATCTCTCCAGTCAGACTTGCGGTTGCTGCTCTTGGGGTTGTCCTAGAGGAATGAAGGGAGGGTCTTGGTGCCATAGAACTACCTCCTCCTTCTCTGGAAGGGCAGTAACATTCCATTGTAGTTAAATCTCTCTCTAGTTCTTAATCTCCCGTCTGAAGTGTAGCTTGGTCCTTTCCCATTTACAGTTGGTTGTGCGTAATCTCTTTCAAAGGGTGAATCCCATAGTCTTCCAATGTTCATTCTGTCTGGACTTAGTTCTCCAGGTTTTGCTGTTACTGGACCTAGGCCTTCCCCAGGGACAATAGTGCCGCCGCTGTTTACTACACGCCACCACTCTTCTCTCTGTTTCTTAAGCCAGCCAAACGTCTCAGAGTCCACCTCTGCTGGGGTCAGGTTGTTCTTCGTGATAGAAAGGTCGCCCAACATCTTCTTTCCCAGACCAATTGTCTCTAAGGCGTCAACCAACCCAGCCCCAGGCATTGTCAACAACCGAAGCGCCGTGTCAAACACACAAAACTTAGTACGGGCAAAACCAAGATTACGACCATTTGCACCCGGAGAGGAAATGGCGTCGCACTCTTGCGAAGACCAGTGTAGCATCAACGCAAGTGTGTCCTCGGGGAAGGATTCAACCCAACGACCAAGCTCAAGCCTGACAAGCGTGGGTGACGCGTAAAGCGGCGAATACATTGTTGTGAAGTACAAACTAGTGTCATCCTCAAGGACATGACCAGTCTCACTAGCAGTAATTTCCTTGCGAAGCTTAATCAACACCAAAGTGTTGTTACCAATATTCTGAGGAGAAACTGAAAGACCTGCATTACTGATATAGGACAGGATATTAAAGAACGACACCCCGTCAACAGCACCCACCCAAACGTCCAACCAAGTACCCTCTGCTGCCCCAGAGGGAATTTCATACTCTAACTTGTAATACCCAGTCGAAATACGTTCTGGCTCTAAAGGCCCTTCCGCAGCACCGGAATAATCAGCAAGAAGCAACGCCTCTTCAACCTCTTCGTACACAGCTTCCGGATCATACAAGTACACTTCCGGCAAAGCGTCTGGGTCTTTAAGTGCCCCTGCATCATCAGTAAAGATTGCATACAGGGTAATAGTGTCTCCAGGAGAAGCACCTGTTTGTCTGTTATAGAACATTGTACCTCCTAGAACTTGAGTACGATTTCGTCACCGTCAACTTCGAGCTCAAACTCAAGTCTCTCGGGGCGATACGTTTTGTTGTAGTGACCGCTTACTGGAAGCTTCCAAAGCTCAACCGTTTCCTTAGTAACAGTATCCGCATCTAGTTCCTCGGAGAACTTAATCCAGACCCTTCTAAGATTGTTCTTGTTGTTGTAGGACTGGTGTTCCGGGTCCATCTCAATGACCGTGAGATAGGTGGCTTCGGTTTCAATGAGGTCAGTAACTGCCGGAACTGTCGAGGCCGGAATAGAAGACACTCCTGGGGCTTCTGACCAAGTACCGTCGTTAGTCGTGAACGTAAGGTTTGAACTGGTCTCCATTCTTTCCCTAGAGTAGACCTGTACCTCAAACCTATCGCCCACTTCAAATTCAGACCCGTCAAAACGGATCTGAAGTCCTTCGTCAAGCAAACGATAGCGCCGTGAGCTTACTTTCCCCATAGTGGCAGAGGGTTCGCCCGCCGAGTCGAACCACCATTTATACTTCATACCTCCAGGGTCTCCTGCTGTCGTAATGACCACCACAACCGTGTCGTCTCCGTCTCCGGTGTATGTACCGCTTACCTTCACAACTCCAGTCGTAGAGGCATTGGCAGGGTCTGGGACCACATCATAGACCGTCTTACAGGACACACCAACAATCCCTGTACTCTCCGGATCTCCATTGACATACAGGGTGTAAATAGTGTCTGCAGCAAAAGAGCCGCCTTCGGGCCAAATAGTAACTGCCGAGGCGTAAGGGCCTGCCACTTCTGCATCTCTGTCTGGAAGCGCGCCACTTACTATCTCCCGGTCACTATCATCTGTCCTGTAAAGACCAAACTCCATCTTCAAAGGAACAGTTCCACTGAACCCTGGAGACTTAAGAAAGAACCTGTCGTCTCCTACCTTGGGAGAAACAAGACTTGCCATGCCAGGCCCATGCGCCCTATCCCTTACATTACCAACCAAGATAATCGAATCCTTAGCTGTCTTAGGATCAACACAGTTAGAGAAGTAGAGGCGAATCTTTTCACCCACAGGGAATCCAGTATCTCCACTCGCAGGGTAGTTGTGAACCAATTCTGGACTTGCCATTGTTACTCCTCTTCTTCGGACGGACGAATGAATTTAGCCTTGAAGACTTTGGTCTCGCTTGCTTCGACTTGATTAAAGACCTCGAGCTCTAAATCTACAACTTCTAGTTCTCTACTCGGATCAGCAACGCTCTGGACCTTAGTCTTTTGGCCAAGGAGCTCTCTTAACAAGTCTTCGTACTTAGAACTAACCATATGAATCTCCAAATAAGTAGGGGGAGCTTGCGCTCCCCCTATCTTATAGGGTCACCCCTGGATCGTCTAGACTACAGCAGTGGTCACGTCGATGGGCTCAACAGGAGCAGCCTCGGCGTGGACAGCACCATCCCAGTAGTTACGGACAACCTTCAGGTTCTTGATAAGACCAACGCCCATACCATCGTTCTTGATGGCGAAACCGTAACGCTCGCGCATACGGATGGTCGTTACCTCGCGGGTCTGGTCGTACCACTCAGCCTTGGTCTCACCCTCATCAACCAGCATCATACCAACGTTGCCGCTGGAGACAAAGTAGGCGTCCGAAAGACCAGTCGACTCGTCGAACGGAACCATAGCCGAAGCGAGGACAGTAATGCCCTTGGGACCGTAGGAGGGGAGGACGGGGCGGCTATCAGAACCCCAAGCGATTGAGTTGAAGTTGCCAGTCGGGTCATCACCGTTAGCAGCGCCAACCGGAGTGACAAAGCGACCGCGAGCAGGACCCATGTTACCCCAACCCCAAGGATCGAGAGGACCGGGGTTACCAGCAGTCTGACCGAAGTACGAACCGCCCTGGCCCATGAGGAACAGGTTACGCATAACCGGATCGTGCTGGAACATGAGGTAGGTGGTTGGATGGACAATCAGGAGGTCGTAAACATAACCCTGCTCAGCAGAGTGAGAAACGGCCTTCAGGAGGTCGTCCATGGTAAGGGCGCCGTTAGCGGCCATATCAAGGCCGCGGCCAGTGCAGATACCAAAGAGAGACGAAGTGGGGTCAGCGTTGTCGAAGAGAGGAACACCGAGCTGACGGAGGAAGGCGCGTGCCTTGTTCTCCTTGTGGCGCTTCATTGCCTTTGCCATCTCACGGAGGTTCAAGCCCATGAGGTCGAAGTTGGCGTAGCGAAGAGCGTCGTCGGTGAACGACTGCTGGATACCACACTTGCCAATCATGGCAGTCTGCATGCCACCACCCATGGTGAACGTGGCTTCAGGGTAAGTACCCTGCTCACCAACGTCAGCAGCATGGAAGGCAGCGCCGATTGCACCAGCAACAACCTGAGTCGACATACCGCGAGCCTGGATTACATCAAACAGGGTATGGATTGGCATAAGAGGCTCAACGCTCTCACGCATCGTAATCTCAATGCTCGAGGTAAGCAGCGGCTTAATCGAACCTGCAGCGACAGTGTCCTTCAGCGAGCCTACGAAACGACTCCAATCAAGAGCCTCCGCCTGCCCAGGAATGTGCCCCGAGTTGTTAAACGCATAGTTCAGAAGACGAGCGGACTCCTGGTTGTTCTCAACCGGAACCTCGTTGCCGTCAGTAAGCTTTAGAGTAGCCATTTCATTGACTCCTTAGATCGTTATGAATTAGAGGAAGCGAAGGGTTACGATGACGTGGCGATCAGCAACCGTCTCGCGAGCCTTCATGATACTGTCGGAGAAGCCCTTAGAAGCAGTACCTGGCATCTTAGCGGTAGCGGGTACCGTGCGGCCTGGACGCTCTTCCTGTGCGCTCTTGACGTGGGTCATGAGGGCGTAAGGCTCATATTCACAGAAGTTTACAAAGCCAAAGCTAGTGCCGCTGGGGAGAACGTCACTCGTTCCGCCTGCAACAACGTAGTTGGACTGCTTGTCGATACCAACGCGGTCACCTGGACGGCAAATGCCCTCGAAGTAAACGTGGCGGTGGCCGCTAGCTACGTCAGTGATGCTACCAGGAGCAGCGTAGAAGTAGTAGCTGAAGGTGGCGGTGACGGCGTCAGCAACAAGGGCGGCCCAAGTGTCATCGTGAATGAAGACAATACCCATTGAGTGGTCAATGTAGTAATCGCCTTCCGAGCGGATAGCAGCCGGAGAAGCCTTGAGCTTAACCAGAACGCTAGCGTCATCGCAGCTGAACGGAGTGCGGTCAGTTACAGAAGCAACGTCACGGTTAGCAAGCTTCAGAGCAACAACTGGCTTGGAGCTGGTAATGCCCATGAGGGAGAAACGAACAGTCGCAGCGAGAGCGGCAGCAGTCCAAACCTGTCCAGCCTCGGGGAAGTCTCCAACCGCCGAAGGAGCAGTAATCGTGGTAATGGCCGCAGCGTCAAAGGCATCTGAAGTGGTACTATCAGCAGCACGGTTCAGAACGTCAAGCATCTTCTCGGTCTGGAACTGAACGTTCGACTGCTTGAGGTAGTTATGGAGAACTGCATCGCCGTCCTCGTTCTTCCCAAGGTACTTATAGAAGTCATATGGGGCCAGACCAACCGGCAGAGAGAAGAACAGACCAAAGATGGTCTTGCAGCCCGAAGCGTTTGACGGGATCGTGGTGCTGTTTACGAGGCCACGCTCAACGAGAGCCTTGGCAACAGTGATTGCGTCATAAGCGACAGCAGCAGCAACTGCCTCACCAGTGGTGATGTCCTGGACTCCCCACTCAACGTCGGTAGCAGTATAGGTAACAAAGTTATCAGTGGTTGCGTTCAGCTTGGTAACGTACCAGTAGTAACCAGCAGGAACGAGAGCACCCGTGCTATCAAAACAGACAGGCTTTCCTTCCGAGATTACGAAAGCATCGCTGCCAGCATCACGGTCAGTAACAGTAAATGCTACCGGGAGCCACTTAGCAGGGATGTAAGTACCCTGAGGAAAGATAACGTTCTGGTTACGGGTGTTGGAGGGAGTCATCTCCCCAAAGAATTCGTCGCGACGAACAAGAGGCTTTGCCATTTTTCAAACTCCTTATGAGTTGTACTTAGTAGGATCGAAATCGCGTGGAACAAGCCTGTTTGCCTTGATATTCATCAAGTACCCTTCAGCAGCTCTCCCACCCTTATCTTTCAGAAGCTTGTGGTATGTACTTACATGGTAGTTAAGCGTGTCTGACAGCTTCGTACCTTTTGAGTCGAGGGCTGGAGTCCCGCTTACACTGGGATTATCAATTACCTTGGTTTCATTTTCGTTACTTAGCTTCTCGGCGTCTACACCAACCGAAGCATCTGTGTTCTTTTCTACAGAAATTTTTTCTGAAAGCTCAGCAACCTGAGTCTTCAGGCTGTCATTCAGAACCAGTGCAGCCGCGTAATCGGCCTTAACGCTTTCGAGCTCTGCCTTAAGGGTCGCAAGTTCATCTGCGATTGTACTGGTCTTCGTGAGCTCCTCTACCTTGTCGGTAGCAAGCTTAGCGAGGGCGAGGCTCTCTTCATCCTCTAGGCCATCAACAAGTGCAAGGAGGACCTTCAGGTCGTCCGCTGTCCTGTATGGATACTTGCTGTCCGAGAGAGTAGGGAGGTTCTCGCCGCTCATCTTGGTCTTCTTCTTGTATACGGTCTCCAGCGCGTCTTCAACTGGCGCGGGAGTCTTTACCGAGATCATATCGGCGATCAACGCCTTGAACTCGTCCATGGACATGTCTGCAAGAGTAGGCATTTTATCAGTTTCCTTTTCGTCTAAGAGGGTTGCGATTGAGATAGTTTCGGTATCCTCTTGGGACTCTTCCGAATCCTCAATCGAAATACCAACTGTAGTAGAACGATCATTTGCGGGGCTATTCACTACCGAAATTTCAGATCCGCTCATGGTTCCGGTAACAAAAATAGCAACACGGCCCTTGTCGTCCTTAAGTCCACGCTTGTGGGGGCAACGCTTGCCTTTAGCATGGTCTGCTCCGCAGAGGCCACATGCAAGGCTATCCGTGTCTTGCCCAGCTGAAACTGTTAGGTACCGCTCATCAATGAACTTTTCGGCGGCGGTTTTGTCAGTAATGCGAACAGTACCGATAACGTCTCCGACACCGGGCCAGTCCTTGTTGTTTAGGAGGCCATGCTTTTCGAAAGCCTTGTAGACCTCAACAGCACTGCCTTCATTCAAGGTCTTTTTGAAGAGCTCGTACTCACCCTTGCTATTGAAGAAACGAACAGCCTCGGGATTTTCCTGCCATCGAACAGACTGGACTCGGCCAAGAGGCTCGCTTCCTTCCATGTTGTGCTGCACAATCATGGGCTTCTTGTATGGCTTGGTCCAAGTAGACATTCCTGCTACGTGTCCGCTCGCTCTGTAAATCCTATGATTCGTCACCTTACCGGAGGTGCTAAACACCAAATCCACAAGAATTCCCTTCTTGGGGCCGCGAGCTTCATCAAAAGCAACGTCAAGTAAGCCCTTAGCGTCGAGAGCGGTCTCTCCGCCCAGGACATTAGTGCTTTTGTCCTTTAAGTTATTCATTTAGCCTCCAAAGCATAGATTCAGCTACACTTTGCAATGAAACGTTGAAGCCATCCATGGACTCGTACCTTTGCCAAACTAGTTCGACCCAGGAGTCCAGGTTGGGAGAATCTGCCAAATCTTTTTCAATCATTATACGTTGATTATTCGGGAATTCTACATCTTTTGTTGTTTTGGCCGAGGAGCGCTTACCATACTGGTTAGCAGGGCGGCTTCTATTTGTAGAGGTTCCGTTCTTCCTGGTTGTTGGCCTTCCACTCTTTTGGGGTTTTGCCCCAGCAGCGGGCTTTTGTGCCGCTGCTTTCTTCGCAAGTTTGTTCTCTTCGTTGCGCTGCTTCTCTTCCTTCTTCACCCCTTCTGGTGTGATAGAAGATGTCGGAGACTGAGCAAGGGCTTCACCAGCTGCAAGAGGAACCTGAGCGGCCTTGAGAAGCTCTGCCGGTTCACCAAACATCTTGTAGTGTGTCTTTTCGATTTGGTCTTCATCGAAGACCTTGCGTCCCAATGCAATGCGGGCTTCGTCAATGTCAATAAGGTTGGCGGAAAACAACTGGATAATCTGGTTTTCGTCCGCGCGGCGTTCTTCTTTGTCAATGACTCCAAACTGAATCTTAACCTGCTGTTCCGGGTCTAAGATGTCGTAGCCGCCTTCCATAAGCAGCTCATTCAGCACAAAGTTGTTAAAGAAGTAGGTAAACTCAAGTGTCAACGCCTCAATGTCCAGTAGCATTCCCTTGCTCAAGGTAGAGGCCGTAGACCTATTGGCAGAGTCAGACTCGCCCATATCGAGACCAGAGGTACCTAGAGAGGCAAAGACGCGCTTCTTGAAGTGGTCTATGTAGCCTTCAATCTTAAGGGACCGTCCTTCCGAGCCGACTGCAGTGATCTTGTGCCTATGGTCACTAACGATGACCTGCCCTGGGTTCATGAACTTAATCTTTGTCGCCAACTTATCTGACTCTTTATACCCCTCTGGAGACATACGCTCTGGCATTGCGTCAGTGCCTACGGTGTAGTGGTATACCGGGAACAGATTTGTTTCGATTAGGTCCTGAATGTTTTCTTCAATACGTCTAAGGATAACGATGTCGTCGATTGCAGGGATCAGTTCAGGCGTACCAAGAAAGAATCCAGGGCTTTTGTTTGTACTGAAGTGCAGAATGTCTTTGGCCTTGAAGACCTTATAGGTCCCATTGACCATGCGCTGTTCGACTTCAAGAAGCTCGCCGTTCTCTTTAGCTCTGAACCTAAGCGTCTCTAAGGGCAGAATATGGTAGCCCGCCACTGGCTTAAGCTCGCGCCCATTCAAATCAGAACGCAAGTCTCCGTCTGACAGCTCTGCACTACGAGTCTTAACAGCAATACAGTTGTTATACCTCGAGGCATCAAACAAGAAGTCTCGGACCAAACACTCAGTAGGGTAGGACGTAGCCAAAGCAATGGCGGACAGTCTGGCCTTTACATAGTTAAGAGGGTCGTCACTTGGGCTGACCAAAGTGAACCCGGCAGTTAGGATTCGGTTGATCTTCTTCCGGATAGACCTTGAGATGTACCCGTCAGAGTGCTGTGCAATCTGAATCTCCCTAAAGTCATACTCGGCGTTGAAGAAAATGTCGCGGCCGTACTTCTCTACGTAAGACAAGGCCCTAGAACTGACTTTCTTAACTTCGTCAGCCTTCCTGTCAGCAACAAACATGCCGTAACCAGTGTCGAACTCCTGCTTACGGAGGTCAATTATGAGCTCTGCGATTCTAGGATGCATTAGTTTTCTCCGTAAGTTCAGAGATCCATTTGCTAAGCATAACAGACTCTTGCGGATCACGACTACTTATACAACTTGCCATGTCGATAGAGTGCCCCTTAACAGTGACCCTGCCTTCTTTTGCGCTACTACCTGGGTCGACAAACTCTTTAAGTGCGTCTTCAAGCTTCTCGGGATGCTTCTCAAGGTAATCACACCAATCGGTTACATCTTTGTTGGACTGGATTAGCTTAATGATCATAAGGACCATGCGAATCATTTGCAGGATCAAAAGCATAAACCCAAGACCTTCGAGCTGTACGCTTAGCCCACCGGCACAAAGACCTTTGATCGAGTTAAGGGTTTCAATTAGCTGGGCCGAGACTTCTAAGATGTAGTCCTTCGCTTCCTTAACCGCCCCCACAAACGTATAGAAGAACATGTCTTCCCGCTTGGGGTGCTGAATTGCCTCTTTCATGTTTCGGGCAGATTCGTATTTGGCACCGGAAACGAAGGCCTCCCAGGGGTTCGTCTTCTTGCCACTGCTAGCGGCAAACTCATATTTATCCCTCAAGGCTACGTCCTGGTCGACCCTGACAAACTGTTTCTGGAATGGATCCCAGTAGACCCCACTCATAACAAACGAAGTACGAGCGCTAGGCATTACTTCGCCTTTAGCAATCTCTTCTAGCCTAGCCTTGAACTCATCTTTAGCAGCCTTCATGGTTGCATAGGTATCTTTCCCTTGAAATTCGACTTCCACGAGGGTATTGAAGATGCCAATGAGACAGTCTAGGGGGTTTACCACTACTCCTGCAATCTGCCTGATTAGGGAGGTTAGGGCCTCTACAATGAAGTTGATTAGCGGTCCAAGTAAGACAGTCCAGTCAAGCTTAATACTAAGCGAGAACGTCAGGTACTTGGTAAATAGCATCTTTAGGGCCATTAGGAGTGAAATCCAGTCGGCCGGACAGATTAGGCTAAACCAGTTCATCCACTTACAGAAGTTCCGTAAGAAGTTTACTGGGTTTGTTAGGTCTTCAAGCCTCTCTAGGATTTCGTTGATGTCCGTGAGGAGGGAAAGGATTGGCGCCAGCAAGTCGATGAGCGGTATCTGCCAGTTAAACGTAATCCGAGTATTACAGTTCCAACACTCGTACATGTAGGCGTTAAGAGCATCAGCCTCTTTCTCTGAAAGGTTCAGCATTTCTCCTAGCCAGTCCGCTTCTCCAGAGACAGAGCCGCCTCCTATAGTCAGACTTGGTAATGGCAGGCCTCCCGCACCCCTATTGACGGTGAATCCTTCAGCATCTCCAGGGTAGTAGTTGAATCCATCCGAAGTGTTTGCTTGCTGAACTTCATAGCCGCCGTTAGGCGTTGGATCTCCCATCTTAGACATGTCAGGAGGGGCGCCTATCTTCTTCATTCTCTCAAGGGTCTCTTCAGCGCCATCCAAGATCTGACCATATCCAAGAATAGGTCCTTGCATAGCCATAAGAATGCCTTCGCGAGTCTCAGACTCAAGCGCGGCACTTTCAAAAGCGTCAATCAGGAGAACTACGTTGTTGTAAGTCTCCTGATCGTAGATGTCAGCTTTGATTCGTAGAGCCATTAGTCATCCATGTTAACAAGGTCTAATTTGGAGTAGTCGGGACCAGTACCCTTGTTGATTTTGTCTTTATAGTTCTCTGCCATTTGTTTAGCATAGGTGTTTGATTCTAAATCTACTTGCAGATCGGGTCTTCCTAGCAAAACTAGAATCAATCCAAGGATGGAACTAAGGTCCTCTCTGGTAACAAAGTCCCTTCCGATTTTAGGAAACAAGTAAAGATACTGTTCTTCTCTTGCTTTGTCCGAATCGTAACTGTCTTCTTCTCTTGCGGCTTTTCTTAAGAAGCTCATTCGGTACTCCAGTCACCCTTAACGTACTCTCGGCTCTCTTCTCTTTCCATTTTGGCTTTAAGGGCTTTAAGCTCTTTGTACATTTCGTAGGTGATTACGTCTTGTGGTTTCCCATAGAGCTGTTTAGTTGCTGTTCTAAGTGCTCTTCTCTTACTGATATTCAGTTTGAAATTTGGTGAGATGCCGTTTGTGATGAGCTGTGCCTCGAGAAAGGAAGAGAAGGCGCCGAGCCTTGTCTTTGTCTCCCGGACCTTGTCCAGAGCCTCTGCAATCTGCTTCTGCTGTTCAACCGACTCTTGGTAGCTTAGGGCCTTAAACTCAGCATTTCTTGCTTCTTGTTTTGCTTGCTGAACCCTTTCGTTGATTCTCTCCCGTGTCTCCTCAATCTGCTTTTCTGGACTTTTAACCTTGTCTGCAAGAGAACCAAAATCGGCAATCTCTTTTGGTGGTGAGTACTGTTCAAACAGGGACCGAGACATTAGGGCACTACCTTTTCAATAGCAGTAATCTTGAGAGAGTAATTGGGGCGGTACTGTGCTCTTGTTCCTCCTGGTACGTAGATGCGAAGCCAGATAGGAAGATAGGTCGTGTCGTCGCCCCCAGTGTCGTCTCCCAGGTCAGGAACTAGAAGCGGTGCCATACTAGTGGCCATGTCCCACTCCTTCTCTGTAGGCCGTCTAGAGCCGTATAGGAGCTTAAAGGACCAGCCCTTGTGCTCGTACTCAGGAGTCGTTCCATATCCCTCAAGGTCTTCAATCTCTACAGAGATCTCTTCGTAGTACCTGTCCGTGCTGTCATTGCGAATATGAAACAAGACTTCGTCAGACTCACCAACGAAGCCATTGTGTGAAGTTCGAATTGGGTTAGACGCGTCAATTAAGGTCTGACTGCTGTCGTAAAAAGCGAGCGCCATTCTTATCCTCCGAAACGATTGCCTCTATTGGCGTTGATACCAGAAGCACGATTTCTTCTTGTACCAAACATAGCACCACTTAACATAGCACCAGCACCAAACAGCATGGCTCGGCTTTCAGCGGACTCTAGACCCATGTGGGCACGGTTTGCATTGTCGGAGAAGAACTGGGAGGCCTCGTCAAGATCGTGGTTCTTAGCAAAGGTTCCTGCGTAATCGGCGGCGCCACTAATCATACCCCGGGCAGCAGCACCACTAACAATAGCACCACCAACAGCACCAGCAACGGCACCCTTAGCAAAGGCCCCAAACCCTCTACTCTCCGGGTCACTACCAATATAACCCATACCGCCACCAAGAGCAGCACCACCAAAAACAGAACCCATACCACCAAAACCACTAGTTAGGTTCCTAGGAACCGGGGCGGCACCCGTGGCTGCCTTAACGGCTTGGTCTACAGCAGTGTTTCCCTTGCCGGCAGGCTTGGAATAAAGAACCATTTGGTAATGACCCATTTCAGCTTGCTTGCCAATTTCGTCGGCCATTTTTGACTTCGCGTTCCAGGAGGAAGGATCGGAGGGAGGCTTGCCGCTTGGCTGAACAGGAGCTGACGCTTTTAATTCTGCAGCTTTTAGGGCTGCGGCTTCTGCTTTTTCGGCCATTCTATCGTTTGCAATCCGCCCTAGCCTATCAAGTCTCTGGTTGGCTTCTAGGTCCTTTTGCCATTTAGACATTGGGTACACCTGCCTATGCGTGACGTTTTCTGTTGGCCTATGTACACCAACTGCAACCGGATCTAGACCGGGAGGTGGTTTGTACCCTTCTACTTTTAGGCCTGCCGCTGTCGGTCGATGAAAACTGTTTAGCTGTCCGGTACGGAGATTGCTAAAGATGAAAACGGTGTCTGAATTGGGAACATAGCGTCTGACCGAAGTTCTGTACTCCGGGGGGTCGTTGCTGAAAAGTGCATGACCTGCTCTAAAACCTCGTTCTTTTTCACGAATCGGTATGTAGCGAGTAGCTCGTCCCACACCAGCCCTAGAAGGAGCGTTTTCATAAGGCGGGATTGGCTGTTCCTGTGGACCATGCCTCTTCCTGGCTTCCACCGAAGCGCGAAGGTCGAAGCTGATATCGTCTCTGTCTCCCAATGCGTTCCAGGGACTAGGCCGAGGCGGCTCAGCTCCTAAGCTATAGTTAGGCCTGAACCCGGGTAGCTGCGCATATGGAGCATAAGATGAGGAGTTCCCGCCAGCGCTATGAGTTACAACGTTTGGCGCTGTACGACTCATTGGCCTAGCGTGTGAGCTTGTAACTTCTTTTTGTGCACGCTCTAAGATAATGCGATTCGTGTCAGGGCTTAGTACCTGAAGGACTCTTTTTGCAAGCAAACCCATAACTACCTCCTGAATCCTCTACGAGTTAGAACTTTTGCTTCACTCTGTTGAGCATAGTCAGGATCTCCGCTAGGAACGTTTCTTAGTTCCTTGTAGTGCTCGTAAGCAGACCCAGACGTATTTGGTTTCCCTCTTCTACCAATATGAGAAAGCTTTTCTACCTCATTTGGGTTATTTAGGATTTTACCATCATTTCCATAAACTAACAATGCAGTCATGTCTAGGGAAACATTTGTCTTCTTCATATCCCTGAAGAATTGAGAAACAGTACCTTCGGCTTCTTCTGCCTGCGCTCTCTTCTCAAGGGTCTCTTTGTCTAAGGAGTGCGCGTTCGAGCTTCCATACATGTTAGGACTGTACTCACTTAACTCCAAGAACAACCCACCAAGACTCAACATAAAGGCATCCAGCCTATGGTCTCCAATCTTGTCAGATTTGGGGCCATAAACAGCCTTGTTAGTACTTGGGTTTCTTCTCAAGATTGTGTAGTTTTCTAGTTCTTTGAACAGCTGGTCGTCCTCGAGAGGATAAGCAACGGCGTCCTCTTCAAAGATACGGATTGTGTTCTCAATCAGGAAGTCCTTTGCTGTCTTTGGAATTTCCTTGCCATCTACGGGAGAACGCAAGATGATCTTAGATGAGAAGTTGAGGCTCTTAATTACGTTTACTAGACGTGCAATTGACTTCTGTCTTGCGTCCGGTTTCTCGATAGACTGCATTGCTAGTGAGTAAGCACGCAAGTCTTCGATGATTGTGTGGCCATATCCTTCGTCTGCGTAGATGTAATCAAGTTCCCACTTCTGATTTAGGCGAATTACCTCTTCTTTCCACCTGATTGAAGACCACTCGGACTGAGGGATGTTTGTTGCCTCAAGGACTACCCACCTATGAGCGTCTCTGTCGTAGCCAGTGACAACGAATTCAGTGCCAGCATTCTTGTTCCAGTCGATACCAAGGCATTTTGAGAGAGTTTGGGGCTTTTGAACAAAGAGCCGCTCTTTTACATACCGATGCGAGGTGGTTTTGGCGTATTCATACTCAAAACGGGCCCTTCTAATCCATTCAGACTTAAATACCGAGTTATCTCCATCAATGAACTCAGCCATGTACTCTGCCATGAGTGAGTCTTTAGTCTGATCTCCTAGGATACTGTCTTTTTCGCTTTCCCAGTGTGGCAAGACTGTAGTGGGCAAGTGATCTTCTTTGTAATTTGAGCTGTTTTTGCACCAGTTATAGAAGTGGCCACGCTTTCCGATAGGCGTTGAGGTGGCAATCATCCTCGTTCCACGACGAGTAAGACGTACCGGGAGGATAGCGTTGGTCAAGATGGGTTCGGGGATCATGTCCATCTCGTCCAGGTAAATGATGTCGGCCGACTGTCCGCGGATAGTACCTCCTGCAGTACCGTCAGTTTTGGCTGAGACGCCTGAAACGAATCCCTTGATACTAGCTCTGTTCTTGAACTCCATACGCAAAGGAGGAGTCTTGGCGTACAGAGAGCCGCTATTTCCAGTCAAAACCTCATCTGCCAGCTCAGGGCACTTTAGTAGTAGCCCTTCAATTTCTTGGAAGATGTTGTCAATCTGTACTTGGTATGGAGTAACAATGAGAATTTGGGGTCCTGTAGTTACAGCAACTCCGTCTTTCATGCCTCGAGACACTTTGTGGTTAAAGGCTAACCAAATCAGCTTAAGTGCAATAACGAAAGACTTACCAGTACGCCTTCCTTCACGTATGACCATACTTTCGGCCGTACAACGAAGCTGCTCTTTCTGATATGACCGAATGTAGTACTCGTTTTCAGTGCCTTTTGTCTTGTCATCAAAACCAAACATCAGCTCGGCCCAAGCAACTGGGTCTTGGCTTGCACGAAGGACCAGAAGGGCCCTGTCTTTGTCGATGCCCTTTTCAATTACTAACTCGTCAAGTAGCTCGGCGGACCCTTCGGGCAACTCACTATTGATGCCTTTGCACTTAATCTTGTTTTCTCCGTACTTTGCATGCTGCCTTGCAATACAAGAGACGCAAGTCTTATGCCAGTGACTAGGAATGGTAAACAAGTCCCTAAGAAACGCCTCTTCCTCCTCAGAGAGGGAAAGGTTAGGGTCTTGGTGTTTAATGCCGTACTCGTTCTTAGTGTACAGCCTCTTCTCTAGGCCTTTTAGGGTCAGCTCTTCAGACATCAAAAATCTTCCTTTGAACGTAAATGTCGGGTTCAGTTTCGGAGATGATTGCCAAAACAGGCAATACATCCATCATGAGAGCATCAAAGACAGTCGGGTTATCACGGAGCTCAATTGTAACAATGTAATCCAGCTTGCTGGGGTTAAGAAGATACCTGTCTTTGAATTCGTCAATCTGATCCATACTGTCTGTATTGTAGAACTCAATGACAGTATTGTAGTTAGTTACGGGGATAGACCAAGACTTTCCGATCCTTTTGGGAGGCGGACCTTCGTGTTCGAGCTGGATGTAAACAACCGGAATGAGGAAAGAAACTAAGTCTTCAAAATTCTGATCATTGCCGAACACGGCTACGCGCTTACCTGCGACTAGGAGTTCTCGGATCTCATTCCAAAGAGCAGTTTTGTGGCTAAAGTTAATCATGCTTACATCCTATAACTCGAATGGTAGTTCTTGCTGGGGTAGTGCATAAAGTTAGCTTCTCTACCTAGCGCGGATCTCGCATTCATATGCGAGTTCTGGATCGCTTGTACTGCTCGAGAACGCATAGTACTTGCACCTTCAGTCATAAAAGCTGCCAAAGATCCGTCCGTTTGTATAGATCTTCTTGCCTTTTGATGTGCATTTGCCATTTTAACTACGTATCCGGCGCCCTTACCTACAGTTGCAACCCCTGCACCAACTGCCATTCCAACTACACCCGCTGCTGTGGCTTTTGGGAATCTCGCAAACGTTCTAAGCGGCGCCCCTCCAAGTAGAGCTCCACCAATAACTCCAGCAGTTTCACCACCAGGTACCCCAATATACTCTCCAATAGATCCGCCAAGCGTTGCACCAACCGCCGCACCAAGATATCTACCTGCGTTACGTAGCGGTCCTTTGTTCGTGACTCGACTTGTGATTCCATAGGTGGCGTCTCCTACTGTAGATTTGAGTACTTGTCCTCTAATACCAAAAGAAGCACCACCAGCTACGGCCACGTCAAAGATTGCCGCGTCTTTTGCTCCCTGAAGGCCTTCGTTGTTGTAACCATTCCAGATATTCCACCCAGAGAAGAGAAGAGGGGCCGCCACACCAAGTAGCGAGCTTGCACCTCTCCCTGGCATTTTCATTGGGTTCTTAAAGTCTGGCATACCTGCAGACATCATTCCCATAAAAGAGAAAGTGCCTGCCATTCCCAACACAGACGGATCACTGTCCGTAAAGACGTTTAGGCCGACAGCAACAGCGCCACCAATTAAACCAGCTCTTACTGATTTACCGAATGCGGCAGGTGCCTTGCTTGCTACCGAAAAGCGAGAGGGACCAAACTCGTAAATCCGAGTCCCCTGACCCATACCTACGTAGTTGCCACCGATTGCGTCAATAAACCCCCTGTTGAGGGTGTTAGACAGGAAACTTAGAAGTCCTTGGCTCATTAGTTACATCCTGTGGTGGTTAATGGGTGACTCGCCAAACTTGTTGTTGATGTTTCTTTGCATAGCAGCCATTCTAGCTCTTCTTTCAGCTGCTCTTTTTTTGTCAACGCCATACACTTCATACGCCTGGTAGGCATTTTTTGTATAGGGGCTGTTTGTGCTTCCCATTGAATCTACTGCTAAGTAACCGTTCAGGTCGTTAAAGTTCTTTGTTTCGAGCTTGTTGGGGTTACTTCCGGTTCCTTGGGTTTGCATGAATGAAGTATTGTCTCTGATCAGTGAGGGCATAGACGCTCTGTAGTTGGCGGCAATATTTCCTTCAATCTGGTAAGGGGTCATCTTGTCTCCGAATTGAGACCATGACTTGCCTATTGCAGATGCAGTTTCGGCCTGGAGAGGAGAAATGGCGCCCTTCTCTTGTGCCTGCTCCATAAGGCTGATCAATTCCATTGTTTTGTAGTTTTCGGCCATTTTACTTGGTCTAGCAAACGTGTTGAACGTAATCTGAGTTCCAGCAGAGTCAGTAAAGTGCCTATAAGTCTGTGCCCAAGCTGTCGACCATATTCCTCTCCTGGCATCTACAGCTTTCTGTTCTGCTTTTCTCATTGCATCCCAGTTTGCATGTGCATCCATGTATGAGCCGTAAGGAAGATGTGCCGCCAAACCCTGTTCTACTAGTTTTTGGTTTATGTTTTGTCCGTTAGAAAAGAGCGTTCCTACTCCGCGACCATAGGTGTTGTCATTGGGGTCAAACACCATTTGAAGGCCGCCCTTTTGTACTAGCCTCTGGAAGCCTGCAATTGATTCCTGTGCTCCAGGTTGTGGCGTATGCCATGAGTCGTCAAACATCCCGTGGCTTGTTTCTGTAGCGTCAATGCCCTCGAGACGGAAGGTATAGGAGCCGCCCAGTCCCATGAACCGCTGCAAGGAGGCAAACATTCCCCTCTTTTGCAGCTTTACCGTGTCAACGTCTTCGATTTCGAAGTCGTAGCTGTCATCGATGTTAAGAACTTTCATTCCATTTTGGTTTCTTAGACCAGTAAACAAACCATCAGCTGGATCACCTGACAGTGCAGTATTTCTTTGTCTCGTGTAGGTGAACATTGACCTCAATTCAGGCCTTTCGTCGTAACTTCCGCCGCCGTACTTCTTTCTCTGCTCTTGCTCTCTTGCTCTAAGTAGGTCTTGATGTACTATTACTGATAAAGAGGTGGCCGGTCCCTGATAAGGCGATCCGAAGTCTGTTCTGCTGGACCTAGTCATTTTTGCTAGGCCCTTTTCAGGGAAACCGTCGTGAGTTGCTGTCTCTAAATCTCTTGCGGCCGAGTATTCACTGTAAGACATACTCAGAATGCTGTTTTGGGGTGCGTACCGTTCCTCAGAAGGGGTTGTAACTGCCGCAAGGGTTCCACCAACAAGACCAAAAACGGAGGCCGCACCAAACGCAAGCGGGGCCTTCTTAATTGCACCGGCAATCTTACCAGTCGCCCAAGTATGCAACCCCTGAGTAGAGTGAATACCACCCGCCCTTACTCTCCTGGTATTGAAACTACCAGACAAACCAGAAAGCCTAGCAGCGTTATTGTCAAAGTAACTCGTTAAAGAGTCGCCCGTTTCAGTCTCAACGTATTCAGTAGCAAGAGTAGCCCGAGTCGCAGTTGGCCTGTGTTTGAGTTCTTCGTCTATAAACTCCTGCATTGCCTTCCATTCGGCATCGGGATCAAATCCGTACTTCTGGAACTCCCCAGTTTGCGAAATATACCGCCCATATTCTTCTGGGTCCCTGAAGTACTTTTGTGCGTACAAGTTCCTCTGGATTGTCGTTGCCCGTCCGCTTGGGGTTTTTTGTCTTTCCGCGATTGTTTGGTCAATCCCGGTTGTGTGTGTGGCGTACCCCTTTGTTTCTAAGTCCGTTACCCCTCGTTCAAACTGTTGCAAGAGGTGCCTTCTTCTGATTGCTGGTGCAAGGGACTGATTGTAGATCTCAAAGTACCGCATAACAGGGGCAAGAGGACCTCTACCTTCTGCTGCTTCCCTTAAGAGGGTGTCAGCATCGGCGCCACCTTTCTCTACTCTCTCAAGGACAGACAAAGCCTGAAGAGACTTCTCAAGTACGTAACGTTCAGACCTAGCTGCGTCTTCTGCTGCTCTGTGGGCTTCAGAAGCAAGCATGCCCTTAAGACGACCCTCCCGAGTGGTCTCAAAAGCACCTCTTAACAGTCTTTCTTGGTAATCAGTACCAACACCAGGAGTCTGTTTCGTTTTAACATCAATCAGATTTAACTTCTGACCATAAGACAGAATTGACCTGGAAAGATCAAGGGTGTCTCGAACAGCAACCTCTCCTGCTTTAGGAGTATTGTCGCGATAGGCCTTCCAAACTTGGGTCCAGTCTCCTGTGAGCTGTGCATTAGAGCGGGCCCTATTGACAGCAGCTCCAGTGACGTAGAAAGGCTCCGGAGTTGAAGAGCGAGACTCAAAAATGCTCTTAAAGTCCTCAGAGCCAGGACCCCCGGCCTGTGCCATTGCACCAACATAAGCGCCAATCTGTTTAGATTCGAAGTTAGCGTTAGCAATCCAGACGGTACTGCCCATCGTAGGATCTGCAGTCTCTCTAATTGCAGAGTGAAGAATTCCGCCGGGCTTATACATCTCTTCAGCAGTGAGACCATAACCACCAAACTTATAGTTAACACCGCTACGCTTAAACTCTGCCTCTCTCTTGGCCAGCTCTTGTGCAGTAGGAGCACCACCTAACAAGTGAGGATACGCCTTATCTTCATAAAGGTGCTTATACAAGAACGAGTTAACAGTAGAGATTGCATGTTTGATATGATCATCAGTCTGCAGATTCGCCAGCTCCATCTTGTATTTGTTAACAAGCATGTCCTGCAGAGCAGTACGCCAGTCAGCAAACACACGAGAAGAGTAAACGTTGCCCTTGAACGAACGCATATTTGCTTCGTCTTGAGGCACACCACTCAACACATCTACAACAGTCGGAGCCGGTAAGTACTCAGTTACTTGATTCTTGGCAAACGAGTAGTAGGACAGTTCATGGATACCCGAACCAGTCTCTCTGCCAAGGGTTTCGGTGTCGAGGATGCCTGAATTGGCAAGATATTTCTTAATCCAGTCTTCCATGTGACCTCGAGAGAAAGGAAAAGGGGCCGAAGCCCCTTATACCTTAACTGTTGTAACTATTCAATTTTAAGTTTTGTCTTTTTGGGTTCTTCCAGAGTAAGCACTTCCTTTTTGTCAGTTCTTTCTTGCAAGGCCTTCCGGATTGCCTCAATTTCATTCCTAAGTGCAGAGGAAATTTGGGTGTCGCCCATTCGGTAGGCCTGATCAGCGCGAGCCTTCCTAGTTTCCATTAGCTGCTCAAGGATCTTCGCCCTACGGCTTTCGTTGCTGTTTAGCAAAGCCACCACGGGATGTAACTGAGTAGACCTCTGCATTAGCATTCCATGCTCACCCTGCATCTCATTAATGTCCACTTTAAGGAAGTCACGACCATCTCCATCCCTGTCTCCATTGGAAAGTACAAGAAGCCCGCGCTGCTTATACAAGTCAAGAATGGCCAACTCATTAACAATTGCCATTTCAACTGGGTTGGAAGGGTCTACCTTGAGATGAAGAAGGTAATCGACGGTCTTCTGTTGGAGGAAGGTCATTTCAAAGACACACGGCCTGTACAGAGGGTAGTCCGTCTCGTCTCCTTCAATCGGGCGGCCATTCTCATCCCTCTCTGGGATAGGACACTGACTAAAGAAAGGACATTTAGAAGGCCCCATACATTGAATAGGAGCAACAGTGTGCATTCCATGCCTACGCCGAGACACGGACTGCTCAATACGCTTCTTCTTGGTCTCAGAAAGACTCTCAATGTAGTTCTCATAACTGCCATCACCATTGATGATGTCGTTAACTGCGTCTTCCTGCCTACGCTCGAGACTCGTATCTCCCGGCAATGTAAAGAGCTTCTTAGCCATCCGTGTGCCTCCAATCTTCGCGCCTACTTACAAAGTCCTCAGTCAAGGGCTCAATATCCTGAGTAGCCTTGATAGCACGTTCAACCAACTCAGAGGGAACAGTATTCTCTACCTTGCCCTCAACAGGAGTAAACTTAAGAACTGTCTTCCCATCAACAACAACCTTGGTAACCTGTAGCATAGCAACTCCAAACGACCACTCCGGTCTCAGTATCAATTAGCTCAAACAAACTGTCAGTTCTAGAGAGTTTCAAGTTGGCGGAGTAAAACATCGCACTCATCCTTAATCGCAGTGAGAATAGCGGCGGCCTTTTCCTTTTCCTTCTCTTGGACAAACATCTTTTCACTTAACTTAGCATAACGACATTCAGTACCCAAAGAAGAATTCTTAACGAAGAAGAAGTACCGATAGCAATGTAACTCATTAAGAGAGTTGAGTTTATCATACAACCCTTTAACTCTAACAGAAAACTCATAGAACATAAGGTGCGGCCCCCTCTTGTTAGTAACACCAAAGTAGACCTAGACAAGAGGGAAAGTAAAGGGCTCAGCACTGTCTACATAACTTTTTCAGCAAAAGGCAGGGGTAGAATCCGGCCTTTACTAGGACATTCTGAACTGCAAAAAATAATAGAAACAAGGGGTAGGTTGGGGTAGGTTGTTTACGCGAGCAAAGGGGTAGGTGGAAATATATTTTGAGAGGAGGTCTAGAGTGGTACAGCTCGTGGTTCCGGGGAAGAGAAAGAAATATATTTTCGGGAGATACCTCATGGTCAGTCCTGAGAATGAAAATGAAATATATTTTCGGGAGGTACCTGGTATTGATATAGGCGATTTTAGGGTCCCCTATCGTTGCGAGCCCACCCGGGTAAAGTAATATGCCTTGGCAGACTTACCGCAATGCAATGGGTAGTCCCTTTTTATTTCTATGGATCTAACCCATCCAGAATCCGAAAGGATGCAACTATGCTTCGTGCATAGTGAGCATATGAGGAAGAGATGGGTAGACCTTGGAGGACACATGTCTGACAACTTCCGCTTCTTCATCGTCGTTACCATCGTCACCTCCAGCCTCGGCTGGATGGGGGCCTGGAGCTGGGAGAAGATGATCGAGGCCGACGAGAAGGCGGGCCTGTACGGCTCCTGGCCGGTCAAGAGCTGGCAGGAGCAGGTCCACAAGTGGCGCGAGGCGGGCCGCCCCGGCCCTCGCCCGCGCTTCTACTGAGGCACTAGGCCACCACACCGTAAGGTGTGGTGGCCTTTTTCTTTACTATCTACGACATATAGCCCATACCTATATCCCCTAGTATGTGCATGGTAGTGGGTACCATGGCATGTAGTATAGGGGTAGTGTATGGGTAGGAGGTAGGGATGAGCCCTATCGTGAAGTACGCCCCGTCGGTGGCGCTCATGGGCTTGATTGCCCTGGGTGTCACCGTCTCCCACACCCCCGCCCTTGTGGCGGGGGTGTTCTCCTTCGCAGGCGGTATTCTTACCGCCTGCATGTACCGCTGCAAGTAGTGGTACACAGGGCCTTAGGGCCCTTTTTCTTTCTATGGGTCTAGCTACTATAGAAACCGATATAGGTGGGTGTACATGGGTACACGCGTGCCTTGAGGTAAGGGTAGTAGGCTCTTTGGAGAGTACTATGTTCATTCTTCCGATTTTGGGCATTGGTTGCTTCTGCTTCCTCAAGGGTTTGTATGAGGGCGACGCCACGACGATGTTCGTTGGCATCGTTCTGTTTTTCATCCTCCTGATTTTTGGGGAGAAGATCAAGAAGATCTAACTACCCTCTCGGTTAGCTTTCCGAGTTAACAAAAAAGCACTGGCATAGGCTATCCCCTTAGGAGGGATAGCCTTTTTCTTTCTATGGAGGTGAGCATGGCTGAAGATAAACAGCCAAGGCTCCCTGGCTACGAGAAGCCAGTGGTGACAGAACCACTGGCTCCCGTTGTCTCTGGGTGGAAAAAGCCCAGAGGCAAGAAGAGGAAGGCGGAGCAGCTGCCCCTTCCTCTTGGGCCAGGGTAGCTAGAGGGGCGTGTCGTAGTGGCGCGCCCCTCTTTTTTCTTCTATGGGCAATTAAGCCCCTATCTGCTAATGGTGAAAGCAGATATGCAAGGATTGGGAGATTCAGCCATGCTGAAGAGTCCTAAGCCTCCTCGGCGTATTCCCGCAAAGCTTTTGCGGGAGGATATCCTCCTCGGCCTGCAGATGGCCGAGGAGGCCCACGCCCGCTATGGGACGGTCGAGATCTGGGATGATCTCGGCCGTCCCTCCCCCACAAATGAGCAGGCCCAGCGCCTGCTCACCGAGTGGGGGCCCGGTTCCCGGGCGAACAACGGCGGCCTGCCGTTCTAGCCCGGGACGTCTAACCTAAAGACGTTAAACAAAGGTAGGGACCCGCTCATCGGGCCCTTTTTCTTTTATGGTCTTACCGACCGAGCAGATTGCCCAAGCTTAATGTGAGCTTTGGGGTCGATCTCAATGACGCCAGCTAAGTTTATCCCTCAAGGTAAACACAACTGACTAGCGAGTTCTCCCCAGAACAGCTCTAACAAAGCTTGGGCGCGATCCTTTTTTTTCATTCTATTTAGCTTAGTCGTTTGACCGGAGAACTATTTGACGCACTAGGGCATGCCCCTTTTTATTTCTATGGTCTTAAGGCCTGCATACCAATAGAGCTCACTTGTACATGTCGTACAATATAGAGCTTGAGGGTGTAGGCACAAGACCTGGAGAGACAACCATGTCCACCAACAGCACTGTCGCCCCCGCCGCCACCGCCGCCCTGACCGCCCTCAAGGCCGCCTTGGCGGCCAAGGCCGAGGAGGCCGCCAAGGTCGCCTCCCAGAAGGCGGCGGAGGCGGCCAAGGCCGCCCCGCTCTCCCGCAAGGAGGAGGAGGAGGCCAAGGCCCTCCTCCTCTTGAGCGAGGGGATGGAGGAGGGCGTCGCCGTCCAGGCCCTCCTGGCCGAGACGGAGGCGGCCCGCGCCGCCTCCAAGGCGCTCGCCCAGGAGGCCGAGCGCAACCGGAAGCTGGCCAAGGCGGCGGCGAGCGGCGAGGGCCTCCAGGCTCTTGCCGAGGAGGCCCTCAAGCAGAAGGAGGCCCGGGAGAAGGCGGCCTCCGACACCGCCTCGCTGGCCAAGGCCGAGGCGGCCCTCGCCGCCTGGACGGCGGCCAAGATCTCGGTCACCGACCGCCAGGTCACCCTGCTGCGGGCCGCCGCCCGGCTGATGCCGGGCTGGGAGTACAAGGCCACGCAGGAAGGCCTGCGGGCCGCGATCGCCCAGGCCCAGTACCAGAAGGGCAAGGCCTACGGGCGCGCCCTCGAGGCGCGCCCCACCCCGGCCCCCCGGCCCCTGCCGCCCCGCCCCCTCACCCAAAAGCTCCCCCTGAAGTAAGGGGGGGCTAAAGACCCGCTCATCGGGCGCTCTACCGGGATTAACAGCCGTGTAGAGGACAACTGCAAGGGAGTTTAGGCTCGCTTGTAGTTTGGAATAGGACCGTGTCGAAAGACGCGGTCCTTTTTCTTTCATCCTTTTTATTTCTATGAGCAATTGACTCAAAGCATCCTAAGCCCTTCGGGGCCAGGACTAATGGCCGGCGTTCGTGTCTGGCGGGAATCAATCCAATCCAATACCTAGAGATAGGAATTGGGTCCAACACTCACAGTGGAGTGAAAAGGATTGCGTCCTGGATCATCCCAGGAGCGGCTTACGTAATAGCCGCGCCTCTTCTTATCCCCTCAAGGTATAGAGTCTAAAGAGACCTAGAGGGACAGAGTAATGGGCTTAACCCATTAGTGTGAAAGCTATTCTCTTAGGGGAGGAATAGTGGCCGCACTTAAAACTAACCCACTCTCCTACAGGCCCGAAAGGAGCAGCCTATGCTCACGCAACCGATGTCTGTGTGTGTTACTGGTCAAACCACACACGGACACTAAACTCCCGACAGACCAAGTGGATAACTGAGGTTATCCCGTCAAGGTACTTAGAAGCCTTGACACCAAACTCCTACACCAATCTCTGGGAGTATAATTAAGAGGTTGGCGCCTGCCAGAGCGTGTTATGGCCCCGGGGGAGCGATTCCCCAACTATTCGGGTAGAAATACCCGCTGGAGGTTCGTATGAACCATATCCAGATGTCTTTTGTTGCGGCGGAGTTCCCCGTCGCCCTGGAGGTCGCCGTTGAGGCGGCGGCCTCCCTCCCGGCCCCGAACCCGATGGAGGCGGCTTGGGTCGCGGCCTCCATCTCGCCTCTTGCCGAGGGTCGCGTCATTCGCGCCCCTCGGCGCCCCGTGGCCCGCACCGCGCGAGCGGTGCGGAAGTTCATCGCCCCCCGTATGGCCGCTGCCGCCGTCCTTGTGGCGGCGGTGTCTTTGCTGGGCCTCACGGCTTTGGTGCCGGCGACCTTCGCCGGCGTCCTGGGCCTCACCGCCCTGACGATCGGCACGCCCTCCTGGGTTGCCCTGGCCACTACCAAGTAGTGGCCCCCGGTTAGCGTTCCGGGCGTCAAAAACGCATGGTCATAGGTCGCCCCCTTAGGAGGGGCGACCTTTTTCTTTCTATGGTACTCGTATCTATTGAAGCCAAAAGGAGGCAGTCATACAATTTAGTATGATGGGCTTATGAGGTATTAGGTATTGTACCATGGAGGACAACATGTCCAGCACCAACCGCGGCAACCGCTTCGACTTCGACTTCGACCTCGGCGGCGACGGCTGGGTCGAGCTCGAGGCCTACCTCGGCATGATCACCACCGCCGCCCCCGCCGCCAAGGACTGTCATGGGGACGACGAAGACGTCTTTCTTAACCATGATATGTGCGATGACCCCGACGACCTCGACGGCTTCTCCGAGGCGGGCGGTGACTGCGACCCGGTGAGATGGGTCAGCGGGCCCGGCTGGCCCACCATCTACAGGTTTTACTGGTTTAGGTTCTCATATCAAGGTCGCACGGCCGAGATTTGCGCAGAAGATAAAAACTGGGAGACGGCCCGGCGGCGCGTCGCGGAGATGTATCGTCTCCGGGAGGAGGAGATCGAGACTCTCTGAGTCTCGCTCGGTTGGCTTTCCGAGTTAACAAAAAAGCATGGTCACAGGCCGCCCTCTTAGGAAGGGCGGCCTTTTTCTTTCTCATGGGCAATTAAGCCCTAGTTCCTAAGGAGGAACTATGAAGGTGCAAGTTATTGACAACCGTTTCCGCGGCTGTGCGGTCGGGTGTGGTGAATGCCACACCTGCCGCACTCACAGCGACCTCTCCTGGGCTTTGGCCCAGGAGAAGCTCGTTCTCTTTCACCTCCTGGCGGCCGAGCGCCGCCCGGATCCTTGGGCGGGCTATGTCCCCGCCCTTTCCGCTCCCGAAGAGGGGAAAGAATACGACGAGATGCCGTTCTAGGCACGTCGTATTCTGCGCCTAGCTAGGGCGCGTGGTAAATACTAGCTAGGGGCCCTAACGGGCCCCTTTTTGTTTCTATGGGTTTCGTATCACAATCCAGTGGTACGATAAATTACAACTCTTCAATGTCCTTAGGAGGGACTATGAAGAACTATCTCGAGGGCGCCACGGTCGTCCTTGCTGGTCTCGTGGTTTTCCACGGGGCCATCAAGGCCCCGTGGATTCCCCTGTCGGGCTGGTTCTGGACCGCTCTGGTCCAGTTCGCCAGCTGACAGGGGCCCAGTTTCCTGTCTGGGTTAACAAAACAGGAGGGCCTTCGGGCCCTTTTATTTCTTTTACTTTTTATTTCTTTATCTTCTTTGTGGGATTGGGTATGACGGAATCGGCCGTTTGACTCTACCCCATATCACTCTTAGGTCGAAGGAGTATTATGACCAAGAGCAAGGAGCCCACTGTGGGTTCCAACGGGCTTGCAAAGCCCAACTATTCCGGCAAGACTCTGCCGGTACTTGGTGCTGAGGTTCCCCTCGGCACGTTCATGCGGCAAACCAAGCCGCAGATTAAGGGCTGCCTCGAGCATGTCGCTCGTGAGCGAGTCGCCCTGATTGACCAAGTTAACTCGGCTTCGGAAGTTGCTAACAAAGCGCTTCTTGACGCCGCTCAATCCGAAGCTCAGCTTCGGGGACTCACTGCCGCTCGGGGCACTGCTAACGAGTACCAGATGTGGGCTAGTGCGTTTATCGCCTATGCCAAGTCTGAGTCTCGCAAGGCTCCGTTTGGCGAAATGGCCAAGCTTATTGCCATCTGGCGTAATGCTTTGAGCCAATTTCTTCTCCAGGACACTGTTGGGTTCGTTAAGACCCAGTTTGTGTACCACGGAGAGATTCTGAACATTCAGCTTTGGATGAACAAGGATGGCCAACGCTTTATGCGTTATACTGGCCGCCAGAATTCAGCCGAACGCTGGGTGTTTGCTTTGGGCCTCATCATGATGAACAGGCTTGTGTTCCGGACGTTTGCTCGTCAAGGGACGCCGGACAAGAAGTTCTGTCCTTATGTTGAGGTCTATGTTATGGGCGAAGGACCTGCGGTTTACCTCGAGAAAGACGAGGAAATCTTGGCGGCTCTTCGTGAGCGGTACCTCACTGAGGTGCGTCCTGCTCTTGGCTCCAAGTTTACTTGGTAGCTAACTGACTCAAAAGGGGGCTGGAACATTTCCAGCCTTCTTTTTTCTTTTTCTTTTTTATGGATTCGTGTTCCCAACCCCCCTTCGGGGGGTGGGTTCCGAGTCACGCGGGGTATGACAATAACGTCGATATTCCCCAACCCTTCGCTTCCCAGACAAAGGAGTCACATGGAAGCAACAGAAGTCCAGGAGAGGCGCACCGTCGTGGTGCCGCCCCTTCTGGCAGCGAACGGGCGCCTGGAAAAGGTGCTCCGTCGTTTTGCGCCGGGGATTCTCCGTGCGCTGATTAAGGGGACTCCAATCCCCGCTGATACGGCCGACGAGGTCGATCAGATTTTGCTGGTTGCGGCTAAGAAGCTGAAGGCCAAATTGGATGCGCGGCGCTCGACGTACGCGGCCATGATGGCTAACTCGGCGCTCTATCGCCGCACCAAGATTATGCAGACCTATGGTCGGGTGGAACGCAAGTCCTCCGGCCGGATGGCTGCAGCTGCTGGTCAGTCCAAGACTGCACTCAGCTTCTTCAAGTCGAACGGCATCTTGGAGGATGCTGCTGAGGCTTATGCTCATTGCCGGGAAGGGGATCGCTTTGAGAGCCCCTACCACTTTACGGCAATGACTAGCATTGCTCGGGAGAAAATCCTCCCTTGCGTGCAAACTTTGGAGGTCCTTCGGGCCCCAGGCTTGCTCGATTGTGTCTTGCGGCACAACGGGCTCCTTGATATCGACGGGGATTTCTTCCTGCCGGTCGAATCAACGGAGAATCTGGGGAGGCCCCCTGGAGAGCTGCTCTATCCTGTCTTCCGACAGAATGATATGGGTGTGCTCGAAGGGCGGACCGCCTTCAACACTTTGGGTAAGAATGGTGGCAAACATTTTGCCTTTGCGTTGCTGGAGCGTGTCTTCGGTGATGCGATCAACGTGGGTTCCTACGTTGGTTCATTCAAGTCCCCGCTTTTGCCCGGTGGTTTCTTCCCCGAGGTACCAGTAACCCTTAGTAATATTTGGGTGAACGACCGCGAGGGTAAGAAGATCCGGGCTTTGGTTGACGGTAGTGGTAAGTACCACCCGAACTGCGAATTCCTTCAAGCGTTCATCCAAGAACGCGGGGTCGCATACCAGGGTGGGATGATCGCTCCCGTTATCCAAATTCGTGGCCTCTGCCTCGAAGAAGTCACCGGTAACCCCGAGCACAGGAACATGTTCCTTAAAGGCTTGTTGGTTCCCGATGAAACTTGTGTCGATGCAGCCGGTAACCCCACTGTCCGGGTTGCTTGGAACCAGATTAAGGGTACTGCCAAAGACTGGGCGAAAGCGCAGGATGAGGTGGACGCTGAAATGGTTGTTAAGGCTCATTTGGGCATTCTCAAGACTTGGTCACGCGCAAGCACGATCAAGTCATGCTTTGAGCTATTGCAGCTCGTCAAGGTCGATAACGACACTACCGCGGCAGTCGAACGCTTGGTCCAAAAGGCCATGGATAAGCTGCTCAAGGATGGTGTCGATGGTTTGATCTCTGAGGATAGTGGCGGCAACACCACCCTCAACAACCAGATCACCATGGTTCGGGTTGCTAAAGAGCTTGGACTCGACTACAGCTTGCTTGACATCCCTGTCCTTCGTCAGATGGCAGAGGATAAGCTCAAGCGGCGACTGTATAACATTGCCAATGGCACCGGTTTCGAAGGGAACCAGGTCGTCATGGTCATGGACAACTCCCTGAACAAGGGTGAGTGCGTGATCGGCGGTGTTAACCAGAAGCTTCCCGCTGTAGGCGATGAAACGGTTCTTTGGCGCTTTCCTGCTATTCTCCCTCAGTCGCTCATGACGCTTAAGGTGGTGGATCCCCTCCCCCACATGACGCTGAGTGTGGCAAACGCTGACGGTGAGGTAGTCGACCGGATTGTCGTTCCTTTTGCTGTCTTCATGAACCCGGATGATGTAACCGATCTCCAGGGTGACGACGACGGCGACATTGCTGCTTGGACCACGGACGAGGATGTGAAACTCCTTGCAAACCGTCGGATCTGGCAGCCTACCTTCCGGATCGAACCGGCTGGCGAAAAGATGTCGATTCCTTTCGAGGATCAAGAGGCGTTTTACGGTTACCTGCTCAAGGATCCTATGGGTCCTGTGGGGCAAGCCACTATTCTGCAGGCTCGTGCGTACGCCATTAATCAGGCGCGCCTCGTTGATCTGCGGTACTGGGCTCGGCTCGATAAAATCGAGTACCTCAAGGAAGATCCTGAGGGAATGGGCAAGTGGCATGCTGCCTTTAGGAGGGTTAAAAGCCTCTATTGGTCTGAGCAGAAATCCAACCCTGCTACTTGGCAGGATGGTGATGGGTTCCTTGGTCTCGCGGAACGAGTGAAATATATCGTTGACGCAGCTAAAGGATGGATTCCCGCATGGGGTACGTTCATTCAGGAAAGCATTGACCGCGCCAAGCGGATCGTGCGCTGGACGAACGCTCCGAAGGTTTCTAACCTTCGGGCCTGGAAGAAAATGGCAGATGGTCACATCTACTGCCACTACGACCTTGACTCCAACGGGAAGGCGTTCAAGTTTGGCTCGCTCAAGGGGAATGGTATCTCATCTGAGAACTTCCTCGACCAGGATAAGGCTGTCCTCAAGCTGATACCTGGAGAAGCGGCCGAGACCTTCGATTCGCTCACCTTGTCGCAAAAATGCCGGCTGATTTCCTCCGACGAAGTCCTGATTTACTTCCAGGATAAGTTTAAGGAGGCGGTTGGTATGAGTGCGTTCTTTGGTGTCCTCGGATGGCGGCGCAATAACTCAGCAATGGGTGAGCGTCTCCGGAAGCGGATTGATCCCAACGCCTTCGGGTCGTTGAGGTACCAAGCGAATCTCTCTGACATCGCTTACACCAAAGCGTGTCAAATTTGGGAAAAGCGGCGTGAGGAGCTTGGGTTTAACCGCCCGGCTAAGCCTTGCGCAGGGCTTCCCTACCGGATCCTCCGTGCTCTCCACCAGAAAGCCGAACAGAGCGGGGCGACCCCTCCGATGGTGAACTATGGTGAGAAGCGGCTGCCGCTCTTCTGGGTGGTAGATAAGATCTTCCGGACTATCCAAGGGGAGGGGGACTCTTGGAAAAACCCTGCTGAGGGTTCTCATTTGGCGGCTTGGCGCGATCAACGCGTTGTCTGGCGCCTGCAGAATAGCCGGTGTATTGATTTCGATGCCATGGGTAAGTGGATGGAGAAGACGAAAGTCCCGCTCCACCCGCTGGCTCGGCTCGATCAGAACATCTATGAGGCTATGTCTTTGTCCGACTCGAACGGGGAAACCCGTGAAGGGGAAGGCCACAACTCGGACTCGCAAGAGTCCAGTAGTGCTCGCAAATTGGCGATGGACTTTGCTTACGAGCAGTTCTCGGCTGAAATGCGGGAAGAGCAGGCTAAAGACGCCCTGGCTCCCTGGATCACTTGGGCACGCGAAAGCTTGTTCTCGTGTATCGCCTACCGGCGTGGGAATAATGAGGCGGGTATTTATGTCGAGCTCCAGAAGGTTGGGGACAAACCCTTGGGCACCCCCCAGTCCGAGTTGAACGTCAAGAAAGACGGCGGCTTGAACTGGCTCACCAAAGCAGACAGCAGGGCTCTCGACGCCCTGTGCTTTGAGGGGTCAACCTTTCTGGATATCATTTCCACCAAGACCAAGGAGTCTTGCCTGCTGACGGCGGAGGATGCTGACGGATATGTTAGCTACTTTGTCTCGAAGCATAAGCTGACTCCTCTCCGTGGGAAGAACGAGATTAAACTCTGTGCCTTGGTTGCAGAGCTCGCCTTCGACACGGCTTACGCCTACCCGACGCAAGAAGGGGAGGTGCCTGGGATCCAGGTGGAACATTTCCGGACCAAGCATAAGCCTCTTCACGAGTGCGAAGAGTGCATGGCTGTCTTGAAAAAGGCTGCTGTCGCTCGTATCCGCAGCGCGAATGCTCCTGCTTTCCCGTCTACTGGCAAGTTGGTTTCGCTGACTGCCGCATTGCAGAAGAAATTGCGTGATGACAAGTCACTCCATTTTGCAATGACCCAACGTAGATGGGAGCTCCGGGCTAAGGATGCGTATCGGAACAGTATCGCCGGAATGGTGCCCTGTAACCGTAAACGCGCATTCCTGAAACCGGAAGCGGTGGATGAGATGTATACTGAGTTCTTTGCCCGCTTGGTTGAACAGGGGATTTACTCCTCCTGGATCAGCATCATGGGCTTCGCCGAAGACTTGAAGGACACCTATTTGGATGGTCCTAGTGCTGAGGAGTCGGAAGACGACCAGCCAAGTTTCGGCGAATGGACTGAGTACGTCCCGGATTGATTCGAACACCCTCTACAATGCGTAGGGGGTGCCGGGCTTAACTGCCTGGGAGGGGCTCCAGAAATGGGGCCCCTTTTTATTTTAATTTCTTGTTACTCCGCCGGACTCCGAGTCAAGGGCAGACCCAGTGTGCCACGCGCACTCCGCTTGGACGTTGTGGCTTGTTTGGGTTGATGGGTTTGGCTTTGAGGTGGGTATCCTTCCCCTTTCCCACTCAAGGTTCTTTCCTTTGTTCCCCTTCGGGGGTTTCTGTTCGTTGGGATTGGACTTTCATGGCCTGGTGCTTGGTGGTTGATAAGTCATGTTAGTACCCTCTTTGGTGCGGCCAGGCTATGTTAGTTCATCTCCTTTCTTCCCCAGCGCTTAGGGGATTAGTTTGGTAGGGGTGGTTCCCCTTTAAGCGTATTCACCATGACTCCTCTGACTTAAATGTTAGAGGGGTCTTCTCTTCTTTGTTACCTTGAGAGAAATAGGATAGCCGCCGCTTTGTTGATGCCACCCAAATCCCCACTCCAAACCAACTCCGCTCACACGAAGCTCGCGGCCATTCATTCTCTCAAGGGCCAAACTATACAACACTACTAATGTTGTACACTTCGTGATGTGGATTCATTGATAGGGACTGCATCCTGGATAGACCAGGCTCTGCAAGTCCTGTGGAGGTTATTATGTTCTATCGTTGCTGGAAGTACGGTTACGTGATCTCCGAGACCCCCATCATCCCCCGGATGGTGGATCCTGTCCCCCACCTCTTCGTCGGGTACGGTGACGAGGGCAAAGGGTACTTGTGGCCGGTGCAGGGGCGGCTGCACGCCGCTCAGAGCGACCTGGTCAACGTTGAAGACTGGCGGAAGGAGGCGGCCCACCTCAAGGGCCTCCTTCCGGAAGTCGAAGCCCGGGCCGCCGAAGCCGAAGCACGGGCGGTCCAGGTGGAGGTGCGCAACGCGCACCTCCCGGCGGCCCACATCCCGGCTCGCCTCTGCCACGACCACGTCCTGGCGGAGGACACCCCAGTCCGTCTCGTGGGCGGGGTGGTCCAGGACGCCGAGGGTGACCTCTTGGGCTGGTGGCCCAAGGGGACCAAGGTGGTAATCCACCACAAGCCCCGGGGCCGGGATTCGGGGTGGGCCACTCTCGAATGGCCTCCCGGGACCACCGGGACCAAGTACGCCTCTCAGGCCGACGAACGCGCCGTTGATCTCTTGGCCTGGTACCAGGTCAAGATTCCGGGACTGGAGGCCAAAGCCGAAGAGGCCGAGGCCCGCATCGCCAGCCTCACGCCAGCCGACTTCGAGGTCATGGAGTGGGCAAAAGTGCCTGCTCCCCCCGAAGGGCCGGTCCGCCGGCTCGTCGAGCCCGACCCCTGGATGTTGAACCTTGGCTTCGGCCACGTCACCTGGTAGTCCCAGCCCCGTTCACCTTCATTGGTGGGCGGGGTTTGTTTCTTGTTATAAATAATGGGCCCTTGAGGAGAATAAAGAGGTGGCCGCCATTATCAGCACTCCGCGCTCCCTTCAGGATTAAGTTCTGAAGGTTTCTTTGGAGGTGACCATGGACCTGGAAGAGGAGCTCGAGAACGCCCTCAGCGCGGAGTGGAGGGCCTGGCAGTACTATTACGCTGCCAAGCGGGCTACCCCCCGCTGGAAAAAGAACTCCCCGTGGCTGAAAAAGGCCCGGGGTATTGCCCACGCGGCGAGCGGAAAAGTGGCCTGGTTGCGTAGCCAGGCCACTCGTTAATCCCCCTTCGGGGGGTTTGGTTCGGTGACGGAGGAGGGAGCCCAGGCGACTGGGCCTCCTCAATCTCCTAATCCCATGCAGAGCCGTACTGCATGGGTGAGCGTGAATCGCTCGACTCACAAGGGTAACCTTGGAGCAGTCGTAAACGGGGATGGAGGGCTTGTGGCCCTCTGTCTTTATGAGAGTCCCTCTGTCCTTAAATGGATTGGAGGGGCTCTTGTTTCTTCTTGATAAATAATCGTTGTGCCCTTGAGGGAAAATAGGTGGCGCGCCCTCTTCGAGGTGGCCCTGTTCCTCCCGTAGCCCGGCCCGCTTCGGCGGGCCTTTGTTTCCCCCAATAAATATGCCCTTCGGGAGTTCTATTCCTCGGAGGTGCAAGGATGTCACCAGAACAGAAGGCCCTGATTGACAGGGCCATCAAAGAGCCCTGGCTGGTTAGTAGAAACCAGCTCGAAGCCGTCCTGGATGTTGTCCAGGACGAAGTCTCCCAGAATAGTGTATGGGAGGCTCGCTACATAGCCGAAGATGTTGTTGTCCATGAAGGGCGGTGGCCTTCCAACGTGCCCATCCCCGACGGGGTGGACACGAAATGGCTCCAAGGGTAGCCTGGCCCGCTTCGGCGGGCCTTTGTTTCCTCAATAAATACTCACTCAACAAGTCGGCGCCACCTCTAATCCCCAATCATCTCTCAAGGGCAAATGTTTCTCCTTCGGAGTGTAGGTTCATGGAGAGTCTTACCGGACCAACTACATCCCAGTGTTGTACTGGAGTGTAGTGCCACATTCGCACGGCTGGTAAGACCGACCGGGAGTCAACATGTTCAACCTTTCCGTGTTCGTGAACAGCCTCGCCACCCTCACTATGGCTGAGGCGGAGCAGGCCCTCGACCGGGTCGCCGTGCAAGCGGGCGCTTGCTCCCCCGCCGAGTTCCAGCTCTTCCAGAAGGAGGCGCTGCGGCGCCAGCACGCCTGGGCGGTCGACGCCCAGGCTGCGTCCTTTCCCGCCTGGAGCGGGGAAGACTACCGCCTCTGGCGGAACGGGCTCGCGAAGGCCTGCCCCCCCTCCGACACCATCCACGGGGGCATCGTCAGCCCCCTGCCCGGCGAGCGCCTGGTCCATCGGACGTGCACCAACCGGACGGTCTACGCCGTTCTGGAAGGAGGCCTCCTCGTTATCGTTCGCGCCGAGCCCGAGAAGGGCTGGCTGAACGACGTCGTGGGTGGCCGCAAGGTCCAAACCGTGGTCGCCGTCCACGGGAAGGTCCTGGCCCTCGCGGGCGCTTTGGCCTCCGAGGCCTGGGTGGACAGGCTCGAGACCACCATCGCCGCCCACCGCGCCGCCGAAGCGGAGGGGCGGCATTCGTACGACTTGTGGCTCGCGCACTGCGCCGCCATGGCGGCGCAGGACGGCCTCGCTCAGGCAGACTGCGACTCCCTCGGCCTCGACTGGGAGGCCATCGTGGCCTTCCAGGCCCAGAGCGTTCGCCGGAAGGCGAACGTCAAGCGGGCCAAGGCGGCCTGCACCGCCTACGACCGCCAGGAGGAGGTCTTGGCCGGCCTCCTGGGCCGGCCCATGCCCCAGGCCCGCCGCTGAGCCTACGCCCCGCCCCATGTGGCGGGGCTTTGTTTCTCTTATAAATACTCACTCTAAGCGGCGCCAACTATTCCTTCCTCAAGGGCCTGTTTCCCCTTCGGGGTTTGTGTTCCTTGGAGAACCACCACTGACGAGTGCTGGTCACCTCTGCGGGGAAAGTGCGGCGCTCATAGAGTGCAGCTGCCCTCGCGAAGTCACCCGGTGGGATGTCCCGGCCGGCTTCGAAGAAAATGTTCCTGGCCTTGAGCAAGCCAGGTCCGCTAAGACCGAGCCCATTGGGTGAGGACGTCTTGCGTTAAAAAGTCTCCTTGAGCCCCCGGCATGTCGGGGGCTCTTGTTTCGTAAATAAATAGGGTGGCACGCTTCGTTGCATAGAAGCCGGGGGAGTTTAGTTCCCGATAAATAGTCACCCCACCCTTATCTCAAGGCCCTGTGCGTTCCTGGGTTACAATCCCCAGACCAGGCCTACTTCAACCTAACCCTTCGGGTTGGTGCGTTCCCTGAGTTACCACTCAGTTCGGTCGGCTCCGGGCCAGGCCTGTGGTGGCCTGGCCTGTGTGCAGCTTCGGCCCCATCCCTTCCTGGGTTTGACTGGAGGGGTTTGGCCCGAGCTTGACTGGCTGGGTTTACCTGGAGGGATAAATAGAGGGGCGGCCCTTACGCGGGTATGACTCCGCCGGCTTGACTGGCTGACGAATGGGCGCCACCCTATTCTTCCTCAAGGTAAATAAATAAACAAACAAATCCCTTCGGGACTTAAGTTCCCAAGGAGGTGTTCATGAACCAAAACACTTACCACTTGGTGGTCCCGGGACTCAAGTCCCGTACCGTTACCGGTTACAGGGGCCTGGCAATGATCCGGGCCTTCCTGTGCAAACCCCCGTACAGCCCCTCGATCATCTACGAGAGGCCGGAACTGGGAGGCTCCTGGGAGCCCTACGAGTCCCAGGGCGAGCAAGAGGAGGTGGACGCCATGGCCGCGTCCGTCTTCGAGGAGGATCCTCCCCACTTCGGGGTGTTCAGCCTCGAGGCCTTTCCCTGCTGCGTTCAGGCGGCGGAGGTCTGGGACATCTTCGCAGGAAGAGTCGAGCTGTTCTCCTTTCTTGGCCTCCCCCTGGAAGAGCTGGAGAAGATGAACCTGGTGTTTGAGATGTCCGGGAACTTGCCGGACACACCGGGATTCAGAAACCACGTCAAGCTCACAGTGAAGGGAGGCGAGCCCTACATCCTTCACTTTGGGTGGACAGAGCTGCCCCGGTGCTGAAGATCAACCTGTACTGAGAGACCGTCACCAAACCAGGTGGCGGTCTTATGTTTCTCTTGCGAGTTTACCTTGAGTGGAAATAGAAGGGGCCGCCTTACTCCGCACAAGCAGTCCTGTTCTTGGAAATAGGATAGTCATGAAAGAGCCGCGCCATCTATCTTTCTCTCAAGGACAATGCTATAAACAAACCCGGATCGGTTATTGGTTCCTCTCCCGGACTACTCCCGAGTTGGAGAACATCTGCACTGGAATACACAATAACCCAAATCTTTCATACCAACCTAACTGTCAAAACTATCAGACACCAATCCTACAATGCATGTATGGTGAACTGGAGATCCTTAGAGGGGATGAACCAGCACGAAACTCATTAGTGAAGGGTAGAGATAGATACTTAGGACCAGCAAAACTGGAATCGGACCCTGCAGATAAGACCTGCGGGGTATAAGTGTTTCTTGCATAAGAGAAAGAATAAAATAATCAGTCCTTCCGGACAGTGCTGTCACAAATCTGTCACCGAAATGATACTGAAATGTGAACCTGGAGAGGTTTAGGAACTGGGATTCGGGTGTCGTGAGAGGGTTCGCGCCACCTCTTTATGTCTCAAGGTCAATAAATACACTAACCCCCAGGGTCCCAACACCAACCAAAACTCTAAACCCGAGAAAAAACGGATTACCTATCAACCAAACAAGGTACTTCAACCCCCGGACCCCAGGGGTATAAATATTCAAACTAAACCAAACATAGTAACCAAACACATATACCTTGAGAGAGTTAGATGTTCAGACCTAAGTGAGAGTGTAGTGAGAGATAAGTGAGAAGTACGTGTGCGAGGGGTTAGTTGTTAATATTATATGTTTGTGGAGAGGACCAGGTATTATCCCATTGCAGTTTATCCCATTGCAGTTATCCCATTACAGTTTATCCCAGTTCCTTCCCCTTATCCCATTGCAGTCTTATCCCAGTTCCTTTCCAGGTATTATCCCATTGCAGTTCCATCCCACTCCTTCCCATTATCCCATTCCCATTCCAATTCTATTGGATTAGTTTATTAATAGGTGTTTGGTTTAGGTATGAGGAGGACAAGGTACCTCGAGAGAATAATAGGGTGGCCGCGCCTTCACGCACACAAACCGCGCCATCTCAAATCCTTCCTCAAGGTCACCGTTCTACACTTCGTGAGGTCAGTTCACAAGTAGGGAATACCTCCCTCATTATGGAGCATCCAATGTCCGACACCAAGGCCCCAGGGCCTGATTGGTCCCCTCCGACCTTCACGCCGTCCCACCGTCCGGCCAACATGCCCGACTGCGTGTGGAAGTTCATCGAATCCCACGTTGGGGCTGCTGGAGCAGCCCTGTTCGGTAGCTGGATCTACGGGTCCGGCGACTACAGTGGGCACAAGGAAACGAGCACCTGGTTCGAGGCCCTCTCCGAAGAGGACATTCTCGGCTTGGAGCAGCTCTGCCGAATCACCTTCTTCCAGGTTGCAAACGACCTGGAGAACTTCCTGCAGGGCCCCGATGAAGTCCCGGGAGAGTTCCGGGAGCAGTACGAGCTCAAGCTCTTGCTGGCGGAGCACGAAAAAGACCTCATCGGTTTCGAGCTGGACACGCTCGAAATCTGGCGGATGCTTAGGCAGCTGCCGTTCGACGGTGTCTATAAGAAGGAGCTGAGCAAGGCCCTGATTCGTCGGGGCATTCTGACCTCCCTGCAAGAGCCGCTCGATGCAGACGTCCAGGCGTTCAACGAGATCGTTGACGGCGAAGATCCAGAGTTCGAAGTCGTAGACGCATGGTAGTCCCAAGTCCCGTTAATCCTTCATTGGATTAGCGGGGCTTTGTTTCTTAATAAATGACCTCGAAAGGAAAAGTAGTGGCGACCCCCTTCAGGGGTTGGGTTCCGTGGAGGTATGCACATAAGTGGCGGCCTCTATTATTCTCACTCAAGGCTCGCAAGAGGTTCAAGTGGACCCAAAATCTCAGCTTGTCATCCTACAGCAACAAAAAGACCAGACAAGAGCGGAACTTGACGAGTACCGCTACTGGAGAGAAATCCGTCCAGGACAAGTAATGTTCGGAGAGGGCTTCCGTTTATTGAAAAACAATGACAAAGCTCTTGAAGCAATACAAAAGCTTCAAAAAGAGCACCCCGAACTCACCCTCGGGGCAGATCCGGAAGAAGACCTGATCCTGAACGAACTCCTAAAGAAGATTGATGAGGCCGTCGCAGGGCTTCCAGGAAGGTCTCCAGTCGTCGAGTACGATGATGACCCGTGGTATTACCCCGAAGGCATCTTCGATGAAGGACGCTTCGGCGTAGCTCTGCCAAGCAAAGAGCAAATAACTGCAATGCTATCCGCAAGATTCTTTCACGGCCCAACATACTGGAAAGCCTGCGAAGTGTTGCAAAACTGGAGAGCTGCGTTCTGTCAGCCCCTCGAAGAATGTATTACTTGGGCATACGGACCCAATCATTCAATCGAAGTAACGCCATCTGCAGAGACACATGCTGCGATTGTCAGTCTCCAACAGGCTGGCGAAAACTTCATGTCGACTCTCAAAGAAAATAGTAGAAAATGTATGCCTGAGTATAGGCGGGTAAAGCAAGACTACAGTCTACCCACCAAGCCAATCACCCCGCCAAAAGAGCCAACCTACTCTAACTGGTAGCGCAAGAAGCGCGGCCCTTCTTTCTTCCTCAAGGTCAAACCCAATCGCAAGGGCTGGCTTAAAGCCAGCCTGTCCGTGTTTGTCCCATTACTGCCCCTCCCCGGGACCGTGTCCTTACCCTTTGGCCCTTCGGGCCTTGGGTTCTTTGGAGGCAGCCAGGAGCGAACCTGAATAGGTTTAGCACCGTCCCTCCACTGCCTGGACCAGAGAATAACTCTCTGGTCATGCCAAATCCCGCGGCCTCTAACATAACGCCGTTAAGGAGGCGGTCAGCCAATGCTGTAAACATTCGCTGTCGCAAACGCTCACTAAAGCGCCGGCTCTCGACCTACCGGGACGCTAAAGTGAGAGCATCACAAAAAATGTTCCGTTGAAAAAAGGGGCCCCGTCAACGCGAGTTGGCGGGGCTTCTTTACCCTCCACAAAAGAGAACTGCAATGCAAAAACAAACCAAAGAGACCATGCTGGCGGCGGCACTCTTCAGTATTCTCGGGATTGTTGATATAGCAATCCTGGATGGATACAGCCAGTGGGAATCCTTGGGCTGCACCATCTTTATCGGCAGCGTCTATATGCTGCTGCCGCAGCTCAACTTCTGGGCAACCGCCTTCGCCGGCCTGGCCGCGTACCTCACATATTGGACTGCAATCGCTTTCACAGTGAAAATGGCAGGTTTCCAGTAATGTTGCAAGACTTCGTAGTGTACATGGTGGGCCCAGCAGCGCTGACAGCGGCAGCGTTGTGGGTCTTCTACCCATGGTACGCCCGCTAATCAGCCAAATGAACCCAAGACCCTATCAACAATCGTTGGTGGGGTCTGTTTCACCAGAAGGAAAGTCATGAAACCCTTTGAACCCAGGCTTTACGAAGCCCCAAAGCCAAAGTTCGGCGCCAGTAACATTACTGGCTACATTCTCACCGCAGCACTGATCCTCGGCCTCGTTGCCTGGATCTGGTTCCTTATCGAAGGAGGCGACCCATATTCATGCCCTCCCGGTACCAAGACAGTCACTGGGATTAGTGGCGGATATTACACCCATCTGTGTATTGAAGGTTAGGATATGCCACTCGAACGCTACGAGGACTTGCCCGTAAAGTGGCACTTCGACAACTACAGCGTAATGCGAGATGACGGCCTTATTGGAAAAATCGCAACCAATCAAGAATACGAGGTTTCGGTTCGTATTGCAGACTCGGTCGTCTGGAGCACTCCGGAGCGCTGGCGCTTCTCTACCATCACAGCAGAAGACCGAAGCCGAGTTATCGTGCTTGTCCTTATTGACGTTCTCACAAGTGCCAAGCGCACCAAAAAGCGCTTGTGTAAAGCACTGACCAAGAACTTTCCAGAAGGAAAGCAGCGGCAAGCACTTATTCAACTTATTGAAACCGGCCACACCTACAACCTCAACTTGTCCCAAGAAGAGTTTAAATTGGCCGCATCAATCTTCACGAGGTAAGCATGGCAACCGCCCAAAACGAAGACGTCACACACAGAATCACGGGCGGCACTATCTTCGCCCAAGCCAATGCCGAAAACGTAGTAGATGCTATTGTAGCTCTGGGCCTTCACTACCAAGAGTGGAAAATCAAAAAGACTGGTGTTAACACCTTTACCTGCCATGTCTCCCGAGAGGGAGATATCATGACTATGCTCGAAGCGAAATACCACTGTAGAGGGAAAAGGTATGCTGACGATCCAGTATACCCGACAATCTCAGTCCACCCAAAACTCTTCAGGTTCCTGTAAGGAGGCGGAATGGCAATCGCAAACCAGAATGGAAATGGCACGCTGAGTGGCGGCCCCATCACTATCCAGGCAAATGCTGAAAATGTGGTCAAGCAAATGCTGGCTCGAGGGAAAGCCTATCCAGACTGGAATATCTCACAAGTAACCGCAGTATCGTTTAAGTTCAACTCAGCCCATGAAGAAGAAATACGAAAAATCCTGAAAGAAGTATACCACTGCAACGTTAAATGGGAGTTTCAAAATAGCAAATCAAGCGTGATGACGATCCTTCCAGTCACCTTCCGATTCGAGTAATGCCAGAACCATATAAGTGGGTGCCGTTAGAAGACGGTACCACACACATCAACATCTACACCAAGGGCCAAACCACCCTGGGTAGATGGCTCTCCAACCTCGCAGAGATTCCCGTCGAAATCGACGGAGTAAAGTTCCGCAGTATGGAGAACTATTGGTTCTGGCTCCAAGCATCCGACGAAGCAAAGCCAAAGCTCGTAAGATGCACCCCTTGGGATGCTAAGAACTACTTCAAGGCCAACCCAAGTGACCGTGTTCGCCATATCACTGACGAACCCTGCTTGGAACTATTCAAACACGCCATGAAGCTGAAGCTATTCCAGCACCCAGCAATGGCAAAAGTATTCGCCGAATCTACGCTCCCACTCACGCACTATTACCAATACGGCGGTAAACCAGTCCATGCTGGCTACGAATGGATCGTAGAGCATTGGGAAAGTATTAGAAGCAACCCCAAGTTCCAAAAGTGGATCCAAGAGGAGAGCAGATGAGCTTCCAAGCAGCAATCGACAACGGGCTTATCAGCCCGATCTCACTACAAGAGATTCAAGACACCGAAAAAGAATGGAAAGGATACGGAAACTCAGAAGTCCTGGGAGTCGTAACAGACTCTCAAATGTCAGCTATCCCATTCTGGTGTCTGCTTAGGCCCGTATTCGACAAAGAACGCATGCTGATCTGTCTGGATGGCCAACGCCCAAGCCACTTTACAAGCTACTTCGCCTGGCAAAATATCATCCAGCTCTGGGACATCCGAAAGGTCCAAACCCAAAAGATGCCTGAAGAAAAAGTCGAAGCCATATTGGGGCGCGAATATCTTCAAGCTATTGGAGCACGCGGAGAGAAAGTCACTGAACAAAGTGGCGCAAATGTCGGAATCAACATTGCTGCTCCCCAATATAAAGTAAACGCCATGGGAGTGCGAATCCACTGCGGGTGGGACTACATCCCACAACGAGGAAGTTACGGTAACCCCCAAAACACAAAGCCATCGACAGACAAGTCCAAAAAGCCAACAATGGAGCTGATGCTGCTGCCCAACGCAGCAGACTATGCGCCTCCTGCAATCAAGCCTCAGATGCGTATGGAACAGCATATTAAGGCACAGCAGCGTATTGACCGTATGTCCTATGAGGAACTGAACCGATTCCTCATCAACTACCCTTAGCCTACTCTCAAGGTAAAAATAAAGAAGGCAAACTGATCCCCACGACACGCTATCTCGTAGACAAGCGCGGCTGAGGAATAGCCCACCCCCTTCGGGGGGGTGGGTTCGCCAGGAGGTCGCATGTACAAAATCGAAACCCGGCTATGGGAGGAAGTGCTTCGATCGCGCCACCCGATCGAAGCAAAGCAGTCACCGGCTCTACTCAAAACAGCCGCAAGGCTCATTGCGATGAGCAAGTTCAAGCGGCAGCAAGTGAAAGCCGCTCCCAAAACCCTCAGCCAGCGTATCAAGCTGGCAATCAAACTCCTGCTCGGAGGTGAATAATGGAACTGCAACGACCCAACATGCCGTACTGCCACCAATGCGGTTACCTTGAACAAGGCGCGGCAGGGGAGCAGTGCCCCGAATGCGGCGCCACCATCCCCGAAGTCTCCGACCTGGAACTCGCGTGCCTCTGGGCCAAGACTGCCCGCTGGGGCACCCAAGACGGCAAGCCCAAGGTGCTCATGATCACTGATGCAGAGCGTCAGTGGCAAGCAGATCTTGAAGCAGCAATGGCAGCCAACTGCCTCGAAGACGTTCCCTTCTAACAAGACAAGGTGTATCATGGCCCGTAGGAAAGAAAAGAAAAAGTACGCCGGCCACTGCTGGCGGTGGTGGGTCCGCCAGCTACGCAAAGACTGGCTTGGATTCCAAGCGAGCAAGCGTATCGTCTCGTTCTGCCTGGCCACCAAAAAGAACGACTACAACTTCCTGCTGATTGACGCAGCGTACCGTCGCTGGGGCAAAAAGGCCGCGGACGAACTGTACGACACGCTCAGCTGGTAGCACATGGCCCCCGAAAGGGGGCCTTTCGTTTACCCGCCGCTTCGCGGCTTCTATTCGGTAGAACATGCAGTTCTACTATTCCTCGAGGTATAACTATGCAAATCGTTATTGGTGGTCGTCAGCAGAGTCCCAAGCAGATCGTTACCGTTTCGGGGCTGTCCATCAAAGAGGCTGCGCTCCTCGCCGCCATCTCGTCCGACAAAGAAGCCGGACTGATCGCACGGGGATTGCTTGCAATCCAAGAGATGTTCCTCTCGCCCATCAAGGTGTTGGGAGTCGGTGCGACCCTGCACCTGGACAACACCGAAAAACAAAACGTTGACGCGATTCTTTCCGTCAACGGCACCATCGTATGCTTCGAGATCAAAAGGATCGCCGAAAACCACAAAACCAAGAACGTCAAAGAAAAGAAGCTCTGCAACCAAGCAGAGCATGGCCGCCAGATGTTCCTTGAAAGTGGCATCAAGGCCCAGAAGCTGATGGCCGCCGTAGACGGCGAGACCATGCGCGTCTCTATCAACAACGAGGTGTGGTACAAGCTGGCCTGTCCAAAGGTCAACTTCACTTCCCTCATCCAGACCACCAGCGTCAAGGTTTGTCCTTGAACAGGAAGAGCAGCCAATGCTCATCATCTTCCTTACCGGCCTGTTCGCGTGGGCAGCGTTCTTCTGGTACAGCCTCGTGGCTGTCATCAAAGAGCCCACCTTCACCAACCTCATTGTGCTGGGAGTAGCAGCACTCTTCCTTGTCCTTATCCTGCTGGACTACTCGCCAGCAGACTTGTGTGAGGTGCTCTAATGGCACGCAAACGCCAACCGATCACGCCCGACGAACGGGCCGCTCTTATCCAGGAGCAATACGGCGGCAAAGACGATTCCTGGAGGCTCCAGAAAGTTTGTGCGGCGCAGAACGCCGCGCAACAGGACGAACAACGCAAAGCCATTCAGGCCAACGTCGTTCGCCGCCCCAAGGGGTTCCTCGTCTCGGCACAGGGAGCGGGTTCTGGCTGGGGAATGCGGAAGTAAGCTCAACCTCAGCAGTACGGGCGACGCCAACAGGGCGTCGCCCTTTGTTTTCCGCGGAGGTGTGCATGCCATTCATCGAGGTAGCCAACATCACCCAAACAGGTGCTGACATCGAAGTCAACACAGTCAACTGTGTTGGCGTCATGGGCGCAGGACTGGCTAAGTTCTACAAAGAACACTATCCAGATATGTTCCAGCTCTATCGCCGAGACTGTAAGGCTGGGAAGTATAAGCCTGGCGACGTAGTCATCTATGCGGTTTGTGGAAGATACATCGCCAACGCCGCTACAAAGCGGCACTGGAAGTACCCGTCCCAAAAAGAATGGGTCGTAAAAGCCCTTCAAACCTTAAGAGAGCGAAGTGACAAGGCGTTTCAACTTAAGCTCGCCTCTTCAATCTCTATCCCACCAATGGGTTGCGGATTGGGTGGATTAGACTACGGGGAAATCAAACAAGAGATTATCAAAATCTTCCAAGACTCACCTCTCACGGTCTACCTCCTTCGATAAGCCAAGGCTGACTTCGTCAGCCTTGGCCTGCGCCTTCGGCGCTTTGGTTCCGTGAGGGGTTGTCCCTCATTGCGCAAAAAAAATACCGGGGCCTTCGCGCCCCCCACGGGTTACACCATGTCCAAGACCAACACCCCCAAGCCGAACGTCAACTTCACCCGGATCATGCTCCCCCTCCTGACCGCGCTCGCCGCCCACGACAGCGTGGTCGAGCAGGCGGCCTCGGCCGCGGAGCCGACGTTCAAGAACCTCGAGCTGACCGCGAACGCGGCCAAAGCGGTCATCGACGCCAAGCAGGCGGAGATCGACGCCCTCAACGAGGGCCGGAACGAGAAGTACCAGCAGCTGAAGGGGCTCGGCACGAGCAAGGCCGAGGCGACCGTCGCGAAGACCCTGCAGAGCGAGCTCGACAAGCTCGACACCGAGCGGGCCAAGCTGATCGAGCAGATCCAGCAGCTCCGGGCGGACTTCCGCCCGCACCGGGAGAACATGAACTTCATCTCGGCGATCCGGAAGGGGGTGCTCCCCACCGGCCCCGACGGCAAGGCCGTCAAGTACCGGGGCGACAACGCCGTGGTCCGGGCCGCCGGGGACGCCATCTACCAGGCCCGCGCCACCCTCTACACGGCCCTCACCGGCCGCAACGGGGCGCTCATGCCCACGATCGAGGTGCTTGGCAAGCCCCGGCTCTCCGGGGTCGCCGAGCTCATGCGTCAACCCGACGGCAGCTACGCCGTGCCCACCGGCAAGGCGGGCGATGACCTCCTGGCGTTCTGGTCGCGCATCAGCGACCTGGGCGTCAACGTGCGCAGCTCGAACAACCCGGAGCGGGTCCAGGTGGGGAGCATCCTCGGTGCGGCCATCTCCACCCGCGCGGCCAAGGCCAAGATCGAGGCTGCGGCCAGCGCCGCCAGCACGCAGGCGTCCTGATGGAGCGCCCCTCTGAGCAGGTGTCCCTCTCGGGGGGCACTCTGGCAACGCTCAAGGCCGCACTTGGCCTGGGACTGATCGCAGGCGTCATCTACGCCTGGGGCATCGATTGGATGATCGAAATCGCGATGTATGTCGTGATGCCGGTCCTGTTGCTGGGCGTGGCGCTCGGGCTCATCAGCTCGGCGTCGATTGACACCTACAAGCTCGCCTTCATCGAGTGGGCCCGTCGCAAGGGCCGCACCGATGGGGCGGCTGCCGCAGCCGCGCAGTAGTCCCCGACCCCCTCTCACGCAAGTGGGAGGGGGTTTGTTTCGTGCGCCTTCGGCGCGTTAGTTCCGTGGAGGAATAAGTCCTTCGAAAGAAAAAAGAGAGGGGTCAGCCCTCAAAACGAGGGGCCAGCAACCCCCTCAAAGGCAAAGAAAATGAGCCTCACCAAGACCGAAGCCGTGACCGCCATCCGCGAAGTTGGCGCCACCACCATCCCCGTCGAGGGACCGCAGCCTGCCACGCTGCTGTCGTTGCTCGGCGCTCGAATCGAGAACCGCAACGGCGGTGACCTCCTCGGCTACCGCTACGGCGCCGACGGCATCCCCAAGGCCGCCGCTGCGCGGGCCGCAAACGTCTTCTGCTGGCTCCTCACGCAGAAGCTCAACCTCGGCTCGGTCCAGCGGGACCAGCCGGCGCGGGAGAACCAGCCCGCCCGCAAGGTCGTGGGCATGGCCCTCAACGCCCAGACCAGCGTCAACCCGACGGGCCGCGGCTCGCTCGGCGACACCGTCATCTGGCTCAACGGCCCGAACGCCGTCGTCATCGCCCAGGCCTTCGACGAGGTCCTGTCCGAGCGGCGGCCCAAGGCCAGCACCGCGGGCACCACGGAGGCCACCCCCCAGAGCCGCATCATGGGGGCCGCCAACATGGAGAGCTTGGCCACCATCATGGCCGACCTCAACATGAGCGAGGCGCTGATCCTGGAGCTGGACGACACCGTGCAAGCGGCCCCTGAGGGGGCGCGTCGGGGCCTGGCGTTCCGCAACGCCCGGTCCAAGGCGTTCGACGCCTTCGTGCTCGGCGGTGTCCCCACGAGCACCCCCGCGCCGACCCAGACCAGCACGGCGAAGCACGAAGAGGTCACGGCCCCCGACGCCAACGCCGACGAAATCCCCTTCTAAGGGGAGCTGCCCCTCTATCTCCCTAAAAAAGAGGTAGAGGGGCCTTCTTTCGTGAACGCCTTCATCGTTCTCATCTCCCTAACGGCTTTCACCGCCGTATATGTCCCATGCCAGATTCTGTGGGATTGGGCACATCCAACAGATGCAGAACTATTCCCAAAGCCAGTTCGAGCCACAGCACCACTTAAAACGGCGCCTACTTCTATTCCTCAAGGACCAACACCAAACCCAGCATTGGTCCTACCACTTCTAACACTAATACTAATCTCAATGGGATGTCTCATTGCGATGGCAGGAGAGTTTATTGTCTCGCTCTAAACTATTCTGGTGCAGACAAGGTGAATCGCCTCACCTCCTCTCGGAATCCACAACCATAGAACAACTCCAGGAACTTCCAGGAGCTACATACCTGGTCGACAAAAACGGACTAATCCAAAAAGTCCTTACTTGCAACGACGAAGAAGGCTTCAATGCAATCTCAGACCTCATCGCCAAAGTCTGGGACCTAAACCTCAAAGCAGCGTTGCTCGACCAACTCGAAGCAGCGCTGCAGGGAGTGTGAGTAATGGTGGACTTCGATTACATGACGCGTCTCTCGCGGCACCACAAAGCTCTGACCTTCGTCGGGTCAGAGCCAATCCTCACCGAAGAGGAAGAGACTGCGGTCCTGGAGGAAATAAAGAGCCTAAAGCTCGGCACTTCTCCCAGCTTCCTCGGCGACTTCCGGTTCACCGCTTTCGGCGAAGGATATGGTAGGGGCCGCAAGTCCCCACCCGCGATTCGTGTAGCGGGCATTCGTATGAAAGAATGGATTGAAGCGCTCTTGGGTCACGAACAAAGGTTCAACTGCCTCTTCGTCCAGGTATACAGACCTGGCGCAGAAGTTGGACGGCACAAAGACCCCAAATCCAACAAGGGGCAAACCGTCATTCTTCCTCTCGGTGACTTCACCGAAGGAAAACTCCGCGTTCACCTGGAAGAAATCCCATACCAACGCCGAGTACCCATCTCAATACCCTGCACCACCCTCTTCGAGGGAAAAGAAGAGCAGGGGCCAAGCCACTACGCCTGGCACAGAAGGGGAACCAGGGTGTCCATCATCCTGAACACCATCGTGTAGGCGAAACGAGGGGCCGAACTCCGGGTGGGGTATCGGCCCCTCCACCCCAAGAAACAGGCGTCGGGTTTGACTGGAGCCCGCTGCAAGCGGGCTACTAAGCCGGAGCAAAAACGAAACGCAAGACTTTCGAAGAATTCTCACTTCTTTTCATACTTGTATTAGCTGCAATCTTCTATTACCAAAACCTAACTAATAAACCAATACGAGTTCCTAAGGTCCCTTATCCTTGGGAGTACATTGGTCTCGACAGTTCTAGGCGTCAATGTTGGCGGCTCAAAGATTGTCAAAGTAAAGAATGCTTAACCGTGTGTAGGTGAACAGTGTCAACTGACCTTCAGAGACCTCCGCCCCTGAGAGAATATCACCTCAAGTGCCTGCTCCCCTCAGCCGGACTTGCATTCGTCAGTGGTAATCTCGATATTGCTTGGGTACATTTCAACAACAAGCAGACTCGTTATGGAGCTCTTTTGGTTTATGAAAACCCAATCATCTTTTCAGAAGAAGAAATCACTACTATGCAAAGTAATTTTCGCAGTACGATTTTCATGAACACAACAGAACCTATGGCATTCCGATACATCCTTGAGATGGGCACTGAACCTTTGCGTTATTTCCGAAATCTTGAAGAGCTTGAAAAATACTTTAAGCTAGACACGCTTGAGATTCCGATTGATTTCGATTGCCCAGAGGGAAGAGTCTCCCTTGTCGAGCAAGACCAGATTCTCCAAATGATCAAGCGCCTCGTGGAAAGAAAGTGAGCCAAGGTTCTCAGCAAACCGTGCTTGTTGCCTCTCAAGATATTCCTTTCGTTTACGATGCCGGACAAGGCCAGTGGAGCTGCACCGATGAGAGGATCGCTCTGAAGTTTTGTATTACCTACGTTCCTGAATCATCCGGAGCTTTGTACCGCAGGGGTGAGCTTAACCTGGAGAATCCTTATTCTCGGAAGCTCAACACTCAGTTGGGATACATCTACAAATTCAGGGACTGGATTCATGACGGCCCAACGTACTTCTATTTTTGGAATGCCATCGGCTACGAAAGTATTGCTCCTCGTGGCACTTTCAAGCAAAAAGTTTCTTACCAGAGACCAAGATTCAAGTACTGCCTTGAGCGACCAGGACATCTTCCTCGGTACTTCCGGGACTGGAAAGAATTAGAAGACTACTTCATGGACGAAACTGATGACAGTCCTATTGATTTCTTCGAGTGGTACCCAGACGATAAGAACGCTTTTCCGTTCTATGAAGAGCGTGAGGAATTGGCACTTCTTATCGAGGCCCTTAAAAGCCATGACCGATAAAAGAGAAGATCCAGTTTATGTCTTTGCTGCGCAAGTATTGTCTTCTATCTATCATGGCTCCGAGAAAGTCCCGACTCCGGAGGAGTTGACGCACGGTAATATCTGCTTTGCTTTGGATAAATTGGACGGACATTTGAACCGTTCACATTCCCAAGAAGAAACTCAAAAGCTATTGATTGAAGCACAAGCCGAAATCGCGGATCTTAAAACCTTAGCCGATCCAGATATCTGTAGCGTCTCCATTTCAACAGATTATTCAGTTCAGGTGCTCTGCGAAGCCCTAAAGATTTCACCTGAAGAGGCCTCGTCGATGGCAACGAAGATTTACAATGAACTTCGAAAGCTAGCCATTAACCGTCTCAATAGGAGAAAGCGTGCAAAACCTTGAAAGCCAGTACATTGAGAATATGCGAGCTCTTGCGGGAACTATGCATGCTCTCCTCTATGTTTGCTATGGGAAAGTCCTAAACCGAAGCAATTGGACAGAAGCCTCACAGGCTCTGGACACTAGATTCGAACAACTACATTCGCCAAACGAATATCCAAAGCTTATCGAAGAGCTGAAGATTGTTATCAATGAAAGCAAAAGACTGCCTCCAGGTTTCAACTATGAGACCATCAGATCTAAACTTCTTGATTTCGTGGATCTGCTCCAAAGTGGATTTGACAGCTACAATCAACTTAATAGTGAAGACCGTTACACTAAAATGTTGGCCGAGACAGAGTTTTGGCTGTTTACTTTTAACGCATTTGAAGCCGCATGGGATAAGGACACTCAAGCAAAATATACCTATTACAGAACCCATGCTAAAGCTGCTCTTCGAAGCAGAGAAGGAACAAGTATATTCCACGGACATTTGATTAAATGTTCTAACGTTAACATTTTGGAGCCAGAACGTACTGCCTTCCTACTACAACACGGCATTGACATCAGAGCCAAAAAGCTTAGTGTGCGTCTTGTGGAATACATGGAAGCTATGTGGCCCGAAGAACAGAAAGGCACAACTGCTGAGATGATTCAAGGGAACCCACCGCTTCCTCAAGGTATTTTTCCTGAACAACCCGCAGTGAAGAAAGATCCAATCCGAATCGATTGGACAAAGAGAGGTTGGTAGTGCTCACCAAGAAAGAGCAGAAGATCTGTGATTTGCTTCTTGTTTGTATGAAGCAGTGCAAAGAAGGAAACTTCGATGCTGCTGTTTATACTGCGGTAAATGCTGCAGCTCATGCTTATGAGATTCATCCAAGTAACCAAAGCAATCATCTTAGGTATACGTTTGAGTGTGCCCATCGAAATGCCATCTTGGCATTTCCAAGAGTAGCTGAAGATTTTGTCAACGAAAAAACCAACTTAGAACTAGTCTTCAGTTGCGCCTTGAGGCCACACCCAAATTTCCCTAAGCAGATGAGTTATGGTACCGCTACTATGATGGAAGCCTATCAGTGGGCACTTCAGAATCCCTGA